AGGATCGTATCTTAGAGAAAAGTTCAGTCGTCTATTCCGACGGCTTATTGCGCATTTTCATTGAGGCTCTTTCCAATTCCATTGATAATGTCTGGCGTTCGCGTCAAGCCGGTCTGCGCCCTTCCAAGATCCGTGTGACAATCGATCCTTTAACAGGGGAAACCTCTCTCTGGAACGACGGTCTGCACATTCCCGTCGAAATGCATGTAGAGGAAAAAATCTACAATCCAGAGTTAATCTTTGGTCATCTATTGTCCGGTAGCAACCTCGATGATACCGAGGCAAGACTCAGCTCTGGAAGGAACGGTCTGGGGATCAAACTGCTCAATGTGTTTTCGACCGAATTTCACGTCGAGTGTGCCGATCCTGTCCAACGGAAAATCTATCGTCAGTCCTGGTATGACAATATGCGTCGTATGGAACCTCCGACGCTTCGCGTATATTCTCTCAAGACCGGCTATACCTGCATCCGTTGGAAACCCGACCTGGAGAAATTTGAGATGCCCCAACGAGTGTATGATGAGACCATCCTCTCACTCTATGAAAAATATTGCATGGACGCGGCCATGATTACCGGGATTGCCGTTTCCTTTAATGAAAAGAAATTTCATTTCAAAAATTTTCTCGATTATGTTCGTCTATACGCTTCCCCTTCCTCCGAATCAACAGAGCATGGACTATCTACGGACACGGACACGGATCCGGATGCACCGCCATCACCCTCACTACCAGCCTCACCTGTGCTCCATGCCGTTTCCTTTACCAGCGACATTGATGGAACTGATAATGCCTACAAGACCCAATATGTGATCTTGGAGAGTCCCACACAAGAATACAAGGAAATCGGATTTATCAATGGCATTCATACGCGAGATGGAGGTGTACATCTCGATTCGATTTCTTCCGAGCTGTGGAAATCCCTGATTCCTCGTTTTACCAAGAGCGGTGCTGGGGGCAGTGTCAGTGCCAAAGATCTCAAACCCCATTTCATGATCTTTGTCAACGCCTGGGCACCCAATCCCGAATTCAGCAGTCAGAGCAAAACCAAGCTTCTCGCACCCGTCATTCCCGTCTCTCTTGAAACCCGGCATATCACTCAGATCATGCGCTGGCCCTTTGTCGAAAAGATCAATGATCTGTTGCGCAGCAAGGAACTCCTCTCTCTGAAAAAAACCGAGAAAAAGTCACGTGGGTTTAAGCGCATTGAGGGTCTGGATCACGCCAATCTCGCGGGCGGTAAGAATGCCCGTCACTGCACACTCATTCTATGTGAGGGACTCTCCGCCAAGACCTATGCCGTCAAGGGTATCAATGTCGGATGGGACGGACGCAAGGGACGTGATTACTACGGCATCTATGCCCTCCGCGGAAAACTATTAAACGTCCGCAATGCCACCGTTGCCTCCATCTCCAACAACCGTGAGATCACCGATATCATCCAGGCACTGGGTCTGCGCTACGATGCCGATTATTCTAATGAAGAGGCGCTCAAGACACTGCAATATGGTCGAGTCATGATCCTTACCGATGCCGATGAAGATGGACATCATATCTGCTCGCTGATTGTCAATCTCTTTCACAAGCTCTTCCCCTCTCTTTTGCGCTCCATTGATCATCCCCCCTTCCTATGGCTCATGATGACGCCCATCGCCAGGATCTTTTACTCCCCCTCTCGTCAGGATTGTTTTTATAACGATCATGATTACCGTCGAGCATTGGAAGATCCATCTTTTTCTAAACAGAAAATCAAGTACTACAAGGGACTTGGAACATCATCGGACGCCGAGATCCGTGAAACGTTTGGACAAAAGGTCGTGTCTCTTGTCACTGATGAGCGGTGTGATAATACCATGGATATGGCTTTCCATAAGATGTTGTCCCAGGATCGCAAGGAATGGCTTGCGCGGTATGATCCCGCGGCCTACACCGTCCCCGGGTCCAACTATCTCATCTCCGAGTATGTGAATCAAGAACTGATCAAGTTCAGTATCGAGGATTGTAGTCGAAGCATTCCCAATCTCTTTGACGGGCTCAAGAAATCACAGCGCAAGATCTTGTATTCCGTGTTCAAGCGACGCCTAAATTACGAGGGAAAGAGCATGAAGGTCGCCCAGCTGGCCGGATACTGTGCCGAGACGTCCAACTATCATCACGGTGAGCAGTGTCTTTTTGACACCATTGTCCGCATGTCTCAAGATTTCCCGGGATCCAACAATGTCCCGTACTTTGAGAAAGACGGCCAGTTTGGATCGCTTGCCTACGGAGGCAAGGACGCCGCCAATGCCAGGTACATTTTTACTAAATGTGCCGCGTTGACGCGCCTACTCTTTCCTGAAGAAGATGATGCCCTGTTGACCTACACCTATGATGACGGGGATCGCGTCGAGCCTGATTATTATCTACCCATCCTCCCAACGATCTTGGGAAATGGATGCACCGCGGGTATTGGTACTGGATGGTCGTGCTCGGTGCCGTGTCACGATTTCTTGCAACTCGCAGACAAGGTTCAGAAATGGCTTGTTTCTGGGGAGGAAGAGGTGGATCTACTTCCTTCTTATCGCGGATACAAGGGTAAGATTGAAAAATTGGATAAGAACAAGTATCAGAGCACAGGAATCATGGAAGAGGTGCGTCAGGGACGTGGTGCCGGAAAGCTCGTTTACAAGATCACGTGTCTGCCGATCGGGACATGGACGAATAAGTACAAGGAGGATCTCGAGACGATGATGGAGCAAAAGAAGCTCAAATCCATCAAAAATTACTCGACGCCAGATACCGTGCATTTCGAGCTGGAGGCTTCGGAGGATTTTAAACCAACGATCGATAATATGAAGCTTCGTTCTCCCATCTCGAGCACCAACATGGTTCTTTTTACAGACTCGCACCGATTACAACGGTATGATGCCATCCGTGACATCTTTGAGGTATTCTGTGAGGCGCGCTTGGCGCTTTACGGTGTGCGTAAGAAGGCGCGTATCCAGCGATTAGAAATCCAGCTCGTCGTCGAACAGAACAAGAAACGATTCTTGGAAGAAGTGGATGGAGACATTCTTCGCGTTTTTCGTGTGCGAGAAGAAGAGATTTTAAGACAGCTCGTACAGCGTGATTATACTCCCGATCCACGGAAGGAAACGGATGCCGATGATCACGATTCAAATGAAAGCACGAGTGCAAGTGCCTATCGGTATTTGTTGCAGATACCCATCAAAGATGTATCCTTGGAAAAGATGGAGGTGCTGGCACAAAGGATTGCCCGGCTGGAAGAAGATCTGACACGAGCGAAAGAGATGACCGAGAAAGAGATGTGGATTGTCGATCTGGAACAATTTACGACGGCGTACAAGAAGGTGTACGCGTACGCGTCTTCTTTGACGACGACAACGGCTCCTTCCTAAAAGGATCAAGACCCAAATAGCGGAGAAGAGCAAATCCCAAGGCGTAACGTCCGTGCATGATGTAAGGATACATTTCCTATAACATTGTTCTTTTCTTAATTTTTATTAAAATGCGCCCATGACATTTTAATTTTTTTTTAAATCACAAAAAGAAAAAAAATAATACGAATGCATCCAATGCATCCTCTTCGTCGTCATTTATTAGCTGTTTTAATAGGGACACACCGACGTGATGAAAGTATCATGGAGAATCTGCATCGTATGACAAGATCCCTTACAGCACTGCAACGCGTGGAATTCTTACAAAATTTACTTGCTTTGATTGAATATATCCTGTCTGCTTTTTCGCGTCACGAGGAGGTACCTAACTTTCATCCTCGTGATCAAGAGATTTTTGAGACCATCCGTATGGAAATACATACATTATTACAATCATCAGAGATAGATATCCTTTTGGAAAAATTAAAGGATTTGGATCCCGAGTGGGAAGAAAAAATTACTCCCGAGGAAAGAGACATCTTGAAAACTTTTTCATGCTCCATTACTCATGAGCTTTTCCGTGATCCCGTCACACTCGTACAGAGCGGAATGAATTATCAGCGCCGGGCCCTCCAATCTCATTTCAAAACAGGTAGAATGACCTGCCCCCTGACCGGAACGGAAATTCCCAGATCCACTGTTCAGTCTATATCACAATCCAGAAAACACAAAACAAATGTTCTTATCCGCAATCAAACTCTTCGTCATGTCACACAAATTCGAGATCGTCTGTTGTCTTTGAGACATCGACGATTAGAGCAACTCGGAGCGACACAAGAACAGATCCAGTTGTTAAGTGATGTTTCTCTCAAGGATTTGGAAGAAGAATTGCGAAAAGTAAAAAGACAAAAAAGAGCCCTGGCGGCTCAAAAACGTCGATTCGATACAGACAAATAATTTGGGCAAATATTGTTAAAAATGGAATTAATAAAAAAAGAGGAGAACTTTGGAGAAATTATGGCCTATTTCAAAAACGTTCAGATCGTTCCCGTACAGGCCCTTTTCCAGGACCAGACCTCAACCAAACCCCTTCATTTTCTCAACACCGAGAACGCCTCTGTCCAGCCAAGGGCCATCGATTATGTCAAGACACCTCGTGGTCATTATGCCAGTCTCGATCCTCGTACTATGGACTCTGCACGCAATAAGAGACTTGAGCTGGATATTCCTCCCCGTGTGTCCCAGGGTACACAGCCCCTCGACATGCCGGTGGCGGGATCCAGTGGGAACAGGACCGGGTTTTACAAAGATTATGGGGAAATTACCGGAGGAGATGTCTTGTACTACACCGATCTTTTCTTTGGTCCGCCGTACGGTCGCGTCAATTTCTCCTCCCCGGCGTATGTCATTCCAAAAATCCTTAAAGATCCCATGGGGTCAATAAAACCTTACTACGACCGCATCCCCATCAATCAAAAGAACAATAGCACGTTTGATTATTCTTTTCTACGGGACAGCCAGTTCCAGAGAGAAGATATCAGTGCGCTACAGCGTTCTGGTAACCTGCGAAAGAGCTCTCGACCCTATTTTTTCTTTCAGGATCCCGAGAAATACTATCCGTCCTACCATTACAAGGGAACGGACAATACGCCGTGGACCCATCTTACATAACCATGGAATTCACAGTCATGAGAAAATAAAAAAGATTTTTATTTTCATCCACAATAAATGGAACAACGAAAGTCCTGTTATCCGACATTAAATAATATCCATATTGAACCCCCGCAGGCTTTTAAACATCCTGTTTATATTTTACGTAATGATCAAGCCAGCATTCAACAAAAGGCCATCGACTTTGTCCCTACGACGGCTCCTCATCGACCGTTTCAATCCGAGCCCTCTACCTCCTTGGATCCCAGGCTCTTTGATTCCCCACGCTCTCAGCGTCTCGTACTGGACGTTCCCCCCTGGCAGACTCAAGGTACCCAGCCCCTGACGGATGTCTACACCAATTCGGTGAACCATACCGGGTTCTTTCCCGAATACGAGGCGCTTACCGGGGGTCAGGTTTATTATTATTCCGATATTGATAGTGATCTTCCTTATACGACTCCACCGTTTAGCATTCCTGTGCACGTGATTCCCCAGGTTCTTGTGGATCCCATGGGTGGTCAAAAGTTTTATTACGAACGCATCCCTCTATTTTCCAAGCAGAACACTCAATTCGAGTATTCTTTTGATCAGGATCAGTGCGAATATCGAGAGGATCTTATGGCCAGACAGCAACAAATCTTTTATATAAATGCTTTTGGCGCTTATCAGTTTATTCAGAATCCACAAAAATACTATCCCATGGTAGAACAGGCAAAAAAAAATTCTCATCCTTAGACAATCTTGCCGTATCGCTCGCTCTTCCATCCGCCATGATCATTTCCCGCGAACAAATGATTGATCAGCTTCCCGTGAAAGAATCCTGTATTAAAAATATGGACACGATAATTCTGATACACCTCGTAAGACAGCTTGTTGCGAAACGTTGTGCATCCGTGCTCCTTTAGATAGGATTCAATTCCATCGGTAAACGCACGGGGACCGGTCATGTAATGAATGATATGTTCGCCACGGATAGTAGGTGCGGAAAGAATTCTTTCTACGCAGACATCGATAATCTTGCGAAGGACGGGTGAACGTGGTGGGGCTGCAAACGTCCACTGACAGAGATGTATACGATCGGTTTCAGGCGCCAGCACCAACCACGCCCTTTTCTGAAGAAAAATAGAAGGATCCTGACCTTTCATAAGCACGGCGTCCGCATCGGCATAAATACCACCGTATTCATACAAGACACAGTATCGCCAGAGATCTGCTTGCATGACCCTCATCGGACAGCGTTGAAAGGCCCTGTACACACGCTCATCTTGTCTGGCCATAAAGGCATCCAGGGCAGCGTCGTCATAAAAGATATATTCAAACGGAGGGGAACAATAACGATTCCAGCTTTCATGACTCTTTTTGGTCTTGTAATTCTGAAGAAGATATTCCAACGACTTGTGTGTCTGAAAAATCTTTCTCGGGATCGGTGGGATAGCGTCCAGCTCCTGTACGATCAAAGGAGAACGAATCATCTTGAAAAAATATCCCGAGGCATTCTGGTACTCTTCTTCTGGTTTCGAGGGCAATTCTAACGACTGTTCCAGATATATACCGTTTTTTTTGTCCACTGTAAGACGACACGATAGTTTGTTCTCCACAACACGGATATCGATCGCGGTCTCTATCCAGTCCCCCGCGGGCAGGATGGCATCGAGTTTCAGAGGATAAGCAACCAACTGTCCTTTCTCTTCCTTGTAATAACAAGAATAATCCACCTGGGGAATAACGATGATCTTTCCCTCAATTTCGCATGTCAATGTATCATGATCAATTCGTGCGTCTTTAGCCTTTAATCGCCAGGGACCCAAAGGCAAGGCATCCGCTTTCATCATCCGACCATTGATTACAGGCGGTCGTCCACCGTCTTTTTGAATGAGATAGGTCTTTTCTATCGAGGCTCCTTCGGCGATCGTCAGCGCCATTTGAAGACGCATCTCTCGTTGACGACGAATCATTCTCTGATCAGGTATAAATTTTTTTTGAATTTATATCTCGCATGAAAATCTTTTATATTTATAAAAAAAAAAAACAATCAAATTGGATGGAAGAATTTCTGTTCCTTCAAGACTGTCTTGAAAAAGCCGGTATTTCTATGGACGATCTAAAGAAGGATCCTAACACTTATTTAGAGACGATGGCGGATTTTTATTACTATTCAAGGTTGGATGTGGAAAAGGCCATTGCGCTGTATAAAAAACTCCCAAAAAACGACACGATTCATCTTAAGCTTGTTAGAGCGCTACTCGTTCTGGGAAAGAAGGAGGTAGCGCTCTCTCTTCTACGAAAAATCAAACTTTCCTTACCTTTGGACCTTGAACCATACCGACAATATGCTCTTGACCATGCTGCCAACCTTGAAAGATGCATGATTTTATTTCATAAAAAATTAAATACCTTTGAAATCAAGGATGAAGAATATTATGAAACCTTGTGGTTTTGCATGAATGTTTTTCAACTGGGAGGATACTACGAAGAGGCCTTGGATATGTGCAACGAGCTGATTGCATACAGAAAAAAAAGAAAGGTGATGAATCCAGAATCGATCATAGATCTCTTGGATGATAAGTTTGAATTCCTGCTCAGACTTGGACGATCTAATGAAGCGGTCAAAATATTTGAAGAAATTCTTACCACATGTCCTGAAGAGGAAATCGAGCTTTATTTAGAAAGGATTGATATTCTTGAGGATGAAATTGACGATAATACTTTCAACATGTATGTGGTGGCCATGCTCAACGATCTTCGATATCAATATGATATCGTGCAACAAACACTGGCGGATCCTAAATACAAGCAACGATTGTTATTGTTGCCGGAATATCAGCAAAATAGGTTGCGTGATTATATACGTGGACGGCCAACCAGCATGCAATTGCGAGCTTCCAAGCAAGGAATGAGGCGATTCCTTAATCGATCCCTTACACAACAATCTTCTCGACAACAATTGGTACGAGCAATTCAGCAGAGGAAACGTCAGAGGATCAAGAGATTGCGTGCCACGGTTCCCTCTCAGAGAGACATCCAAGAAAGTACCGTGAACGATATCTACGAATTAGAAAATGATGTCCTTATCCGCAACTATTTACGAAAACCGTTTCATATCGTCATTGGCGTGTTGCAACCCAATGGAAAAAATTATCGTTACTATGGCTTCGATATTAATTCTATGGATGAGGTCGATGATGAGGATATCTTTATCGTCTTTCCTATGGAAATCAGAATCACGATGTACAAAGATACGATTGTGGAAGCGCTGAAAAAAGAAATGAATGTCCTTTTGGTTGAAAAAGCACCCGATCAAGATGTATACGATCTCATTATTGCTAAAAAAATCGGGGGGGGATTGCTCTGGCAACAATCCTCATCTCTTAACAAACTTTTTGGACAGCAACAATAACAATAAAAAGTAAAATTGTTACTATAAATTCAAAATTATATTTGAATTTTAAAGAAAACGATTTTTTCTTACGAAATAGAAATATTCGACAGCGTGTATTGACAGGAATTGGCATCGCATGATGGATGACTATTGCGTCCACAAGGAGGAGATTCCAGCCAATTAAGACCTCCCGTCCACAGGCTCCACACCAACACGTTGCCACTCGTGGATGTGACGGCGCCTATTTCTTGTCCGAGATCCAACAGCCATCCCTTGTATTCCTCATTCGAGGCATCGTACGTCTGACCGATGCTTTGCGCGCCCTGAGAAAGTATGATGACTACAGAGGTTAGGGTCGAGGAGGAGGAGGAGATCTCGAAAGAAATGGATGCATGAAACGGAATTAGAGTATTGATACAAAATAATTCACCGGGACCGTACAGTTGCGAGGCATTTTTCTGGATACCATTCCGATCTTGGAATTGATAACGTGGATCTCCGATGGTACCTCCTATGCCTATAGGTGGTGCACTTCCACAGTCATTGCTCCCGCGATGAAGTGTCGTATGCCAGGCGTATCGATTGGCTTCCATGAAATCCAATTCTGTCGTCGAAGGAAATGTCGCACAGGCATCCCGATACGAATTTCCATCGTGCAGGAATACCGAATAAAACGTGGCATTCAACCCACAAGGCACGTTGGATAGATCCACATCCCAAGATAAGGTCTTGCCCAAGAGAGAGAAATAGGTCCAATGGGTGTTTGTGCCCGTGGAGCTGGTCGACAGACGGAGACTTCCTCCCGTCCCATAATTGAGATTTAAGAAGGAACCCTGACAAGAGACGCCCTTGGCCTGGTCCCCCTCAGCACAGAACAGTCGAAAAGAATCCTCGATACCTCCTTCTGATATGGTTAAACAAAATCCAGTCATAGCTTTGCTTACTATCTTTCCAACAGATTTTATTTTTATTTTTTTTTTGAATAAACATGCATCAACAAGAGTTGCTTGACTTGCAAAATTAAGAATATGTCACAAGCGCTATAACGGTTGTTTTAAATGAGCCATTAGATAGAAGACATCCTCGATTGTAAGCTTACAATTTCGAGATAATCGAGCGTCACACACGCGATTGTAAAGTATACTTTACAATTAAGACTACGTCGCTCTGTATTGTGTATTTTGGTCCTTTTTCTATAAAATAGACGGTTGCAGTATCTTGTACGCAGTTGTGCGCGCTATCTCTTTTTCTTTTCTGATTCAAAGTATAGTCTTCTATGCAAACCCGTTTATCATCTATTCCTTTTTAATATTCGAGCAATCATCCAGGACCAAGTTCACTCTTATGACCTGAATCGCGAACAAAGATAAAGAAAAGGACATGAGGCGTCAATTATTTTTTCTTTTTCTTTTCCTCCTTTAGTTATGCAAAAAAGAGTATATTTTTTAAGTCTCTATATATAGATAGATAGGGAAAATATCATGGTATTGACTTCTTGTACTGTCGCCGAACTGGCCAACTGTTACGCAATTCAATATAAAGGTCGCACCCTCACAGACGTCGACTGTGAAACCATTAAACAAGCCATACAATCTACACTTACTAATTATAATGTTCGTGTTTTCACGCTGGATCCTCAAGCTCCAGATCCACTTAATCCCACGAGTTGGTTAGTGACAGCTAAATCTACCGGTAGCATTGGCTCTTCAGAAAACATTATTTCTCGTCCCGAGCTTCTCGGTAGTCCAGGAAGAGCCATTCCTGGATGTAATTCTAAATCGACCGCAGCAAAGCGTGAATCCACAACCACTGGGGTCATAACCTATTACGGTACTGGGCAGATCAAGACTACGGATAACTGCTCCATTCTACAAATCCTCAAAATTGCCGTAAATTAAAAGAAAATAAAATCATTACTTTTTTTGTTGACGATAATGACGCTCAGACTCGACGCGAGTCATGACTCGCGTCGCCATCCACAATTGTTTCTCCCATTCCAACTTTTGAGACTTTTTTTTCACATTCTCCTTCTCCATCCGAACACGCGGACCATCTTCCATCTCAATCCTCGTCATAGGATATGATGTTTCATCCTGAGAGGCATGATAGCATCGCTCGCAAAGATCGTAATCACACCGCACCGTACAATGATAACGCGCGCCATCAATATCTTCTTGACATTTATCACAATGATAGGAGTCCTCAAGAGCTTCTCCATGACACGCCTCACACAAAACATCGTCGATCCCGTCATCATTAAAAAGAAACCACCAAGGCTCCTCTACTGTCAAAACCCGATCGCATCGATTACAATTGCCAAGGGATCGCTCGGACTCATTATCCTCGTCGTCGGTCTCGTCGTCGGTCTCGTTCCCATCGTAAAACTCCTCGTCCTCGATATCAAATGTCTTGTGACGATAATAATCACGAGACTGGTGCAAGAGGAACGTGTAAAAAGGTCGGCGCCGAAAAACAATGTCCTGGCGACACATTGGACACCCTACTTTTTCCTCTTCCATATTACCTTTACAAAGCCAACCCTTGATGCACGATTTATGAAACAAGTGTCCACAACGTAAAAGACATCCATCGGAACGACGAGAAAACGCAATCTTAGTCTTGTCCTTAATTCCGACGCATCGTACGTCCGTCACGTCCTCCAGGCAAATCGCACAACACGACGCCATTATTCTTGATGAAAATCCTATTCAAAAAAAAAAAACCGAAAAGTCAATGGATTAGAGTGAGATAGATGCTTATTACTCATTACTCATCAGTGACAAGTAAAAAGCACTACTGCTCGATCAGTTTTTTTTTTATATTTATACGCGTTTAAATTGAACAAAAGAAACCGTGGGAGGGTATTGCCCTGAGACTTGAATAGTTCCATTGACGGTTCCTTGAAGAATCCTGCTTTGACAATCAGTCTTAGTGGCTTGTGCGACACCCGAGAAAGGAAGTGTTCCTGCCACAAAATTCAAAGACGGTAAACCATCCTCATTGTACGTCGAGATAGCAATTAAAGGGTCTGTTGAAGGATAACCAGGTAATGCCAAATAAATCAACCATGAAGGTGTATTTGGTTCTTGTCGAGCAATCTCGATAGGAGACTCAAATTCCACGTAAGTAGGAGTCGTTCCATTAGAATAAAACGTACTGTAAAAAATCCCTGTATAGCTTCCTGACCAATCAGAATTGAGATCAACTTGATTAGTCCTTGTACAGCAATATTGAACACACATAAACTTGTTCTCTCTATTCATTAATAAAGAGAAATAAATTTCAAGAGATATCGTCATAACTTGTTATTGTTTTTTTTTTTGTTGCAAGAAACAAGGAACACCCGTGTCAAAAAAATCCATTTTTGCTTATGAATATGGCTGGAAATTTCTTCTCATGATGTCAAAAACAAGTCACGACGATTATGGTACAATATATTGGACAAAAAATACGTTTGGCACTTCCATTCGACAAAAAAGATTGCGTTCCATTATCTTCCTTATAAGATTCCAAAATTTACGGAGCCACAAACGCAAACGGATAAAAGCCTATCCTGATGCTCACACACTTTTTTTTGTTTTAGAAACAAAAAAAACAGTGGTGAGAATTTTTTATGATAAGATGCTTGTTATTCTTCAGTGACCATAAAAAGCACTACTGCTCAATCAGTGTTTTGGAGCTGTCAATGCATCAGGATACTCGAGCGTCAACAATCGTATTATCGAGTGAGATATCGACTAAAGGAAAGACAACACCACGATCTCGCACACAATCAACAAGCGAATCATTTTTTCGAAATCAATTCAGCAGGTATAGGCTCACACAAAACAAACAGCTATTTGACAAATATTTCGAATAACCAAGAGTCTTACATTATATTGGCATGATTATGATCAATTATTCTCTACCAGGGCCAAATTCACTAATTCATTCTGCAAGACATTGATATGATTCATCAGACGCAGATATCGTGGATCGTTCGACTCATAAGCAATGATGTTGCGATTCTGGACACGATTCAAAATCCTCATCAGTCGTGTCCAATCCTCATGAAACATCGCATCACGTAAAAGACGACGGTTGTTATTGTCGTTATTATTGTTATGAACCAGAGGCGTTCCCCGGCAATACATACATCCGTTGAAATTTTGCTGGTAGGTCTCAAAACATTGCGGATGGAAATCAAATCGACACCCACACGAATACACATTCTCCATGGAGATGACACTGTTGTCGTTGTCCAGACAAAGCGTGCACACTCGATTTGTAGTCATTTCTTTTGCTTTCTTCTTGAAATTTTGTAATACGTAAAGTACCAAACCGAAGTCAATTTTTTTTTCTCACCATGGATTGAAACACATACACAAACGTCATCAAAATACAATCACTCACATCATCCTTCTTCTTAAACACATCCATATAATCCTGAATCACGGGATCATGAACCGTCATCTCCCGCACCTTTTCAATCGACCATTTCTTACGATCCTTCTTCTGTTGTAAATGAACTCCAAATAATGATGTCTTTAGACCTGCACTGTATTCCAACACCTTTTTAGAAGGATGACGGATCATAAAATACGCAAGAATATGTTGAGAAATCTTGAGCGCCTTGACATTGTACACTTTTCCCGTGCTCATCTGCTGTTCAATCAAGAAGACATCCGCACTCCCCCACACATATTCCATCTCATTCATATAATCATGGATCCGGCGATAGATAGAAATCATTCCTGTTTCCTCATTTCCAGTAGCATCAAAAACATCCAGATTCAAGATATTCATTTTACTAATCATCTCTGCCTCGATCTCTGGAGTTATCGTTTGATGGACCGACGAGGAGGAAAAAAGAGGACTGGTATCCAATGAATAGGATACACTCGACCACGCCAAATTTTTGATTCCGATATCAAACGCCACAACAATCATAAGGGATTTTTTTCTTCTTCTTCTTCTTTTAAGCTATCGTCATTATCGTATTCTTATTCTTGCGTGTCGAGATACGAAAGCCGGGTGTTGTCCCCACGGTCTTGTTGGTGGACGTAGTGATCGTTGTCGTCTTGGAAGCCTCGGGTAAAACAACGACCGTCTCTACAGAGGACGCCGACGCTGACGTGGACGACGATGAACGACAGATATCAAACGTTTCTAAAACATAGGTCAAACGATTCCGTGTAAATTTCTGAATCACCTTGTCCAGCATATCCTTCATACTCTTATGTTCCATCGATCGGATGTGAACACATAGATCGCTGACGGAAGAAGGAACCTCAACATTAGGATAGTGTTTAATAATCCATCGAGGGGTGTTGAGGATCTTGAGAAAATCCTGACACGATTTCAATTGCTCCTTGCATCCTTTCAGTGCCGGAACAAGACTTGCCATCCCAAAATCCCAGAGCACAAAGAGATAACCCTCATTTGGTATATAGTGATTCACTCCTTCAATCTTGTAACACCAGCTTCCCCCTTTTTTGACCTGGAACACCAGAATATTACCCCAATGGAGATCGTTGTGCAAAAACCCGCAATAATACTGCATCACATACAACGCAAAGAAAATCTGCAGAAAACAGCTCATAAACTGGTTATAGGACCTGGGCTTGGAGGTCCATGACTTGAGATCCTCCTGAGCCAGCTCATTGTAGCTATATAGATACGGTCCGTTCTTTTGTGTCACCGTCTTGTTCCAATGCAATGACGAATACACGTAAAAAAAATGCAACGGCAAGTGGACGGATTTTTTCATCTTGACAAGTCGACTACAAATCTTCAACACATATATCTCTCGCCATATCGTCTTTGACGCAAAAATCGTATGGATATTATTATGCTGATGTTTCAAAAATAAACCCAGATCCTCTACCGTCAAAGGCATCTTCTTGATCGAGATGGCTATCTTTTCTTTCAGCGGCGTAAGCACATGTCCACGAAACACCTCTCCATTCTTACTCTCATTCCCAATCTTGGTATCAATGCTTGTATTCTTCAAAATGTGATTGTACTTGTTCCAGGACTGATCATCCCGGATAAAAAGTCGGTAGGCTTCATAAAAGGCATTATTTTTTATCCTCTCCCGAGTGGTCGTCATAAGTTTTTCTTTTTTTTTTACTTCTTGTCGGAAAAAAAAAAAACGTCGTTGTCGTCGTCTCGTTCTTAAAAAAAAAACTGATGAACAGCAAGTCCTCAGCTCCTACATCCTATGTTGCATCAGGTGGAAACATACGCAGTGTTAAAGTTTAGATAACAAACCTTTTCTCTTTTTTTCTCCCCATATAACGGTGTACCAATTGTATATGCCGGGATCTCGTCCTTTTTCATCGCATTCGCATAATTGTCCGCCCCCTTCATCTCATTTAATACAATTTTATTGGGAGGTTGCGGGTTCTGATCGTTATAGGGATAATATTGTTGTTGCTGTTGAATCTGGGGGTGGTGCTGTTGTTGTTGTTGTTGCATCATCTGGGGATTTTGCGGTTGCTGGATCTGTTGTTGGAGATTTTCTTGGGGTTCATCCATGTCCATAAAAGCAGTCTTTTTGATATTGTCATTCGCATTGAAAATAAATTTCTGGATGTGCGCAATCACATGCGGTCCGTCATACCTCACATACGGTGACCCATTTACATACAGGATCAGATCCGGTACATAGGAAATAGGAGCAATGGTGTTCTTTGATCGCTCCACCACATCTCTGTTTCTATTGACATTCACCATGGCAAATTGACAACCATTCACATACTGTGGCAATTGCTTAAACACTGGGATCAGCGTCTTGCAATATTCACAATCGATCGAGTAGAACAAAAGAAGTGTCATACCCCTGCACAACACATTGTACGTCAGCGATAACAAGAATCCTTTATCCCCTTGCTTCACTATGAAATCATCGTTTTCTAAAAAATGAATGCCGCTCATGGTTTTTTTTATCCCTGTTATTGCAATTCTTTAAATAAGAACAGATCCAATATGACAACGGCAACTCTCACGGTCGATGAAGTGACCGATTATTATCGCATGGTGGTGGATACGATGCCTGTGCCGACGACCAAGACGCATGTCGAACTCAAGAATCTCTTTGATGTGCATAGCGAAATGAGGATACTGGAGCTATGGACCTCGAGTCTCACCGATGCCTACCGGGTTCTCTTGGAACAGAAACCTTTGTATGCGCGACCCGATGGCCGATATCGGGTTTTTTTCTGTCCGTCCAAAAAATGGGTCATCGGCAAGTATCATTACGTCGTGGGATGTGATCCTTTTCTCTACGGATGGAATCTGGTCGGTCGAGTCATTGAAGATGCCTGGTACGGATGGAATCCCGAATATGACCCCTTTTTTGTCTATGCTTGCCATCACGCCTCGGTCTTCCTCTTTTCACAAATGGAAGCCGGGTTTTCCATCACTCCTCACATAGGAAAAACACCTATGGAGATTCTTCGGTACATGAAAGATGATCTCTCTTTTTACACACCCTCCAAAATCGAGGATATCATGTCTAAATGGACCGACGGTACTCTCCCGCACGCGGATCTCGTTCGTCTTGAATTTCGTTATCCGCGCAACCTCGCCCTTTTTATCCTCCGGCGTGGCGCCTCTGTCTTCCACCACCATCAGGACAATCGTTTTGCCAACAGCCTTTTAACTTCTTCCCTTCAAATCCTTGAACAGCGGGTTCACAAGAACCTTGATTCATCCCTCCTTCTCAAGACAACAACCACGATGGAGGACAAGAAGAAAGAATGGACGCGTCGTCTTGAAAATCTGCTCATGGCCAACAAACTCCCTCTTCCCTCACATCAAAGCGAATCGCTAAAAAATACACGTCAGCAACGGTGGACACCCGAGGATGTACGACGGCACGAAGCCCTGCGTCCCAACGGATCCTGGACATCGACCAATGAGACCATGGGCATGCTTTGCGATCCCAAGAAAGCCATGCTTATTCTCAGTGAAGACAATGATGCGATGAGCCCCCTCTTTCCCCACAATAATCTCCGCTACCGTGACAAGATCTTCCCCACCGTCTACCATCTCGCCGTCACGCTCATGATGCACAAACTGGAAGTCCCTTGGGAAGAAGCCTATGACAAGATCTATAAAAAAGAGGTTGGCTTCCTGGATTTTTCTCAGTGCACCCTGGACGACGAGATGGATGCTTTGTGGAAAAAACGCATGCGCGTCCTTCTCTTCTCTTGGATGAAGACCAAGATGCAACAACGGCCCCTGTGGATGAGACATCTACTTCTTTCCAACGATGTCGACATTCTTTATGACAAAACCGATCTACAGTCCGTAGAATTTTTACGCAATCAGATGGGCAAGTATGTCTCCCTGTGTCATCGCCGAATGCAGATCCACGACAAGGAGCGTCTGGAATGCTGGAAATATCTCCAGACGCTCGGTGGCATAGATCCCGTGCTTCACGAACGATTGGAACGTTTCCTTGTCCATTTTCTTCACACTCTTCTCGTCGCAAGAACTGATCTTGGTGTGGACACACAAGACCTTCGTACCGTCAAGAAACTGTTTCGTATCGTCTATCCCAGTCTTTATGTGATTTTTTCCTCGTACAAGGAAGCAACCAACAACTCGACTACCATCACGGCTACTATACCCTCTGGCGTCTCTACAGGTCATCCCGAGGTGGATGCTTGGTTGGCAGACATGCTCGGAGCCCTTGTGATCGCGTGGAAGACCGGTGGAGGATCCACTGTAGGTGGGGGTGGTGGTGGCCTTTTGAAACCCAAATGCATGAAGGAAACCATACGCAAAGTCTCCCTTCTCTATCAGATGTCGGATAAAAAGGACGACAAGGCACCCAGCGCGATTGAAAACATCCTTAGTGGATGCTGTACCTGGGAGGAGAAAGATCATGAACCATTTCCCCGCGTTGCCACCTCCCTTTTTGCTGAATACCCAGGAACCAAAAATGCCGAAAAGACGCTCAAGAAGAATCTTGGTCGGGTCGTCATGGCACTGCATCGCAACCGCGCATATCAACAATTTTAGGTTTTTTTTTTTCATCCCCTCGTAACCCAAAATATATCTTTTTTATAATTTTATTTTTTTCTCATTTTGAAAAAAATCTCAAACCTCCAGTCTTTTGACTATTTAAAGAAAGTAAGTAGGCTCCCTGAAACCTCTATCTCCTGTCTTACCGTCCACCGGTAGTATCGAGTGGACAATGTCTTTTTTGTCCAAAACATTGTTTTTTTTTTTGGTCGGGGATCAAAAAATAAAACCTTTTCAGAATTTATTTTTTTTTGAAAAAAATCTCAAGCACTTTCTATTTTTGATTTTGTCAAATGACATTCTTACTCTTCCCTGTGTTGTCATCTCCTGTCTTAACACCACCCGGTACTACTTGTTTTTTTTTCTTTCTCGTTTTATTTCTCCATATTTTTCCTCGATAAAGATGACCATAATACAGAGCGTTTTACTTCATAAGGAATATTTTGCGCTATTATAAAAGGTTGTAATTCGTTCAAGGTCCTCCCCTTCCTGTATTCTTCCTCGATAAGATAAGTCCATAATGAAGAGCGATCTTCTTCATTAGGAATATTTTGCGCCGTCATAAAAGGTTTTAATTCTTCCAAGGTCCTACATCTTGTATTCTTTCTCGATAAGAGGAATATTTTGCGCCGTCATTATTTTTTAATTCTTGCGCAGTAATTCTTGCGCACATATTGTTCGGGTATTGCTCCCATTGTTTCTGATAGGATTAACAAGATAATGAGTAATATGTGGCTATGGTCCATTTATTATAGGCGAAACCATATACTGATTCTGTATATGCTAAACATTTTTTTTTACTCCAATCAAAATAAGTATCTTGAATATCAAATACATTTTCTGGTTCTTTATGCGCAATTTTTATGAATCTTGATACATTTGATTGATAATCTAAAACGCAATATTCTGATTGCAAACACAAATCTATACCAATGAGCATTCGGGATGTTTCATCATATACTTTTTCTTTATCATATTTTGCAAACCATCCTCTAAAATCAGGAGGACAATTTGTATGAATGGGAATGTTCAAATTAATTTGACCCATGTATTCTTGGAGCTCAATATAGGAGGCGTAATCGTCTGTTTGAAGATAAATAGCTGAGCATTTAGGATTTATTTTTAGAAGATAATCGAGATACAATCGGGCATGATAATATATACTTTCGTTTATCAATTTATCTCCTCTACGGATAAAAATAGAACAATAATCTTCAGGTAAATGCAGTGAATCTTTGTATTGTTTTATAGAATTTGATAATCTTTCATTGTATCTATAGATATCTTGGATCAAATATCGATAATCTTCAATAAAATATTCTTTAATAATATCTCCATGTTTTACATATCTTGAATTATCATCTTTATTTTTCCCACTTCGAGCGAAGGGTAAAAAATAATCTTCCCATCCTTTTTCAGATAAAAAAAGCCAATCAGTAGTTTCAAGTCTAAAAGATAAATCGTGCTCTTCTGCATATAATAAATGATTGAGAGCGAAAAAGAACATTGAGAAAAATCCCGCTGACTTGTCAAGAATAGAAACTATTGTCATCTTACTTTAAAGTCAAGATAATTTTTTTGTTTTTGTAATACGACTACAGGTTGTCCAAAATTAATCTCTGAGAGAGGCAATTCCAACAAATCTTTTTTCTTTCCACCAAACCAATCCAATTCTTCAAATCCATCAAACATTAGTGGTAATCTTATTTTTCCATAAATGCGATGGGCATTCCACACCACTGCATCATGACCGACAGGTGCTCCCCAAATGCACAGGCCATTTTCTACAAGATGGTTTATAATGTCTTGCATTACGTTTATATCTCCTTCGGGATCTAACGGGTCCCCATATCTTCCTAATCCAGAATGCTCTACGGAAGAATAGGTCACAATGCAATCAAAAAACAGTGGTGTTTTTTGAAAATCCCAGTAACTCATGGACGCAAGACCAGGAAAGTGATCAAAAATAGGTACATTATAGTCTTTTATGGTCACTATATTTTCATTATAATATTGCCTCAATCCAGGTATCATCGTTCCTATGACGGCAATATTTTTATTCCGTATATTATATTTTTCAATTGCTTGAAGAATATTGAATGCAGCTTGATGATTAAAATATGGTTCATTAAGATTAATATGTTTATATATATTTTCCTTTGTGAATCTTTTTATATATTCATCTATATACTCATAACTCCATTTTGTTACTTAAGTGTACATACTGTCATCAATAAACCAATCCAAAATTTTTATTTGTCAATTTAAAGTATATCTGTGAACAAGTTCTGACGGAATTTCTCGACAGATATATATATATATATTCAATATTTTTTATGAAAAAGAAACTCATCTATTGTTCCATCAAACAAGTGACAAGGTATTGGATGCTTTTCTATAAAATCAACCTCGAATGTAATATCACCTGCGATACCACATGCAAAAAGCGAATCGTATCCGTCTATATCAGCAATTACATAACCTCCATCTGCCTTCGATCCCATTCTTATTTTTGGAAACTCGGAGTGATATAATGTTGTAGAATCCGTTGTATAAATTCGTTGTAGCGATTTCCGATTACTTCATGTCCATAAGGAGTATAATGCGACAATACTGTTTCTGATAATATAAATATAGTTTCAGGATCTTGATTCGCTAAGTGTTCCATGGGATCAAAGAAAAAAATATTATGCTTGTCACAAATCCATCGTAGCAATTCCAGCAATTCTTTTCTTTTTCCCGTTGGTCGAGTGCAAATATGTCCAACAATCATAAATGGTTTATCTCCGAGTAATTCACGCATGTAGAGAATATCATTTTCGATCTCTTCATTGGTTAAATCACGCTGTACGATATTTGATCGATCATGAAATCCGTATTGTTCTTCAATCAGAATATGATGAGCATAAAATCCCTTGTATTCATATGCAATCCTACTGGAAATCTCTATGACAAAGAAATCAGTTGTATCAAATGACCCAGCTACTTCAGAACTACTTAGCTCTCTATTCTCTAAAATACCAGAACGAAACATATATCGTGTCATCTCTTTTGGCATTTTGGAAGCGTATCAATGAAGCGTATGCAAATATGGGTATTGATATATCTAAAGGATATTCTGTAATACATTTGAGATGTTCAGATCGATGTTTTGCGGATCAAGAATCAGTTCCAATTGATGAAAAAAAATAAATGATCTATCTCTCATATTGAACCGAATCCAATCACAAGTAAACAAAGAAATGCAATTTATATTTATAACTAATTCCTGTTCCCTTTCCTTGAAAATGAAGAAAAAAAATCCGTGGCTCTTTTATTGGATGAACGAAAAAGTACATTTAGGAGATCTGCTTCATACAGATCTTTATAGAGGTATTTCTGAAACCCTGGCTGATTTCTTTATTATGTCCAGAGCAGAAAAAATTTACGCGTCTGCATATCTTGGAATTTCTGGTTTTAGCACTATATGTTCATCAATTTATGATATCGATCTGGAGTACTTCAAGTATTAAATTCAGCTTTTTTGATAAGCACGAGTTTGACCTGACAGCGTGAAAAGATGCTCTCGAGGAGCTCAAAGGCGAAGCGACAGAGCCGATATCTATGGGCAACCCCAATTTTGGAGATAACTCCTGACATAGCTTGTTCCAAAATGGCTTGAAGACCTTTTCTTTTCCAATTAATACCAGAACCGATGTCTGTAACCAGCTGATGATCAGGATAGATGGATCTGAAATAATTTTTTTGTCGTTCAAGGTCGTCCATTTGCTTGGAGGAAGAGACTCTACAATAACAAATTTTCTTTTTTCCAGGAGGATTATCAACGGCGATGAAGAAGGTCCTGAATATCCTCAAGACAATATCTTCTGGCACCCATGAGATTTCTAATAGAACGGATTTTACCCATCGATGAAGCGTTGTATGGGAAACTTCAATATGTTGTCTGATTTGTTTAGGAGAAATGAATTTTTGGCAAAGTGAATTTGTTATTGGAAAATTCAATGTAAATCTTTCAACAGTTGAAAGCCTCTTTGGAAAATTTTTTGGCCTTGTAAGGAAGATAGTGGGAGTGAATGGAACGCAGTGTAATAGAATATCGTTTCTGTGTTATGGAAGACCCTACGATGGCGTGTTGCCATATATAGCGGGCCTGACCGGTTAAAATATAGACACTTCCATGGGGTAAAGGAACATCGACATGAAAATATTGATGAGGAGTATAGGACATACGCATTATACAATCCGAATGAAGAGATACACCAATCACCCACTCATTCCAGAAATGGACTTCATCCGTATGAGGAACACATCCTTCTCCTGGTGAATAAATATTCAATAATACGTGATCCGCATGGGTGTAAAAATCGGTTGAGAAACCCTGTAAGATTGTCTTGCAGGCATCATTCTGTTTTATTTTTTGTCCAATAAATTGTATCCAGCTGGGGAATACACCATAATCGTCTTGAACCGTTTTCCGGAGAATGGGTAAGAATTTCCAGCCGTATTCATATGCGTAATGGATCTGTCGACACGGATGTTCCTTGGGATCATTCTCGATTTGTTCGCACAACCAGTCCTCTTCTTGTTGATGGAATACATTATGAATCACAAATAAACCAGGGACCGTTGTCATAACTTGCTCTACATTACTATTGAAAAAAAAAATATCATTGCCTTTTTTTTTTTCAACGAATCATCCTGAGAAGCCGGGATAAGGAGTATTGGGCAGATTATCTCCGGTGACGGCCGTCGTATAGAAATAATTGCCGTATTAGAGCGAGATGATCGAGTTGGCGGCCAAGAGCATTACTGGTCGTGTTTTTGTTGGGAGAATGATTGACATGGTCATACCAACTAAATTCAGCTTTTGGCAAAAATTATTATATTATTGTCTCATTTTTTCTTGACCTTGATGAGATACCAGTTTTTATTTTGACAAATAAGAACTTTCCGTAATTTTTGAATATTGGAAATCTTTTACAGAACTGGGAAACCAAGCGCCCGAAGCACATCTCGTGCTCAGACTACCTCACCTTTCGGAGAGGAGTAGACTGTATCTTAAGAGGATTCCTTATGAATCCCCCGACCCCCGTGCGGTCGTTGAAGGAGTCTCATGCTTTTTTTTCAAAAAGTTTAGAGACTTTACCCGCGGATTGCCCATTTTGAAATTGCCTTTGCAATTCCTCATCTTTTGCGTTCTTACCATTGGGTACGGCCGTTAACCGTGTTCCTCGCTTCTCTTTTCAGAGAGAGAGTGGTAGCAAAAGCTTTAGGGGTTTCCCGATCATTATAAGGGGTCTCGCCTTGCGTCCTCTTCCTGAGGACCCACAAGACATAGCCGGTTATATACCATTTATGCGCAAGCACAAACGAGTGGAATATTACACTGTTTTTCCACGATGGTCATTCCACAACCATCTTGGCAGCCGACTGTTGGAGGCACGCTTTGTTTACCTCCCGATATGCGGATGATATTGTTGTTCACGGCCGTGACAATGAACTGATAGGTCTGCGCCCTGAGGAAGGTGGGCAGGGTGTTGGCAGCGGAGGATCCGGAGAGGGCCTCGAAGGTAAGGTTCTTGGGCTCGGCGGCGATACGGGCCTCGACGGAGGCGGTGGGGATGATACTGACGTTGGTCAGCTTGCCGTAGTTGGTAGATCCAAGAGGATCCAGGCAGATGAAATCCAGGGAGTAGGAGTACATGTGGTAACCGGCCACGACGGGGATGACGGGGGCGGCGAACCAGGGCTCGACGAGGGAGTAGTAGTCGGAGCCCATCTGAGCGAGACGCTGGGTGTTCTCGTAGATGAGGGAGGTCTCGGCGATGGGGTCAGAGCCGGGGAAGTGCTGGTCGATGAGGAGGGACTCTTCGTAGTCGGCCTTGCCAACGCACTGGGTCTCGCGGGTGGTGTAGTTTGACCAGTAGGAGGGCACGGTGGTGTTACGGACGGAGAAGAAGAGGACCTTGATGGCGTGGGAGAAACGAATGTCGTAGGACTGGTTGGGGTTCTGGAAGGGGTTGAAAGACTGGATGGGAGCGGTCTGGACCTGCTCGATGAGGATATCACGAGGGGCGCAGGCCATGCGCTTCCTCTCGTCGTTGGAGACGATGGCGTAGTTGGCCCACACCTGCACGGAGGAGAGCTCGGGGAGGGTGGTACCGAAATCGGCGAGGACGGGGACACGGGAGATGACAATGGTCTCGTTGGTGTCGAGGAAGGTGATGTAGTCCCAGGACACAAGGAGCTCGTAGTAGTTGCGGATGGAGAACTGGATGCGCATGTCGTTGTAGGGAAGGGCAGCAGTGGGGAGGGCAACACCGGAGTCCCTGGAGTAGAAGAAAGGGAGGGGGAGGTTGAGCACCTTCTGGGGAAGGGCCTTGCGGGGGGTGATAAGATCGTCCGTCATTCCAATCATGTTGAGGTACCCGATTTGCTTTCCGGAGGGGGTGGTAAAGGCCGCCCAGAAATCGAGTTGGTAGTTGTCGAAGCGAGCGGCGACAAGATCGTTGAAAGTAATGGCGGCCTCACGGATGAGGTTGTGCATGAGATTAGGAGTCCAGGACACATAGGTATCAATGGTCACATCACGTCCGTCCTTCTTGGAAGAATAGGCGGGGATGGTAGCAACAGGGGGAAGGACGAGGCGCATCCAGGTGTACAGGAGGTAATCACCGGCACGAGAGATGCTGACAGACCACTCTTGAGAGAATCCGGGAGTACCGGAAGCACGGCTAAGAACAACGGGAACCTGAGTGAACCAGGTGGCCTTGCGGGTCTGGCGCACAAAGTACGCGGTAGCATCGTTACCACCGTACATATATTTCTCAAGCTCATCGTATGTTGCGAGATCAATGAAACCAGAGGTCAGATTGGAAGTGACGATAGACATTTCTGCTTTTTTTTGTTTATAGGATCCAAGAAAAAAAAAATTCGTGTAAAAAAAATTTTTTTTTTTTTTTGGTTAAATGGTTTTTGAGGGATGTTCTTAAAGCTCTTTTATGGTTCCAACGATGACAAAGAAGCCGATGATAAATTCAACGATCATGAAAAGAATGCCCAGGGCGATATAGGAGTATCCGAAAGGAATTTCATGAATCAAGATGTGTTGATGGAGTTGCGGTAATTTATTTTTCTCTCGTTGCAATTCTTTCAAACGATCATAGTAAGAAAGAATACCTATGATCACAAAAATGATGGAGATGATGATAAGAGTAATGGCAAGAAGGCTGGAGATAAGAAGAGGCATTTCTAAGGAATGGGTCTTGATCATGTGATAAAATAGGAGCGACGTGGTCATCAGAACAACGGAATAACCGAGAGAAACAAAATACAAACTTTCGGGAAACCAGACATTCATTTTCGGATTTTTTTTTAAACATAAAAAGATTTAAAAACTAAATTTTGAAAAGAAAGGGGGTTCAGGTCAGGAATGATTCCACGCATCGTGTATCAGACGTGGTATTCTTTACAAAGTATTCCAAAAGTTTATCGTGAGAGGATGGAGGCGAATCAGAAGATGAATCCAGAATATCGATTTGTTCTCATGGACGATCAAGATATGGATGATTTTTTTGAGGAGGAGAAGAATGAGGTTGCGGAGAGTGTACGGATGGCGTACCATCGAATCAATCCTCGGTATGGTCCTGCACGGGCCGATTTATTCCGATATGTTCTTCTTTATCAGCGGGGAGGTATATATCTGGATATCAAGGTTCGATGTCGGGTTCCTTTTCGGGAATGGATTCGTTCTGAGGACCAGGGTCTTTTATCGTATTGGGATGGACTTTATTATAATAGGGACGTGTTGAAAAATCAAGAGGGGGAGATACAGAATTGGAATCTTGCATTTGTGGCTGGACATCCGGTGTTGAAAGAGGTGATTCGTGAATGTTGTCGGAAAATTGTAGAGACGACAATTATAGAAGCGTCTTCGGAAATCATGATGGGAAAACGTGCGGTATTAGAAACCACGGGACCGATCTTGTTGACTCGGCACGTGGAGCCGTTTGTAATTCCAAAGATGGCTTCTCCGGTGTCGTGTGCAAAGAAAGAAAAGATGATACGTCGTTTTTCATCGTGTCGTGTTTTGGATTATGGAGATTCTTTCTACGGAGTGGGTAGAGAGGCGGGAGATTACACTCATTATTCGCTGTTGCGTGAACCCTTGCTTCTTCATTCAAGAAGCGTGATTCCATTCATTCAGCAGACGTTGCCGGTATGTTCGATGACCAAGGCGGGGATCTATCTATTGTATCCCATCATGGGTGACTTGGACTTACGATTGATGGAATCCTTATTGCGGTCTTGTCATGTAGTGTTTGCGATTTATCATGGGATGCTGGCTTTTCTTGCGGTGGCTTCAGGGGTTCCGTTAGAGAGCGTGCGATGGTTGTGGTTATCGGAAAGTAAAAATCAAGAGCGCGTGTTATACGAAGGACCGTGGTGTGTTAAGCAAGCGCTTGTGACTCATGATGGAAATATGTGTTTTCACCATAAAAATCATTTACGATTTGATACATGATACCCTCTAAATTATTTTATTGATGTCTTCAAGGCCAAAAAACAATAAAATTTACGGATATCCACCGCCACCGCCACCACCGCCACCGCCACCACCACCGCCACCGCCACCACCACCGCCACCGCCACCGCCACCGCCACCACCACCGCCACCTTGAGCGACGCCAAACTTTTTAAGACAGTCTTCAATTTCTTTCATGATTCTTTGTTTTTCCCCTTGGTCCAGAGCTGGACCTGGGGCAACAGGAGGTGAGTGGACTAATTGACTCATTTTCATCATTCTCCTCTTTGATTGTTGTTTTAAGAGAAGCTGTCTGAATAATGCATTATCTCCTTCTTGTCCTTGTCGTTCTTGCATTTGTTGTTGAGCAAAATTTTGTCTTTGGATGATATGGAAAATAATATTGGTAGATAATCTATCTACTAAATCCTTGAATTCTTGAGTATCTTTGTCCATATGTTTTTCATATTGAAGATATCTCCCAATTTCATTTCTTATACCCCTTACAGTCTCAAAAAGATATTTTTCGGACAATATTTTTTCTATTATCGAATCATTTCCACTCAATTTTAATCTTGTAATGAGATATTTAAGTGTACGTTCAACTCCTTCTTTAGCTATAACCGTACCTTGTCCATTCGTAATGATTGCTTTTATTTTTTGTTGTATCTGCTGTTGTCTCATAATTTTTTATATGATGATAAAAAAAAAAAAAAAAGTTGAATATTTTTTTAACAATTTTAATTTTTTTTTTCCGTAACAAACTATTTCATTACGTGGAATAAGTCTCCGTGCTCGTGTTAGGATAAACACAAGGCATATAGGGAAACGACGAATACGCATCAGGAAAAGCATAATAAGTGCCTCCGGGTTTTGGCCTTGCAATGTAAATGACATTAGTTTGAAGAGGTGAATTGCTATTCGAATTAAACGCCGGTACGGGTTGGAGAGTCCTATTCATCGGTGTCGGATAAGAAGGTGGCTTGTAATTTTCTTGTTGTGACGACGTAGTGAGAGGATTTTGAGAATAAGTACATTTTGGAGACAGATAAAACCATTCCTGGCGCTGATACGGTTCCAGATAGGGTCGAGGAATAGGCACCCCTGAAAAATTTGGACAATTGGTCATTTCTTCTTTCCCAGGACAAAAAAAGAAATGTTTTTTTTTTCAATTTAAAAATCTTTAACCCTGTTCATTAAAGGTATGGAATTCATATCATTGGATCAAGAAAAGATTGTTCGTGATCGATCGAGGATTAAAAAAGTAAGTGGATGTGCCGGAAGTCGCAAGACCGACACAATGATTAAATGCGGTATCCATTCGTTGGAAAATGCAAAAAAAGAACATCAGGCGTGTCTTTTTCTGACTCTTGTGGGTTCCGTTACCGATGAGATCACCGAGAGACTACAAAACTATCTCAAGATACCTATTGAGAAACAAGGTATCAGTAATCATTATATGGGGGAATGGAAGGGTCATGTCATTGAGATTGCGAATTATGATGCCTTTATCCATCGACAATTGCAAGAGCACGAAGATTCCGAGTTATTCTCGACGGATTTTGATAAAAAGGCCGTGCGATTGCTGGAACATTTGCGATCAGGTAAGCATCCCCATTTCTATCTCAAGAATGGTCGCAAGGCAACCCTTATTCTTGTGGACGAGTTTCAGGATATCTCTCCGGTGCGCGCCGAGATCTTGATCGAGTTTTTCAAGACATCCTCCAGCAAGAACACCAAACTGGTCGTGATGGGGGACATGCTTCAGACCATTTTTCCACAGGCGCTGTCCGATATGAAGCATCCGCTTATTATGATTGATGAGCTCCGGCCTACCGATTTTCGTCTCAAGACTTGTTATCGGTGTCCCAAAAGTCATTTGGATGTGGTCAATTGTATCACGCGGATGTTTCGTGTCAAGTACGGTATTCCGGAGATGAAGCATCATTTCGAGCTTCCAGGGAATCGTCCGTTTTTCTTTACTCACGATGCCACGTCAAATAATACGGGTTCCCTGGAAACGGCTAAAACGGTACATCAAATGATTGTGACCCTCTCATGCGAGGATCCATCGATACGATACAAGGATATTGTTGTGATTATGAAGAGAAGTAATCATCAGCTCGTATTTCATCATCTCATGCGTTTATTCGCTCGTAACCGGCAGGCAGACAATTGTATGCTTTCTCGTACGAGGACGTATTTTAATGAGCATCAGCCCATCAATTGGAAAGAGGGGAAAGAGAGGCTAATGATGCTGAGCATTCATGGTGATAAGGGTAAAGGTCATCCCGTGGTGTTTTTCCTGGGATTTTCAGGAGGTACAATACCCGAGGAGAGGCATTTCCACAAAATGGAGGAATTGCTCAGTCAATCTCTTTTAAATGTTGCGCTCACACGGGCCACCAAGTATTTATTTGTGGGAATGACCAGGACGTATCCGTCCTTTTATTTTTATCAGGCGTACAATGATCTCCGGAATCTGGCGTATTTTTCCTGGCGTCCCGAGGAGATTACGCATCCGCTCTTTCGAAAACTGGTATCGGAAGACAATTCCGAGGCACCGGTCATCCACCGATGCAATATACGCAAAGAAATGTTGATGACACCTATCAAGAACATTGTCTTTGTGCATCAGGATGATAAAGCGAGGCTGGTGTTGAAAAAGCCAGCACTGACCAAGCACCGTCTGGGGTCCCCGATACGGGGAAAACATTCGGAAGAGGAATTGATTATTCTCCATGGCATCGCCAAGCTCTACTTTATCAAAATGATCAAACCGAGATTACTCGTGAGCATATTGAATGCATTTTTATTTTGTCATCAGACCAAGGATATTCTGTTTACGGACGACGAGAATTTATTATGTCAGGTCAAAGATTCTCATCTCAATCATTATGTATTACGGGATGCGTCGTACTGGTTCTCGGTGGTGAGAAAGCTGAGCGCTCTACCGGATACTCCGAGACCGATCTTTATTCTTCATGAGGTGTTTCGTAAGACGCTTTTTCAGCATGTGGTGGATTTTATTCAAAAACCATTACCTACCATTATGGAGCAGGGAGCGGTGCCGGTGCTCGATGCCTGGAATACGTGCATTTTTTTTATGGAATGTATTGATGATCGTGCACCGAATCTGCGATTTTATTATGACCATGCTTCGCCTGGTATTGGAGAGGATGTCTTGCGCATTCTGGAAAATATTCGAGGTTATGTCTCTTTTTTCAAGGAAGAATATTCGGAAAAGACGTCTCTGAAAAAATTCCGTTTTCAACAGAAATCGTCTTTGATTGGTAATCTTGTCACGAAGGAAGAACTCGAGTCGATCGGTTTCCAAGAGGATCTCGAGTCGGACAAGCGATTTTTTTCCGATGGATACAAGTTTGGCGTTTCTTCCACCATTGATTTCTTGGACATGACGCATCAGGTCTTGATTGAGTTTCGCACCCATAATAAGAATGAATGTTTAGAAAGCTGGCAGTATCAGGCATTATTAAATGCTATGTTTTCGATGACCAAGATCCGACATATCCATATTTTTAATGTATTGCGGGGGATGCTGTACACGTGCCACGTTTCTGCGAAAAAACATGCGGTAGAGCCTTTACTGGAACCTTTTCTCACACAATACGAGTTTCATCCGATTCTTATCGAGAAGCTCCGAAAACAGCTCGAAGAGACTTTATCCACCAACATCCTATCCACAGAGTCTTGAAAAAATCAATCCGATAGCATCATGCATCTCGGATGATTGCGACAGCAATTTTTCTTTGTTTCGTAGCATCGACCACCTTTAATCTCGCATTTCTTGGCGGGTTTCTTGTCACCGCCTACACAGGTCCATCGACAGAATCCTGTACCACGTTTGCAAATGGGAATGCGATCTTTTCCTATGGTCTGGTGATAAAGCTCATGATCGATCTCTTCGCATTTTTCTTTTGCAAAAGAGGCATCGTTGTAATGATAATGCCATGATCGATGAGGAGTATATCGTAGACAATACTGATTCTTGGAAGAAGGGCTACATTGGAGATGGGAATCTCGGGGGAGATATTTACAGCTATCTCCACATACGTGGAGCTGACATAAATTAAAGGTATGATCAAATCGACAACGCAGTGCCTCTTGGCATTTACGGGAACACGTCGCGTCTTTGCAATAGAAGAGATAATCATAATCGGAGGGTTTCATAAAATGCGTCTGGTTGCAATACAGTTCGCACTGCATTTTTTTGTGAGTATCGGAAAGGTTGTTGCAAGTATCGATACAATCTTGATGGGTGCAGTATTTTTCGTCGAGCATCTTTTCCTTGCAATTCTGAAGAAGGGTATAATTGACTTTGTGTACACATTCATTCACACATTGTTTCTTGCTTTCCATAGAACGATCACAGTAGCCACTTATGGGTTGTGGCAAATTATGCATAAGCTCGCAATCATCCTGACGACGATTGGGTACCCAACAGGAATTCATTTATTGGAGAAGAAAAAAAATCATCCCTTTTGTTTTTGTTTCCACAGCAGGAGTAGGCTTACCAGATACACGCTCGTAAGCAGTATAATTCCTATAGATTCGCAAATCGTTTCCAAGGAAGCAAGATGGGTTTTGCTGAGAAGAACCAACGTCGTGATCGTTGTTGCGAGGGCGTAGGCATCGAAAAGGATCAGAGGCATAGCGGTTCCGAAAATTGTGATAAGGGACACGATCGTCAGGACGAGATGAAGGATAAGCATGGAAAAAATCTGATGAAATGTGTACCTGTCTGTCGTTAAATGAGGATCGTTCATCAGAATGGAAATACATCGTGTAATGATCCGTATGGAAAAAATGAAAAGGAGTCCAAATACAATGAGGCGCCAAGGAAAATTCATAAAAGGACAGAGTGTTTTATTTCTTTTTGAGGAAAAAAAAACTTGTCTCTCATTCTGGTATTAGGTGATTTTTTTTAATAATCCTCCTCCGCGGCCTCTTGGGCGACCACTTGGGCAGCAGCGGCGTTGGCAGCAGCCTGCATGGCGTTGGCTGCAACCTGCATTTGCACGGCTTGCTCCGCAGCAGCCGCGACACCACCCTTGGGCATACGGTAATATCCTTGGGGAAGACCCGCTGCTAAGGCCGCAGCAGCGTCACGGAGAGCATATCCAGCCTTCTTGTTGGCCCTCGATCCACCCTTCAGACGGGAAGCATACTGCTTGTAGGTCTGAAGACCAGAAACGTCTTGCTTGGGGGCCTTAGGAACGTAGTCAGGGTCAACCCAATTTTCAGGACCGAAATGTTGATCAGCCTCGATAAGAGCATTGACAATCTGCTGACGGTTAGGCGACTTTGCCTGCTTGGCTGGGATCATACGACCCGGAGTAATAAGACTCTTGAGTGATCTCCTTTTGCCTTCGGCATCCTTTAATCCTCTGGCAACAAAACGCTTCTTGAGGTCGTGCATACTGTAGGAATCGGGAGAATAATCCCAGGTGTGGGGCTCGAGAGCAACGGGATTTGGCGTCTTCTTTGTGCTCCTGGTGATGTATTCATCCGCCATAGTGGTGTATTTCTTTCTGTAGTGTCTGGGGGCGGTAGTCATCGTCCTTTTTTCTTTGTTTTTATTACTAAAAAAAAAAAATTTTTTTTCTTTTTTTTTTCTCATTTTTTTTTTATTCTTCCTGTTTTTTTTTTTTGAATACTTTCCAAAAAAAAAGTAAGGCTGGCTCCGTTTAGCAAGTGAGAGTGAGAGGAGTGTTGGTGGTGACAATGAACACCGGCTGCCAGATGATGGCCTTGAGATCGACAATGGGGGAGATGAGGAGGATCTGAGCGGTACCGATAAGACGCTGCTGGCCGAAGAAAACAAGGAAGCAGGTCTTGTCGAGAGAATCCACACCCAGGTAACAGGCCTTCTTGGCACCACCCTGGGCGCACTTGGCTTTGTTGAGGAGCGTAAAGCGGACGTTGGCGTACTTGGCAGCGTAGATGTACCCGTAACCGGAAGGGTTGGGGCATGTGAGATAGAGAAGAGCGGCGCAGGCGCTCTGGGTATTGCAGTTGCCGATGCTGAATTGGAAGGGGCACCAGTTACCGTAGGTGTAGTTGGCGAATAGCATGTTGCTGTTAAGAGGGCTAATGGTGATCACAAGTCCGGTGCCGAGCCATGTGCACGAAGGCGCGATGGAAATAAGGGCAAGGAATTGAAGGACACCATTGGATTGACAACCTAAGGGTTCGTCTGGTTTAAGGCAAGGATTAGTAGTGTTGCTGGAGTAATATCCAGGACCATCCGTGACAAGGGGACACGAGTCGTTGGACACAAAGGTACAGTAGGCATCCTCCTGAACAATATCAATGTAGTTATTGTTGACAAGGTTCTGCACGATGATACGAGTAGAATCCACAACAAGAGTGCTGTTGATGGGGTTAGCAAGGTCGATGGTAACATTCAGCGCGGTGGAGAGCGTAGGACCGAAAAGATTCAGGAGAGGCTCCGAGGGCTTGACCGTACTCTGGTATTTACCGTACACAATATAGTTGTTAGGATCCACGGGGGTTCCTCCTGGAAGAGTAGGAATAGCAGCAAACCAGATATTATTGATCGCAGGATTTGCCGGATTCACAAGAGGCACTCCTCTCAAGATCTTGAAGGATTCGTAGCTGGCGTTTACGATGCTGGGGGTCGTCATTTTACTTTACTAAAATATATTTTTTTTATTTCATGATTTTTTTTTTTTCTTAAATTTTTTTTTACATTCTAAGAAAAAAAACTTTTTTTTTTCTGCAACAAAATAAAACAATGTCGACCTATTCCACCACGGAGTATAACAACAACCTCACATCGTCTTATACCGATTACAGCACACCCAGCAATTACAATACCTTGTTTGCTCAGAAGTTGCCTCCCACCGTCCCGAGCATGAACTTTCCTGTCGTTTTGGAGCAGGGGAATGTGTTCGGATACGATGCTCTGACCCATGATGGGGACGGAAACCAATATTACAACGTCAAGAGCGCGTACGGTACGAACTGCACTCCCAATTTCTTTGTGGCCAAGTGTCCTGATAACAAATTTATTCGCTCGTTCCTTCCCGGACCCAATGAAGCCGTCTCCCCCTCTGCCTGTCCGATTGACAACGAGCTCGTCTCGGAGGGATTTGCTTCCGGCACGAATATGAATAGCACGATTCAGTCTCTCGGTCTCATTTTTTTCTATGACAAGAATTGTGAATTTAGCAAGAAGATGTATCAGGAATTCATTTCTGTATTGGGCGCCGATAATTTCCACAAGTTTGTCCAGCTTCGTGACGTGTCCATCTCCTCCAACGAGCAAGAGCTCACCAACTACGGTGGATACGCCGTACCCTTTATCGTCTCCACCTCCACCAATAACACCGTCACCGGGTACATGCCCATGCGTCAGGTCCTTGCCACCATCAGCAAGAAAAACGTCAGCTCCGACATCCAACAGGTGCGCGATCTACAGATCATGGTTTACGTGATGGAAAACTGTGAATATTGCCGCAAGCTCAAGAGCATGCTCGAGCCTTTCGGATCCGCCATCCAGTATTTAGATGGAACCGATCCGTCCAATGCCAATATGGTGTCCAAGGCCCCAGGGTTCCCTTACATCGTTTCTAAAAAGACGGGCAAAAATATGGTCGGTCTCCCTTCTACCATCCAGCAAATGGTCGCCAGTCTGTCGTAAGCCCCAAATCTCTCCCCCCTCTTGTTTTTTTGATTTTTTTTTTCCTCGTTGGTAAGAAAAAAAAAACACATCATGGCAGACGACGACTTTTTTGTTGTACCAGTTCCACTTCATCGAAAACGCATCTATCTCTATCTCATACGTCATGGCCAGTCGCAAGCTAATGTCTCCCCCCTTTTAAAAAAAGCCACTGATCCTTATACTGATCCGACACTCACGCGACTCGGTATGGAACAGGCCATTACAGACAGTCATGCAATTGCCAAATGTTTTCACAAGATTCTGCGTCAGATACGGGTCTATACATCTGTCCTTCTTCGTGCCCAAGAAACCGCGCTCCTCGCTTTTCCACAATCAAATGTGAATATTCATGTTTCCAATCATTTGAAAGAAGAACCAAATATATTGCAAAGAAGATTTGAAAGGTGTGAGGGTGAGAATTTCCCGCTTACGAGCATTCAAGCCCAACAATTAAAGATGCGTCGTGCAAATATTAATCCGAGTCGTCTGGTCTACGAGACCAATCTTTTACAACCCGACGGATCACATTATCGTCCGGAGGTAATCTGCACTACTGGGAGCGTGAAGAAATTCCTCCACGAGCACGCCCACGATTGGAGGGAAGGAGAGATTATCGTTCTCGTCATTCATGGACACCTCATTCGTCATTTTCTCGGAGTATCCGGTAGCACAAAAATACCCAACGGTGGCATTTATCAAGCCTTTGATGATCCCGTGCGACGCACCCTTTCCATTCCCTTACAGACGGGTGAACAAGTTCAACACCTCCTTCTCTATCATCCGCCTCAGACCGATTGGGAATGAATCGCGACATTTCCCCGGATCATGGGATGATATTCATAAAGCGTCTTTCCTGACACCGCGAGCTTGATGGGTTTTTTCCCATTCTCCAGCAGAAAACACGAAGGATATCCATCCAGTTCGTCCGCCTCGGGCAATCCCTCTGGAAATAGATAATAGAGAAGAAATAACACTTTTTTACAAAACAAGACCCGCTTTTCCGTCTCGGGATGAGAGAGATCACGCAACTCCAACTGGAAATAAAATAGGCTTCGAAACCATGCATTAAAATCAATGTTTTTCAGAGAAAGAAATGGAACACGTTCCAACAATGCTGACTGCATATCCCTGCTGAATTTTTGATAACACGATTGCAGATCGGCGTGTCGAAGTACCGCGGACTCGTACTCTGTCTTGTGATTTCCATAAGTCATTGACAATACACCAAGAAGATCCTTACGTATGATAGTACTTCTTGTTTGTCCCATCAGCATTCCGCAATAATCAATATGTGGTTTTAATATTTCCTTTAATGTCTCGACGTCGCCTTCGTCATCTTTCCATCCCGTATAATAATCCGCTACCAAATCGACCGGATAACCGAGATCTTTAATCTCCTTTTCCAGCTGTGCACAATAAATACATCCAGTAAAGGCATATTCTTCTTCCAATTTTCGGAACAATCCCTGAAGTTTCCGAAATCCTTGATGTCTTTTGGCTCGATCATTGCAAGAACTCACAATATATCGAAATAATTCAACCATCTCATGATCGGGACGATAGGGACAATCTTGCTTCTCGGAGCTACCCTCACAATGAATCTTCCACCAGGCCGGATAGGGTGTGTACAAGATATCTTGCCCCGTTTTCCAGAAAAGATGTCGTTTCGGTTTATTGCTTGGCTCGATTCTTAGTTTGTGGATATCCATACTAAGAGAAGGGTCGTACAAAATCCTACAAAAAAGATACTCGAGAATTTCGATCACTGTCTGAAATTCCCGCGGAAAAAGAAATAACCTCGATAATTCCATCTCTATTTGAAATTCAAAGAAAGATGTGTTTAAGCCTCTTCATTTTATTGTTGCCTGTGGACCGCACCTTTACGGTCAAATGCATCTTGTTCTTCCCAATCTTGGATAACGGGATTGACGAGTTGTTGTTGGATGATCTTCTTCTGACCAGGAAAGGTAGTGATACTTTGTTTAAAGATAGTGCGAATATCAATATCGGGATGAGATTGTTTTAGTCCATGAGCGATCTCAGATAAATGATATGCTAAACCCGAATCATGGGCAAATTCATTGGGGTTATGGGCATACAATTCAGAAAATAATTCAAATATATCGTGAAAAATGGCCTCATATTGAGAAGATTTATTTTGTAATAAGAGCCGCTCTATCTGTTTCATTTTTTTTATACGATCGTCAGGATATTCGATAGAAATAGCACGTAATTGCTGTATCTTTTTTTTTAGTTCTAAATGAACAGGATCGGTAATCTGTGGAGCTCGTTGCTGATCCGTAACCTGTGGAGCTCGTTGCTGATCGGTAACCTGTGGAGCTCGTTGTTGATCGGTAGGCTTGGATGTCTGACTTCCCATTTTTTTCCTTTTTTTTTGTAATGATTATATATTTTTTTTTTATGAAAATCGATTTATTGAAGAAGCTCAGAAGGAATGTCTTGCACGGTATATCCCCATTTCTCGTACCACTGATCCCCGTACCCAGCCTTGACAATCATGGCCTCGTCATACGTCAAACGCGACGGATGCAACCCCGATTTCAGGCTCTCTACAACGTACGCCAACGCTTCCTCCATACAGATGACAGGATTTCCAGCGTTATTTTCCTGAATCGGGGTTCCCGTATTCACATCAAAAGAATTATAAAATCGTTCTCCAAATTTCATATACTTTTCCCTATCCTCGTCCGAAACTTTTTCCAAGAACGCCTTTCTCATTTTTTCAAACATCTCTGTGGCCACAGGATTGGCTTTCTCCGATACGCTCATTTTGAATATAATATATTCAAAGGCTTTAAATAATTTTTCAATACTTGAGTTTTTTTTTACCGGTTGTTGAAGTACTGGGTTGTTGTTGATGACGTTCAGGTATGCATTGAAATTCTTCTAAAACAGATCGTATAGTTTCAATATACTCGGCATCTTTTATTGTGTTCTTTTCCTTTTGAAAAATATAAGAGGCTTGAAAGAATTCATACTCGTATACGATAGGAACCAGCAGGCTCTGTCTATTGAAATTAGTATAATTGATATTCTTTGTTGCAAAGATATAAAAAAAAATCGTATTTGGATTATTTTCTATTTGTCGAAAAATAGGACACAGACGACGTTGTTGTCGTCGTCGTTTTTGTTTCATTTTTTCATTGTCCAACAAGAGTCGATAATGAAGTAAATACACACGTATAAGCCAATCACCAACGAGATGCAAACAAGTGCTTTCCAAGGATTTGAGAATCATTTGTACCGTATCCCCTTGCCTCTCATATTGAAGATTAAACACACGATTCTTTGTGGTTTCGTCCAGAGCGTCCATCTTCGATTTGAAAAAAATCAATGCACGTTCACTCACATCAAAACCTTCGGAGCCCTGATTAGAAGGATCATCATTGCGCATGATGTATCCCATTTTTCCAATCCATTCAATACATTGCAGATAAATATCTAAAGGCAAGTCCGCAAGCGGAATATTTTTTTCCATCTGTTGTAACTTGCTCTTATTGTCCGCGGATATTCCGGGATGGGTGAACAACATTGCCTTATCTCTTGGATAGTACCACAAGGCATCAACAAGATCCGTTGGATCGCGATTCTTGGGTGTGCTGAGAAGATAATCTATTAGCTCGTCTACATTGTGACATCTTTTGTAAGGAGTGACATGGAGTAAATGTCCGGGAATATCCGCTATATTCTCCAAAAAAAGGGTGTGAGAATTTTGACATTTCGGTAGATTTTGGAGCAATTCTATAATAAGAGACAACTTATCCAAAGTTGCCGGCCATGATCCCGTCAAAAAAGTCACATATCGTTTCAAACGATCCACATCCATCTTTTCAAAAACCTCTAATAAATGACGTTGAAGGATCGGTAAGATTAGATCTACATGTTGGATCCCAAAATTAGCACTCATCTTACAATGATTGCGAAAAAATGAAACGATCGTTCTTTTTTCCTTTTGTGTCGTGGCAACATGAAGCATTCTCCACAAATAAAGCTTTTCCAATAAATTCATTTAATTCTTTTACCAAAAAAAAAAATAAAAACAGGCTATATATTTCTTGCGGAAAAAAAAGGCGTATCCTACACAAACACAACAATCATTACTTAAAGATTAAATTTTACGTGGAATCAAAGACACAAAACAATTTGATTCATGGGAGATAGTTTAAGAGATTTACCTACTGACAGTCTTCCTCCAACGGTGGATGAGAAGGAGATGATTCAGTGGATGTTTACTGGAGGAGAAGGAGGCAAAGACACGTCGGTTACGACGACGGGGGCTGAATCACAGGCTTCAATGATGACACCACGATTTCATATGGAGTTAAAAACGCTATTAGTCATTATGTTATTGTATGTGGCGGTATCCAGTTCATGGACCGATTCTTTAATAGAGAAGATTCTTCCTATAACGACCACGAGTCCCATCTTCCTTATCGCGACAAAATCGATTCTATTCGCCATCATACTACTATTATTTTTCCATTACACGGGAGAAAATTAATTAATTATCCGAGGATGGGGGTGCCGATGGCCTGGGCGAGGGTGATAGACTCGCAGATGCGGAAGCCAATTTCGTAGCCCACGGAGGCGTTGGAGGCCACGGGGTTTCCGGTCTGGATGGCAATAAAGAAGCGGTTGCCGTAGAGTCCGTAGAGGGTGTTGGAGGCGCCAGAGGTGATGGCGGAGGTAGGGTCGGTGGTAGCACCGGGTCCCCAAGGGATGGCGTTCTTGATCTTGATGGGAACGCCATCGACGGTGATGAGACCGTTCACGGAGCTGTAAAGGTTGGGGGTGGGGGTGGCGTTGTCGGAGACGATCACCACGGAAAGATTGTTCTTGGGGTTCTGGTTCTGGAGGTTGAATTGGAGGATGACCCAGACCTTGCTGCCGAGGGCGCCTTCGGGGCCGGCGCCTACGACCAGACCAGCGTTGGCGTATTGATAATCGGTACCGGTGCAGTTGCTGTTCACGATGGTGCCAAGGTAGGACTTGGTGGAGCTTTGGTCGGCGGAGGAGCCGGTGGAAGCCGACGAGCTCAGGGAGGCGACCCAGTCGGGGAGGGTAGAATTTTGGAGCACGAGGTTGGGCTTGGAAGAGACCACGAAGGGGGTCTTGAAGAGACGGGCGGTAACGTTTCGTTGATCGTTACGAGCATAATAAGGGAGCGGGTCGATCCTGGCGAAAAAATTATTCCAGGGGAGCGCATATTGGGGAAACACATAGTTCACAAAATAATCAAAGATGATGGAGTCTTGGAGTCCTGCAAGAGTAGCCATTTCTAAACTTCTTCTCTACTTATACGGGGGGAAAATTTTTTTTTCAAAAAAAAAAATTAGAATAGCGGATAAGGTTGAAAAATTTTATTTTTTTTCTATTCAATCTTTATCTTTGCTCTTCCAACAAAAAAGTCAATCTTCGTATATCTTTTTCTGGTAGCGTTTGAACAAGAGGGCGTATCGAGTCCAATATATTCTTCCGTATCGTGGCATCTTGCTGATATTGGGAGAGAAGCCATAATTTCTGATCCAGATCAATGACGGGTTCTTGTTTTAAACGTCGACGGCTTCGTTGGACCCATTGACGAATCACATCGCTCTTGAGAGGATTTTTTCGTATCTGCTCTTTCATTGTTTGAATCTTTTCCATAGCTTGTTGGCTCGGATAAGAGGTTCCTTCGCTGATCAACCATTTTTGCAAATCCTGATAGAAAGTCTTCCACCATAACGGCGCCTCGTCGTAATAATAACTCATCGCTTTCAATTCTGTAAAAACAGTCAGCAAGGACATTTCCTTTTCTTTCTTTCTTCCAAAAAAAAAAACTTTGTATCCAATTTAATGTCTTGATGATCGGAAAGGAAAAAAAATATGCGTCATCGTCCAACCGATTTTACCTATACTATCTCCTGTATTGATCTGCAATCCTTTTTATCTTCCGAAGCCAAGACGCTTGGATTCCGATCTCTGCAATTGCATCATCCTGATGATGATCGTCCAAGACCGTGTCCTGGACATGGCTGGGTAACTTGGGATCATCCGTTGGAAGATCAACAGATAATGGAATGGAAACGTCTGACCGGTCTTGAATTTCTTATCCATCATCCACACATGCGTAACATTGGTTTCTTTTCTTTCCTGGTAATCGAAGGCGCCTATTATTGCTACCGCGAGGGAGCCTATGTTCATGATGACAATCCTTTCAAGATTCGCACATTTGAACTCCACGGTGCACCCTCACAAGAAAATGATGTATCGACAATTGTGATGCTCCGTGATCCGCAATTCCTGCACCTCCAACGGGACACCCTCGGCGCCGACGGACAAAAAGAAGATCATCTGTGTTTCAGCAAGACGACGCATCGATGTGACGTGTGTCGCACGATTCAAGAAGTTCTTGTACTTCATGTTTCCGATGCTCAATGTCTCTTATGTTTTTCCTGTTTCAACAAGCTCTACCAAAACCTCGTAAATGCACAGTTATAATTTGTATTATCCATTATCGGTGTGGATAATATAAATTAACAGGTAGAACAGGAAAGGTGTTTGTCATTTTATATTTCGTTGGACGGCTTTTTTTTTATTGTACGGCGTTTTCCTCTAACTCCTTTGACGAAATTAGATCTTGAAAATGTGTTGCTGGATCTGCCTCTGCATCGAATAATAGGTAAGCTTGTCGTTACCCATATTGAAAAGATTCTTCAGCTTCTCATCGGGAATGATCTCACGACGATCAGTGGGATTCTGAAGATCCTGATCCTTGATGTACTGACAAAGCTTCTTGGTCACATGCACCCTGGTGATGAGATCTTCGGGATTGGTGTTCAGAAAATTAGCCAGATCCTCACTGATCTTGATAGGCTTCATGAAGCCACTGTTGTTCTCCGATCTGGGCTTGCTATCATCGCGATGCGTCTTGATCTTCATCAGCTTGTAGGCATCCCCTTGAATCTGCTTGATCTTCTTCAACATAAGAGTCTTGCTGTTCTTGTTACCCTTCTCCAGCTTCAGACCGTCCATAAAAGTATTGAATTGCTCGTTAAAGGCCTCAAAATTCTGGTAAAAACTATCCTTCGTCACAACACGACGATTGCGCTTCTTCGCCTCCACAACCCCATCATCGGCAATAGGAACCTCCGCTTCTTCCTCCACCACCTCAGCATTCTCATCCACTTCCTCCGTGATAGGGGTCGCAAGTGTAGCGGAAGTGACAGGGGTAACGACTTCTGCAGTCGTAGTCTCCCCGGTAGTAGGAACCACCACAGTTTCCACTACGGTTTCCACCTTCTTGACAGACTTTTTCTTGGGTTTCTTCTCTGCGGGTGCACCAGCAGAAACAGGATAAGGAGCATCTGAAACACTCTTCGTAGGATTCTTTGCCTTTCCAATTTCCTCTTGCTTAATCACCTCGACGGGAACGGGCTGAGAGGTGGCGACGATTGTTTGACTCTTTTTAACCATTGTTTTTTATTATGTTTTTGCTTTTCTTTAAGTTTCTTTGAAAAAGGGGGCTTCAGTTTTTTTTTTCCAATCGAGCCGGAAAGAGGATAGATTTAAGACATTGAGTATTGCATCGAGCAAAGGATGAATACGGGTACGTATTGGACGAAGCAAGAAGAATTACAGTTGATGGATGAGTTATCGGATCAGAAATCGATGGATGAGATTGCCAAGACGCATGGGCGTACACCCAAGGCCATCGAGATGCGACTCGAGTCTTTGATTCGAAAACAGTATAAAGATAATTACACGATTTCTTCTTTGGTTAATCTGTATCACAAGACCGAGTCGGAAATCCAGAAAATCATTGATACGACACCATCACCACCTTCTGCCCCAGGTCCTGAAAAAACAACGGCGTCTAAACAAAGGCCATCAATTTCCTCGTCAACGATAAAAGAAAAGGAACAGGAAATGCGTTTAAAAAAAATAGAGGATCGTTTAGTGATGATTGAAAAATATGTAGGACGCATCTACAAAATACTCTCCTCATTAAAAAAAAATTGAATTAAAAAAAAAAACTTTCTCGAACCACAAATACCAAAAAACATGATGCGTGACGAACTCATGAATGTTATAGATCAAAATATCTCCAAATTCCTTCAGCATCTTGCACAATCGTATCCACAAGCCATTTCAATGCCACAATTACAACAATCATGGCAGGATTTCAAGTCCACGACAAACTCTCCCGCACCGGGAACCAATCCAGTCGCCCTCTCAACTCCAACAACAGTTGCACCTGCACCAGTATCCAAAAAATCAGGATATCAGAATTTCTTTACCATAAGGCGAATGGAGCTCAAAGCAATAAATCCAAGTCTATCATTTGGAGAACTCTCGAAAATGATTTCTGCAGAGTGGAATGTCCTTCAACCGCCAGAAAAAAGTCGTTTTGTAAATTTAACTTCTGCTTCTGCTCCAGTTAGCACCCCTCCTCCTGCAACATCAATACCTTTACCCAGAACATCATCCGCACCGTTGACAGAGAATAATGCGCCATTCACGTTACAAGATCTCAATAACAAGAAGATGGACGAGCTCAAGGATCTATGTGAGGCAAGGGATCTCAAGAAAAGCGGAAACAAGACAGAGTTGATTCGTCGTCTCTTAGGTCACACTACAGACAATAAGGCCCCTACTGTCAGTTCTTCGTCCAATAACGCTTTACTTCTTACCAAACCTAATTCCTCCGCTCTGGTTAATGAACCCTCTGAAAAGCGTGATTCTTCTTTTGATATTTATGTGTCATCGAAATCTGAAAAACGCTCGGATTTTGAACATAGCGCAATCACTCCCGAAGAGGAGGATTTTGAATTTGAGAATCTATCGGATAAATTTAATTCCGATTCGGAGAGCACCATCCAAGATGATGACGATGATGATGACGATGCATTCGGTATCACGGAATAATTGCTGTCATGATTTTTTTTTTTCATTTTCCATTATAAAAAATGAATTCTTACTACGCTACGATTGATACGTATAATCAGGTCAACAGCAACGATCTTTCCAAACTGACTATCGATTATCCTCCCCCCACCACCGCACCGAATACCATCAACACCAGCACCCACAACAACACCTACCCGGTCCTTGCTCATGATAAATCGAGTCAAAGGATTCACGTGTTAGAGACCGTGCTTGAAGGTTACACGATGGAACCTCCGATTCCCACCAATGCTTCGGCCGTTTTGACTTTAATCTATGATCCATCCAAGAACTCATTGATCATGAGTCTTAAGCTTCGCAAGCTATTCAATATGCTTTCTTGCGCTCTCTACGAGTGCAACGAGGATGGAGAAAAGGGAAATCTTATTATGATGTTGTGGGAGAATGATAGTATCCAGGACACGAGCTTCCTGAGTGTGGTCATGGACACCATTACTATTCCTATCGAGAAATGGCAGAGTCTCTTTTCTCTTGTCAAGCGACAAAAATTGCTGGCGACCATAACGACTCAAAAACATCCCGATGGTGAGATTGATGGTATTGTTTCCATCCTCTATTAGAATATTTTTTTCTATAGAAAAAAATTCATGTCCCGTAGAGCATGCAGTTTTTACGTTCCCTGAATTGAAACGTCTCTATGATACGATGAGATTAAGTCCACAAACGCTTCGTGAGGCATTATATCGATGTATTGGGCGGTAAAACCCCAACCCTCTTAACGACTCTTTGATTTTTTTTGAGACTTCCCGGAGAATAAAATGGCTCGTTGTTCCGCTGAAATAAACCGATTGACTTTGGTCATACAATGGGGACAATTTCCGGAAATCATGCATTGGCCCCTGCTGGTCACATTCTCATAGGGGTTTTGAATACAAATACTCTGTTTACAGCGTAAGCAATATCCGTTACCACAGTCACTCATTTTTTTTAATAACTGTTTTTGTTTCTAATTCAAAAAAGTCATAATGTGAAAAGTTATGGTGAAAAGAAGAAGATTATCATTTTAGAAGAAGTATAAATGAATTTGTAGTAGTAAAAATATAAAATACAATATCTGAAATATATTATTTTATTTGAAGATGGTTATTTAATAAGACAATCTTTTATAATGTTGTTGATCGTGCGAAATATTCAAAGATATGTAATGTGAATATTCTTGTCCGAGTGCATATGCCATTATTCTTTCATATATTCCTCCAATATGTCCGAAATGTGTTCTATTTGGAGGTTGTATACACCAAGGATAAAGTTTATCATACAATTGAATTATCCATTTCATTATTTTTTCATAAATATCTGTTGAAATAACATAAGAATTTAATAATGGAAAACTACTTTCTTTATTGAATGGTCTGTTATAAAATGTTTCATAATCATTCACTACATAATCAAGCGTTCTGGGTTCGTTCCAAGTATCATAACTGCAAAAAGAAAAGCTTTCAATCATACAACCAAATAATGTTGGAGTAGTCGTTATATTCTTTTCTAAGAAATCAATTATATTATCGCAAAACGCCATATCATATTGAAAAAATCCGACATATTCATAGTATTTGTGTAAATTATTTGCGTAGACATGATACAACACTGAATTTTCATTATATCCTCTTTCTTGGAATGTTGGGTCGTAAATCGGAAGTTCCCATTCGTTTATTACTTTGTATTTGTTATCTGTGTAATTCTTGGGTATTTTTTCATTTACTCCTATAAACGTAAAATATTCTTGAAGAATATCGTCCGGTATATTTTTGTAACAGTCATCGAAAATATTTTTGTGGAACACAACGAAAATCTGAATATTGATCATATATAATATATCTATATTTTCTTTTCTTTCTAATTCAAAAAAGTCATAATCATAATATGACAAAATAGATAAATTATTATTTTCGATATATTCTACTATTTTTCTTGCATATACTTTCATATATGTCTTATGTAACAATTGAGTCAATTCTCGGTCTTTACCAGTTATCATACTATTATAAGTATTACTCATATAATCTTCTATATTATATTCATAATCATCATCGTAACACTTGTTTAATTCATTCACAAAACAAGGAGATAAATTAGACATATATATTCACCATTTTCATCATTATTTTCTCCTTTATAATTGGTAAATACATCATAAATATTATTATAAATAAAATCTTTATTATTAAAATTAAATTTTCTCAAACAATTTTTGCGGATAGATTTACTTAATATAATTTTATCTTCAAATTGCAAGTATGATGTAATTTCTAAAAATATAGAGTTAATGCCAAATAATTTTTGTATATCCATTTTGTTACTTGTATATAGTTTAATATGTTTAATCTAATTTATATAAATTACATTACTCCATCATATAAAGCGAATTTATTCATTGCAATATATAAAATAAAAGAATATAAAATTTTTTTTTATAAACATAGTAGTAATCCGATTATATACAAATGTCTATACCATCAGATATGACAATTCGAGAAATAGAAGATTTGAAGAATACAATTGAATCTTTTCCGAAATTACATCATACAAAATTTAAAAAAAAATAATTTCCAATATTTTCAACAAGCTTTAAATCAGTCCGATGGTTAAAATCTTTGGACCAGCGATAGAGTGCTTAACACTTTTTCCGAGCCTGTGGGGACATGACGCTCGCTGTCGTTTTATATCATACACGACTTTTGGATCTGTCAAAAGACAATTCCTATGACGAGTTTTAATAGCCTGTGCTTTCGAACCACTTCGATCATAGTATCAATATATTCTTCCTGAATACGAAGTGTCTGGATATCCTTACGAGTGTATGTCTGATTGACAAACGTGAGAAGTATCTTGGCAACCTAATTCATAATTGAAAATTATTTTTAGTGGTTGCGCATACATCCTATGATATTAAAGTCTAAGACATGGCTTGTTGACGCAACATACCGCCACCACCACCGAATTGTTGAGCATCCATAAGATTCGTATTTTTTTTTTTCAGTAATGAATTTTTTTTTTTTTGATGGAGAATGACAAAAAAATAAATAGATGACGACTCAAGACAAGAAAATATTAGAAGCCACCCGATGGGAAGAAATCCAGGCGGTTATGAATCAGAATCAAGATGTTTATGCGGTTCTTGATTTCTGGGCGCCGTGGTGCGCCCCTTGCATGCAATTATCACCTCATTTTTACGAGATGGCAACTAATTTTGCGGAAAGACCCTATGTTTTTTCTAAAGTCAATGTGGACGATCCCGAAGCAGAGGAATTTACCAGTAAATTCTCGGTCAGCAGTCTTCCCACTATCCTTGTGGTCGATGCCAAAGGAAAAGAAGTAAAACGAGTGATTGGTAGACGTCCCGACGCCATTCGAAACATGATTGAAACCTTACCCTCGACACCCTCTATCACTACTACCACCACCACCCCCATCCAATCTCTCTTATCCGCTCCTCCTTCCTCTACCCCTTCTATTTTTGATAATCCTTATCGTATTTAATCTCGATTTGCGATCACGAGCGCAAATTTCGCATCTTCATAATTTTTGAACACATTGTTGTAACCGAGATGTACAAGACGTTTCGATAGAGTCTCGTAGTCTTCATGGGACATATGCTTGCATTCAAAAATAATCTCTTTAGGCAAGAGATGAAAATCATAATTCATCAGGATGGTGAAATCGTGTCCTTCTGTATCAATGTGCAATAGATCAACAGTATCGATCTGATGCTCTTGAATAATTTCCGAGATGGTGGTGGTTGGTACCGTGATGGTTTCGGTAATCAGTCCTTCAATATGTTTCTTGGCGTGATCGCGATGGACCGAAGACAGCTGGGTAGCCCAAAAGGGTAGAGTGTTGAAATCGTTCTTGTCCGAGGGAATGGTCAATTCAATCGTTCCGACAAAAGAGCTCACCGCTTTATTGATGAAAATTAGATGAGGATGATTGGGAAATCGTGTGGTATAATTAATTTTCAGAATCGCAAATAGAGAGGGTACAGGCTCAACGAGCACGAGTCGTGTTGTTTCATCCACGAGATTAAATATAGGATCATTCGATGTATTACCAATATGAGAACCAATTTGCACAATGGTTTGATGATGATACATGTTTTCTTTTTACGAAAAAGAAAAAAAAATTAAAATCCGAAAAACTCAGGCCTTTTTTTAGGCCTCAAACAGTCTCGTCTTGGGAACAAGGGATTCAAAATCAAACACGAGGTTCTGAAAATCCGATTGGAGCTTAGTAAAACGAGAAATGAGAAGAAGATACTTGAGCAGAATCTTCCACACCTGACAATGCAAAAAAACGCTTTTGAACATGGTTTTTTGCTTGAGATTTTGACACTCGTCCAATCGCTCGGTCAATACTTTTTTCTGATGCCCACGACGCACGGTTTCTTGAAAGGTAAGATCGTCCGAAGAGGATATCTTTTCATTAAAATGAATGTCATGAATGGTCTTGTTTTCTTCCGCGACAAGCTTGATGTATAGCTCTCGACACTGGGCATTCTGTCGAGACATTTGCGCATAGTATTCCCAAACATGAGTAATCCGTGTGGAGTCCGTCGAGGTACAGAAACTTTGATAATTGGGTAGGAAGCCCAAATACATCTTTTCGACACGACTCTGAACATCGGTCATAATTTTTTCGGTTTCATGCGAGACCACATAGACGTTTTCAAAAAACCACTCAATGTCCAGGAGCAAATAAAAACCAAAATGTTCCAAATTGGACATATTTTTTACCTGGAAACAAACATCCCTTTCTTGCATGATGTGGTAGCCCTGAAAGAGGATATACTTGTAATTGTATTCAGGAAAAGCGCGCAGAAAAACATCGTAAAGAACAAGCAAGCCATCCAGATCGTCTTCATGATACTTGTCCATGAAATAAAAATTTGATTTCTCCAAATGATCGTGTTCATAATCCCGAGGAATCGAGATTTCTTGACTGGCAACTTTGATAAAATAAAGATTTCCATTTTTACAAGACATGACCCGTGCAAAATAAACACGAGAATCATATATCCAATAATCCAGGACATCCTGGCTGTTCTCTTTCAGGAATTGATGTAATCTATATAAGGACATTTTTAGTAGAGACGTGTTCTTTCTTAAGCTCTATTAGAAAGGAATGGATCAGTTTAAAGAAAGATGCATTGTGATAGAAAAATGTCGAAATCAAAGGTCAACGTCATCAAGATCCCTCGTGAATCTAATTCGGGGGGAGAGATTCCAAAAGCAGACTTTCCGAGGATGCCAAGGATGTATTTAGAGCTCATTGAGAATAAAGATAAGATCAAGCCAGGGATGGTGAATAAAGAATATGATCCAGATGAGGTGTCGACCGTGATAAGTGATAGAAGTTATCGACCAAAGACAACTACAAATGCGGAAACCTCGGAATGGAATCCTTCCAATATTGATGAAGAGGACGAGGAGGAAGATGAAGAAGAGGAGGAGGATGGGGACGACGAAGAGGAGGAGGAGGAGGAAGAGAAGGAGATAAAAGAGATAGAGAATGAGGAAGAGGTATTAGAAGATATTGGAGATGAAGAAGATGAGGATGAAAACGAGGATGGCGAAGAGGAGGAGGAGGAGGATGATGATAAGCAAAGGGGGGGAGAAGAAATGAAGAAGGAAGAATTGGACATTCAGAAGGAAAATGAAGAGTTTGTAGGTATAGAGGATGAGGAGGATATGGACGATGGGGATGATGAGGGGAGAGGAGGCTTCCTTCCACCCTTTGGTGGTGGTGGTCGTGGTGGTGGTGGTGATATAGAGGAGGAATTTGATGATGATTTTGGGCAATTTATGAAACGTAAGGAGAAGGATATGGCACCATCAAGAATGATGGAAGAAGATCGTGCGTCCATGAGCTCCTCGACCAGGAAGAGTGCTCCTCCGTTGACAAGAGAAGAAAATCTCAAGAAAAACAGGGTAAGAGAGAAGCTGAAAGAGATCTTACATGACCCACCAAAGCTTTCCGATTTGGAAAGGAGGGGTGAGGTGCGGACCAAGAAGGTGATTCCGAATCTTCCTCGCCAGACAATGGAGGAAGAAGATGAATTGAAACGGGAATTGTTGTACAAATTTGATCTTCTGAAGAGAGGGTACAAGAATGTTGATATTCCGGAGTTTAACATGCATTCGGATTACAAGAATATGAACAAGACGTATGAGAATACGTTGCGTCGGGTATCACTGGATAGCAGTGTGGAGAATTATAGGAATTATCTGATCGCAGGATTCATGGTCATGGAATACGTGCTGGGTTACTGGTTACGTTTTGATATGGCAGGATTCACCCAGCAACAGATTCTCAACATGAATCAGTACGAGAGGATGTTGATTGAGTTGGGAGAAAAGTCGTATGTCCCTGATGATAAGAAGTGGCCTGTCGAGCTACGTCTTTTGGGTATGATTGTTCTCAACGCGGTCATCTTTATCATCGCCAAAATGATCATTTCTAAAACGGGAACCAATCTGTTTGGTCTCATGAATGCCCAGCAGAGCGAATACCAGAAGAATACTCACAAGGCCAAGAGAAAAATGAGAGGTCCCAACATTGATTTTTCCAACATCCCGGATCTCGATGATGTATCCACCACCTCAGGACCCACCGTCATGTAAACACGACGAATAAAGAAAAAAAACGATTTAAGGATTGCCAATACAACAAGAAAAATATATTATATATCACATGTTTGATACTCAGCTATCTGATTTTCAGAATTTCGATTATGACTCGGTCATATTTTATAAACCGGAAACAATCAATCTGTCGGATAGCCAGAATGTTTTTCGGAAGATCAAGATTTGTGTGAAAAACAGGGATGGGACGTTTGGTGATCTTGTGTTTTCAGCACCCAAGAATTTATTCAGTTTCGGGATACAGGAATTGAGAGACAGTCATGGGTGTGTAAGCGGTTATATCATGCCCATCAGTCTTTGGAGGAAGAAAGAGCCGACACCGGAGGAGACAAATTTCATCAGGGTTCTTCAGGATATCATAGACATGAGTCATGATCAGGTGCACAAGTATATTTCGGAGGATGTGGACACCAAAAGATTCAGTCCTCTTTCGTTCAAGAAGACGGACGAATCACTGGGGGAGGAGAAAAAGTCTCCCATTCTTTATACCAAGCTGATTTACAACAAGAAGGATCAAAAGATTTTGACCTTGTTTATTGACGAGAATTCAAATCTCGAGGTCAGTCCCGTGGGGATTCTCAACAAGAAATGTTATGTCACGGGTGCGATCAAGATTGAGAGTATTTTCTTGGGTGATAAGGTGACGTTGCAGATCAAGCTGTATGAAGCCATTGTGCGTGTCATGAAACAGGGTAAGCGTTTACTTAATAATGATATGCGAAGAAAACGGAGCGATGCACCACTGGTACCTGTGTTACAGCCTCTGAACGTTGCGACTGCTTCTTCTTCCTCTACACCACCACCCTCCGAGCAAAACGAGAATGCGGAAGAAATCTAATCCTCTTCTTTCCATTCATCATCATAATCACCATCTCTCTGCTTGGCGGGAATTTTCAATCGCCTGATCGAAGCCAGCAGGGCATTCATTGGGGCACCTCCGCCACCACCACCACCAGCCTGAGCAACCACCGCTGGTTCTCTGCGGATAGAGGCTAATAGATTAGATGGCATTTTAATAGGAGGAGGTCCTTGAGAAGGAGATCTTCTTTGGGAAGAAGGGGGAGCTCTGAAAACTGATTTCATTTTGGTTTGTACATATTGTTGAGCAGTCATTCCCAATCGATTTCTTGGATCCTTGGCCATTTCTTCCAAGGATTTTTTAAACATTTTTTGGGCCAGGGACAATCCTGCGTATGGGTCTATCTCGGGTTCAGGCTCGGCACCGCCATCGTCACCGCCACCACAACCACAACCTCCACCACCACCGGCTTTACCAAAAGATCGGATATAGTCTAAAAATTCAGTCTTCTTTTGTTCGTTCATACCTTGCATCATGGACGTGATTAGTTGAACTTCGGGAGAGCGGGCGACCCTCGCCTGAATTGCCTCCTGAACCGCACCAGCACCAGCACCACTCTGCGCTTGAGCGATTAATCGATCCAGATCTGCGGTTTTTAGCTTACGGCTCCAACTCGTAATTGCTCCTTGATTACGCGAGGTTAAAACTGGTTCAAGAGAGCTACCAATCTCTTTACGATCCGTCCCGGGATTATCTTTTAGCCATCGATATACCGCTAATTTCTGTTGAGTGGTCCATTTTGTACCCGCTGATTTTGATTTTTTAGGTGGCATGGTTCTGTTTTGTTTTTATTTTTTATTTTCATAACAAAAAATATTTTGACAATTTTTATAGCGACTACTGTTGTAATCGCTTACGTCTATTTTCTCTTGCCATGAGGAGAGTTTCCACAAAGCCAAAATTACCATCAAGAGCTTCCATCAATATCCAGATCCGCGCCGTGTTCTACCATCAATATCGCTATATCTTCTATCCGTTATTGGTTTATCATATCTCTTTCCTGCATTCACATCTACCCCGGCTCGAATAACTTTTTTGATCAGCTCTTTTCATCGGATCATGATTAAATTTACTATCTGAAATAATTCTATGAGTACAGCAACCCAATTCTCGATAAAGTAATTAAGAATTTTTGATTTCTACGTAGTCCTATCTCGGCGCGTCTATCGTGGCTATCAAAAACCAAAAATGGTAGCACTGTGGACATATAACATAGTTCCCAATCTCGATAAAAAAGCAATAGAAAAAGCTTTGGAGCTTACTTACCTCTTTAAGCAACTGAAGGGCTTTCAACTGTAAGAGTCATTATATCCTGCTCGTTAAAAACCATTTGAAAATCTTCACGCGTGTTCAAAAGGAAAAGAAAAGGAGAAGAAATGTGCGTTTTTTTTTTCAAATTATACAATAGCGAGGCGACATACGGGACAGGTATCTTCAATCTTAAGAATGCAGTCCGAACATACACAATGATTGTATTGATTTTGATGAACATTAATACAGGGCTTTTCTTCCAAACAAACAGAGCATTGATACTCTATTTTATGGACAAAATGGTACTTCAATTCTCTATGAAAAAAAAAGCTCTGAAAAGGCAGATAAATGAGAATTTCTTGAATGTATAAACCCGTCGTAAAAATAATACAAGGCATAAATTCGTGATTACTCTGATTCGTATCACTATAGGAAATAAGCGTCTTGGAGATTACCTGTCCCAATGTGTAATCCTGTGGGGCGTTCTTGAAATAAAACTCGAAGAATCCGGACACGAGCTCAATGTTCGTACGAGGATTCTCGATAAAGAAGAGAAATGAATTTGTCAGATTGCACTTCATTTGATATTTCTTGACATCGATCAGCAATAATGGATTATAAAACTTGCTATAATTTACCTTGAATTTGTCTTTGTTCAATAAACAATACACACTCATTTTTATTTAAAAAATAAAATTAAAATTGATGAAAAAATAATTTAAAAAAATAATTTTGTTTCAAAAAACAATGGACTTGATGGACGAGGAATCACAGAAAAGAGTCAACCTTCTTGTGAAAACCAAGACCAAGACAGAGCTCCAGATGATGTGCAAGGAAAAAAAAAAGAGTATAAGCGGTACCAAGATCGATATGGCTCAACGTGTCCTCGGGATCGTCGTTGAAAAGGCCCCCATTGTCAAGCAGACCTCCGTGAATGAAGCGGGAAAGAAAAAAGATGCTTTTTCTGTCGCAGCAACCGACAGCAATCTTATTTTACGGATCGCCAAGAACAAGTTTGGGCATTATACCCATGAGGAGACCTCTCTGGTTTTTGATCCGGTTACCAAGCGAGTGATTGGTGTACAACAGTCCACGGGAAGCGTTCGTTCATTGCAAAGAAGTGATATTGATCAGTGTCAAAAATACAAATTCCAGTATAATCTTCCCGATACGCTGGATCCTTCTCCCATCTATGAAGTGTTGGAAAATTCGGATAACGATGGAGGAGGTAACAAGTCCGAGGGTGAGCCCTTGTCGGACGAGGAGGAGGAGGAGGAGGAGGGGGAGGATATGGAAGGTGAAGAAGGCTATCAACTATAGAAGGATTTACGTTCCGTGGAGGATTCGAAAAACAAGAATTCAATGATACCAAAGCGTTTGATACGCTTAGATCCTGAAGAGGATCCCCGTGGAGCTACACACGGGTTAAAAGTAGGGTGTAGACATCTGTGATGTGTGTCTATAAAAAAAAATTTTTTCTTTCTTTACACCAAAAAATATGATTTGGGAATTGATACAATTAACACTTCTCATCATCATTCTTGTCTTTGTGATTCTTATCTGGCAAAAACCTAATTCCGAGGGTTTTGATAACTGTTTCGGGATGCAATACTATGGTGATCCTTTTCTTCAAAACAAAAACAATCAAATCTGTGCCGAAGGTACTACTAACCCTCTCTACGTTGAAGGAGGATGTGCCGTCTACGATCCCCAGAAATTAAGCAATCAATACGCGGATGGAAAATTCAGGGCTGCTGTTTAACCCTTCTTTCCTAAATATAACAACCCCTCTCGCCGGTAGGAGCCAAAGATCCTCCCCATTTTTACGCACTTGAACGTCCGCTCCGAGTAATTGCGCACCGTACAAGTCTGGTCATACTTGAACTGGATAAACCGGATCCTCTTGATTAGCTCGGGCACCACCGTCATCCGAAACAGGTCCAACGCATCTCCACTACCAACAAAGTCGTGGATGTGACGCTGGAGATCACCACTCATCCTCGACATTATCATCACGACCATCCTTTCTTATTTCCTGCTTCCTGTTGTTGGAAAATAAGAAAAACAAATAAGAACACAAAGTAAAGATCAGAGCGAGTATCCCTGAACGAGAAAAAAGGGTCCAGGTCTTCATTTTTTTTTACTACCGATTGAATCATGTTTTGAATTCAACCTACAAACAAGTTAAAAGCCAATTTGGAATGATAGATGAATCATTTCATTTGAGGTCGTCATGACCTCTTGACCGCCATCCGGTACTACCGGATCGACGGGTGTTTTTTGATAAAAAACATGTTTTATTTTGGAAACAAACCCCAAAAAATAAACCTTTTCAGATTTTTTAATTTTTTTTGAAAAAAATCTCAGACACTTTCTATTTCTTGTTTTGCTGGACGAGTCCCAATAACGCCTATCTCAGCTTTGCCCTGACAGGTAGGTGCTATGCGGAGGTTAAAAAAAAGAATGGTCTTCAACAATATCATTCCACATAATAATTATTGGCAGATGGCAGCCTGCGTTGTATTCTTTATTTTCATCCATCGCCGCTATCTGTGCCATCGCCTTTGCCAACTACGTCGCGATCAATCTCCGTGTCGGCGTGATTGAAGACAAAATCAATGAAACTACTATCGAAAATGATTACGTCGCGCGATACGTTGATTGGTCCATCACCACACCACTACTGGTCCTCACCATTCTCCTACGGAGCAAAATCAGCAATCCCAGCATCATGCTCTTTGCCCTCTGTGGATCGACTCAACCTGGTCTCTGTATCTTTCTCTTCTTTGCATGGCTCGTCTATCCCTTTTTATGGATCCTACATCGTATACCTGTAACCAAACCCTATCTCAACAACCTCCATGATCGATGTGTTCTCCAAGGCCGGATATGGACTCCTCCTGCCTCTCTAAACCACCCTCTGTGCGCTTTTCAAACCATCCCAGGAATTGCAAGAAAGAGGCAACGCCCTCTGCGCATTCCTCTGGACGTGAACGTGCACGGCACGCTGTTGGATCGCTTGAAGCGCATTGGTCGGTGCCACGCCCGTACCCCAGATTTCAATGACACCGTGTCGCACAAACAGATAATGGCATCCGGTATTCTCGGTGATGGCCTTGAAATGGATGCCATTCTTGCCAATCAAAAGACCTGTTGGGAACCATTCCGGCACTGCAAGAGTGAGCATGTAGATACCGGTCTCAAAGAGGGGTGGCGAGTAAATACCAGCAAGTGGCGCCCAACGCAACTCTGTCCGGATCTCATTGTCTGCTCCAAGCGTGTAATGCCATGTGTATCCAGGATGAACAGGCTCAATTTTGGTAATAGGCAAAGGCATGATCTGCATGATGGTTTGCTGAAAAAAAAAAACAAAAAATTAGAAAAGCTTTTCCATCAATTTCTAATTTCAAACTCTATCACCCAATTCCCAATGAAAAACCCCCAAGAGGCTTCAGTTTTTTTTTTTTACAAAATTTGAAAATGTCCGAGGACTGGAATATGATCAGAAGGATGTTCGAGGTTCGGAAGAATGGTGGTGCCAATATCCGTATCCACTATCGTCTTGAGCCATTGAACGTTGGACTTTGTATAGAGAATGTGATCAATGCATCCAAGAAATTCGGGTTGATCGGCATGTACTCTACTATGAATAGTAGGCGTGCTTGGTGTATGATCCCAGATGCACCCAATCTTGTCGTGGACAGGCATCTCTTCTGGTCTGCTGTTGAAATCTCCTGCCACAATGGTTGGATAATGGGACACGTCCATCATACGATGGAGCGTCGAATGAAGGTCCAACATGACCTCAGGGGTCTTGTATCGACATGGCATATGAACGGTTGCTACCACGAATTGCCGACCCGTCTCGTGATGTTGCAACACAGCCGAGGTGACGGTCTGATCAAAAACCTTGGCTGTAGGCATCAAAGCCTCGGCGCCAAGACGGATGCGATTCTTTGCGACGATGGTAAACAAAGGCGGTATCAGGATCGCATTCCCCATCTTGCCATTAAAAGGCGTCCCCCAGGGATCATATAAAATGCGATACCCGTGTCTTTCCGCCAATTGAAAAAGAGGAGCGACGGTAGTTTGTGCCACTTCCTGCAGACATAGGATCGTCTCCTGGGCTCCCATGGCTCTATCGAGAATCCTCTCCATCCGTGACCATCGATCCTTCATAATGGCAGAAGGATAATGCGTCATGAGCGCTGCGAGCGCATCAGAGAGCACATTCCATGACATGATCTCTATTTCCATCACTTTCTCCGATGAGGATGACTGTGATGATTTCATCTTTAACCGCGGTGGTAAACAGTCCAGAGTATTATGCAGAATCGCAGTACAATTCGATCGATTGCAACGAAGCTTATAGGAGCATCGAAGGAATTCGGGAGACTTTCCCGACGGTGTGGTATGAAGATAATGACAATCGGCCCGCTCGCAGGTAGATTGATAACGACATCGCTCGGTGGTTTGCATCTGTTTTTTTTTTCGAGGTATAAAATAAAAATTGAAAACAGTTATTTTTATAGTCAAAATATATACTAATTATTTTGAATACAGATGGTCTTTGGTGAACTGATAGGATATTTATACTCTCTCCGACATTTAAAATGTTCTTTTTGAAAAAAAAAATGACTTAAAGATAAGAAAGTATAATAGTACAGCAGAGATTTTAGATCGGTGATTCGCTCCCGTGAACTCAATTATGATGAGGCTGGAACAATGCCTTGAATGGCACATCAGACACGTTTCATCGACGTGGAGTATTGCTCGCTCGGAATACACTTACTTATAATGTAGGTTATCTTCAAACCATGATTTACACAGGGCTGAGCATCCCAACGATCCAACATTTTAAATGTCGGACGGTGTAAAATAAAGCATGTTATAGTCACAAACTTTTATAGAATTAAAAAAAGCATGTCCTGTTTCATTTTTTTTTTCTTTGAAGCGTAAGCTTGTTGTTAAAAAAAAATGATAAAGATTCTTTTACGTCTCTCTCTCTCCTATTTTATATAATATCGATATATCAAAAAAACGATTGGAACGATTGGAATGATGGATGAATTGCAAAAAAGGGCTATTCATCTGGCTCAAGAAGATCGCAGTATTTTTCTCACCGGGTCTGCCGGTACCGGAAAATCTTTCACCATTCAAAATATGGTCCGTGTATTGCGTAATCAAGGAAAAACAGTAGAAGAAACCGCCATGACAGGCTGTGCTGCGATTCTCTTGAGTCCCCGTGCGCGAACACTGCATTCCTGGGCCGGAGTGGGTCTTGCCAGAGAAGAATTGGACGATCTGGAAATGAAAATCCGTAGAAATAAGAATAGTCTCCGTCGATGGAAATCCACGGATGTGCTCATCATCGATGAGGTCAGTATGCTTGGACCCACTCTTTTTGAAAAACTCGAAGCTTTGGGAAGACGGTTGCGTCGATCTCCACAAACTTTCTTTGGTGGTTTAAAGGTGATTTTGGTGGGCGATTTCTTTCAGCTCCCACCCGTCGATGATCCCAAGTTTCTTTTTGAGAGTTCTGTCTATCGAGAGGGAATCAAGGATGTGGTCGAGCTCAAGACAGTGTATCGCCAGAAGAATGATATGGAATGGTACAATGTGCTTCAGAATGTGCGTCGTGGGAGACTGATTTCTGACGATATTGATTTATTGCGATCTCGGACGACAAGCGCCCAAACCCAAACCTCAGCGACAACCATGACGACGCTCTTTCCCGTCAATCGAAAAGTTGATTTTATGAATGATTTTGAATTGGATCGATTAGGATCTACGATCCATGAGTTTCCATCTATGGTCATTCATCGCGGTCGAGAAGTCAGCGACGAACAAATCAAGATGTGGCGTTCCAGGCTCGGTGTCAATGAAGAACCATTACGTCTTGCCATTGGTGCTCAGGTGATGCTCACCTACAATCTGAGTCTTGAACAAGGTCTTGTCAATGGATCACAAGGCGTGATCACAGGTTTCACAGACGGTGACAAGAAAATTCCCCTGGTGCGTTTTCTCAACAAGCCCATGGCCCCTCCCCTGGAGATTCACCCCATGGAGATTTCCAACGCCGAGGAAGAAAAAGACGATCATTTTAAAGTGGTATTTCAATACGTACCGTTACGTCTTGCATGGGCCTTGTCCATCCATAAAGTCCAGGGGTGCAATCTGGACACTGCGGATATGGATCTGGGAAGCCAAATCTTTGAATACGGTCAAGTGTATGTGGCCCTGTCTCGTATTCGTACTCTCCAAGGGGTTTTCTTAAGGAATCTGGATGTGACCAAGATTCAGGCAAATCCGCTGGTCCAGGAGTATTACAAACAATTGGAAGGAATACCAACGGAAAAGAAGAAGAATAAAAAAATGAAGACAAATCCTTTTCAAGAGTTTTCTTTTGAAGGTATACAATTATGAAGATTATTCATTGTAATCTCTGGGGGGATATCGAGGTGAGCGATCTGGCGCTTCAAATCATTGATACACCCCATTTTCAGAGGCTTCATTATATCAAGCAGACGGGCATGTCCTACAAAGTCTTCCCGGGTGCAAATACCAGTCGATTCGAGCATTCTATCGGTGTGTACGGGATCACGAGGACGTTATTGGATCATCTTCTAAAGAAACAACCCGAGCTTGCTCAGGGTTGTGACCAGCGTCTTCAAGAGCTCATCTGTATTGCCGGACTTGTTCACGATATTGGTCATGGTCCCTTTTCTCACTTGTTTGATTATTTCTTGGAGATGCGTGGCGTGGAAAGCGGATGGGAAGATCATGAGACCCGCGGTATCGATGTCCTATCCGATCTTATTGTTCGATACGAGATCCCTATTACACCTGACGAGATTCAATTTATAGAGAAGATGGTGTCGGGTACGGTATCTTCCGAGTGTTGGTATCACGCGATTATTAATAATAAGGAATCGGGGCTGGATATGGACAAGATGGATTATGTGTTGCGCGATTCGATGAATTTTGGGATGAAGATTCATTTTGATCCCTTGCGCATCATCCGGAATTCGCGTGTGATTCAAGGAGATCTTTGTTTTTGTGACCGTATCAAGGATGAGATCATTACGGTCTTTCTCATCCGCAATAAGATGAATCGATTCATCTATCGACACAAGCGGGTCTGTCTCTTTGAGAGCGTATTGTTGTACCATCTTAATTCGCATCTTTACGAGGATGTGTTGGAAATTATCCATCAAAAGGACGTTAAGGGTTTCTTGCGATGGACGGATGCCGCTGTGCTCTTCCGTCTTCCCGATCCGATTTACGATGACCTGGAATCGAGATGCGTGACGCTCTCCGAGAAAGAGCTTGCACGATACGATACCCGAAGAGAATATATCGATCGGGAGTGGGCCAAGATCAAAAAGCTATGGTTTTATGTCAAGAAGGATTCACAGACCAAATTCAGAATCGGCGAAGACGAATGGAATCTCATCTCCTGTTATTAAAAGGGGACGGAACCCGTCATTTCTTTTTTATTGAATTTCAAGCCCTATGAAATAGCTTGAAATTATTCTCAAAAAATTGACCGATGGGTAAAAATGTATATCACCGTGGGTGTTGCGTGTATTGATCCTGGATTTTGTAAAATCGCTTCCCAAGAACAAAAATACTTTTGACACAATAAACCGTTGAAAAGCCTTTTTTTTTTTTTCTTATTTTTTGTTTTTTTTTTTCTGTAATAAAAAAAAAAATGTTTCTACCACAGGTCGAGGACGATTATGACTATGATTCCGAGGAAGATATGTCACCTTTAGATGATGAATCCGAGGAAGATATGTCACCTTTTGGTGGTGGAGGGCAGTATATTCCTGATTACAGCCAGATAACAAAACAAGAGTTGGAAGAAATTTGTGAAGATTTCGGATTTCAAAAGGGAACAAAAAAACAAATGTTTACAAATATATGCCATTTTTATAACTTGGACGTTCTACAACAGAATTGTTATATGAAAGACCTTCGAGTTGGAAGAACCAAAAAACAATGCATTGAAAATTTGATTAAACATTTGAGGAGATAAAAAAAAATTGACATCAATCTTGATAATTAATGAATATTCATTCATCAAGTCCACTTTTGCTACTAAACAAAATCACTCTTGACTACTCCTAACTCGGCGCATTGCGATTCTCAAAAATAAAACCTTTTCAGAATTTTTTTTTTTAAAAATTCTACAACATTTTCTTTTTTTTTTTTTGATTTTGTGAAAAAAAATAAAATAAAATCACATGAAAGCCTTTCTCCACACAACGGATAAAAGCCCCTTTAGCCTATTTAAAGCGCGCACTCGCGCCAGCTCTCTGTAACGCCTATCTCTGCGTGTTCTCTTCTTCCGTCTTACCGTCCAGCTATTAGAACCGATTAGACAAGTGGTAAAAAATATATTTTTTTTTTTGTTGAGGAACCCTACCAATTGTGATTCCTTTATGATATCTATTTCTAATTACACGTTTCTCCTTTTCGAGGGTCAGGTGATTAAAATAGACTTCGAGTAGTGTCTTTTTGCTGAAATTGAGTCTCTCCTCTAATTTATTGATAATGAATTCTTTCAGAGTATTTAATAAATGTTCCGATTTTTTATCAATATGTGCGAAGAGATACAATTCGTACCAAGTAACACCGTGTTTTATAAAATAGAAATCGGGTAGCGAAACGGTCCCCCTGTTTACACTGTATATAGCTGTTATCGATAAGTGATAAACGATCAACTTCGGGATACAATGAGAATACGAATGAGATACAGATCTGAAAAATAATATTATCCACTCCTTGTTTTAGACAACACAGCGAAGATAGACGTTTTAGGGAGTAAGAATGTCATTTGAATGATATCTTGTCGTACCTATCAATGTCAAGAACAAGAAAAGTAATCCTGATCATGAAAATTGCGCCTTGAATCCCGGTGTAAGAACATTTCAGTTCTCAAAATGAGGTCTTGATGGTCAAGATAAATACCGTTTTACTGCGTCAATTACAGCTCAAAATAGATCAATTCAGATCTCTTCGCGCCAAAAAGATCATTTCCAAGCAAAGGAAAAGATGATGTATCGTGATCTAAACCATTATATAGACGATATGCACTATAAAACATGTCGTACGCTCACAAATAAATATAAGACCACAATCCTTCCCTATTTCGAGAGCCAAGAAATAGTAAGGAACGGTGATATTAGAAAGAAAATAACCCATCGATATGCTACAAATGAAACATAATTTATTTCAGACAAGGCTAAAGCAGAAGTGTCGGGAAAGAGGGAATTCCTTGGTGCAAAGCAGGTCACAATGTTCAACTTGACATTTGACTAACGTAACGGATCTTTATAAATCCGTCTCTCATCCCAGAACACCCGGTACGCCTGCACCACCGGTGCCGAGGACGGCAGGCAGTCCTTCGGTCCCATAAAAGATATCAGGTCTTTTCCAGTGACCGGATCTCCAATGACCGAATTTTCCTTGAAAAGCAAGACATGGATAACTTCATGACGTACGTAATGAACACCGGTTCCTAATTGATAAAGACTCTGACCCAATAATTCTTTAAATATGGCGCCAAAGACATAGGGTCCCGTGACCGACAGAGGAGAGTTTCCGTATTTTTTTTTCTGGATATTCCGTACACACCGAGCAATCATTTCTTTCATGAGTGAATGGCCCTGTACAATGTACATAAATCCATTGATGATTTTGGGTGGTTCGTCTGCCGTATGATTAGAGTTGAGAACGAGTCCCATGGTCGCACAGGAATGCACAAAAGTGCGCATTGGTGCCAGCATCTTTTTATTGAGATCTATATAGACCCCTCCTTTTTTGAAAAGAAAGCAATAACGGAAAAGATCGGCCTTGTAGGCCCCCGGGATGATGGTGTCATAGGCATCCAGCACTTCTTGGGAAAAGTGGTCGTGCAACCATGCACGACGCGTCGCCCTATCAAAGAAATAGACGTGATATTCCGGATTAAGCTTGATAAGGGCTCGGAGATTGTCTTGACAGCCCGTGGCCTCGTGCGTGGTCACGATGATAAAAGGCACGCGCTGTTGATATCTCGAGGGAAGCGTTTTTTTTTTGTGTACCGCGGTGACAAAATCTTCTTGCAACGATTTGTGACTCACAAAGACAAAGATCAGGACAAGAAAGAGAAGAATCAGGATCAAGAAAAGAAAAAGGAAAATGGAGTGATAGGACATTTTATTTTTATTGGATAATAATAAAATGGTAAAAGATCGCATCTTGATTACTGGAGGTACCGGCCTTGTGGGCCATGGGATACGTACCGTATCCCATTATAATTACTCTTCTTCAGACACCGAATTAATCTTTATCTCTTCTCGTGATTATGATCTTACGAATGCGGAAGATGTGCAAGTGATGTTTGAACAACATCGTCCCACCAAAATTATTCATCTCGCTGCCTGCGTTGGTGGTCTTTTCAAGAACATGAGTCAGAAAGTCGATATGCTCGAAAAAAATCTGATCATGAATTTCAATATCGTGCGAGGAGCCCACGATTTCGGCGTCAAGAGGCTGATCGCCTGTCTCAGCACCTGTGTCTTCCCTAACCATGTTCCCTCGTACCCCATTACCGAGGAGATGCTTCATGAAGGTCCTCCCCATTCTTCCAACGATGCGTATGCCTATGCCAAGAGGATGTTGGAAGTGCATTGTCGTGCTTATCGGGAAACCTTTGGAGATGATTTTATCTGTGTTTCTCCCACCAATATTTACGGTCCGTATGATAATTTTGATCTCGAGGAGGGACATGTCCTCCCCAGTCTAATTCACAAATGCCGTCTCGCTAAGCAGGCCAGCAAACCCTTTGTAATCCGGGGTAGTGGAACACCGTTGCGTCAATTCATCTTTTCCCAGGACGTAGGTGCTCTTATCCTACGTCTTTTGGAACTGGAGACATGTCCACCTCATGTGATCCTCTCGGTACCCGAGTCTCACGAGATCAGTATCCGTCGTGCGGGGGAGCTGATTGCACGAGAGATGGATTACGAAAGTGCGTTGACATTGGACACGTCGTTCAGTGATGGACAGCACAAGAAGACCGTTTCTTCCACCAAAATTATGGAATTGTTTCCCGATTTTCAATTTACAACCTTGGAAGAAGGACTGAGTCAGACCATCCGTTGGTTCAACGACCATTATAATAGCGATGCAAGGATCGGAAATCTCCCTGAAGAAACTGCTGAAATTTCTCCGGAGCATTCAGCGACGATGCCAAGGACGACGAGTTTTTGGAAACATTGGACTCAATGGATGACGGGAAATCCTTAGTCATGTCCTCAACTGTATTATTTTGTTTACCAGAAAGAAGACTGAATGATAACGATGGAAATCTCGTCACAAACGAAGAAGCGGGAAAAATGCCAAGAAGAATGACCAGATAAGAAAAACGCATTTCAATCTTTTTTTTTTTGTTCTTTGTTCTTGTCTCTACTTTGTTGTGTACCTGAATTCAATTTTTTTTTTTCCTTTTTTCCCATAAAACATGAATTTTTCCTCAAGAAAAAGCAGGCTTTTTTCACGAGAGGTCGTGCGCATCCTTCATCATCCTCCCGAAACAAATTCTCACGCTTTTCAGATCCTTCCCTTGATCGAGGCAACCACCACCACCATCACCACGAGGCATGCTCCTCGTATCCTTGTACGCCGGTTTGGTAATAATGGTGAGAATGTGAGTGCACCAACGGATCGTGAACGAGAGGAGTACGATTCGATTCTTTTTCTTTTGGAAGGAATCGATTATCCCGATAACGTGTGTTATGTCCACCAGCTGGGTCAAGACCTTTATCAATGCGATGCCATGGTCGGAATCTTGGGTCAAGATGAGAAAAAACGTTATTCGTATTGGGATGGTATTAGTGCTTTCGATTCTTCTTTCATCGGCTCCATTTGCATACGCATGGACGTCATTATGCCTTCTTCTTTTTTCGTCACCATCCTCGATCATTTTGCTCCGATTTTGTGTTTTTTAAGAAAAGAGAAACGATATGTATGTGCTTGTTCGCTGGGTTTGGTAGCACCGACCGCAAAAGCGATGCCTATTCTTTCCTTTTATCCGATTCAATATCGCATGCGATCGACGATTCTTCCACGGCGGGGGATTACCATTCCCTCCTCGGATTCAGTCCGTGTCGTTCCAGAAGAAAACGATTTTCATCATCGTCACATTCATCTGCATTATCTCTCTCCCGACACGCTTCTCCTCACCATGACTCTGTTCCGGGAGCCTGATTCCAACGATCCTCTTTTTATCAGGGTTCATGTCCAGGGTGTATCGGTCATTCTCCCACTGATCCCCGCGGAATGGCGACAGTGTCGCAAACGATCGTTTTGTATCCGATGGGCCACTCCTTGTATGAAACCGTGCATCATTCCCAATATTTCGAGGACTATTATGCAGAACTTCATCGGCATGGATCCCGACAACAATCCTTCTCTTTCTCGGAATCGTTTTTATTCCATATGCACCATTCTTGGCATGCTTCCCTGGATGCCCTATGAATTTTTTCAGACACAACGCGTCCAATCCTATTTCCAGGAAAGATGTCCCGAGTTATGGCCCTTGTACGAATCGTTGCGTGTACCGGCCTATCGTTCGGATCTGTTTCGTGCTACGTATATTTGCCAGAACGGAGGATTGTACATGGATTGCAAGATGGTCTTGTTTGATCCGTTGCTTTCTCTTTGGACGACACGTAACGAGATTTTTGCCAAGGATGCCCCAGATGATTATGTGTGTAATGGCTTTCTTTATACCCGCGAAGCAAATAATCTTAAGATGAGACGATATCTGGACGCCATGTGTCGGAATATCTCTAACCGAAAGTATGGCAAAGATGCCCTGAGTATCACGGGCCCGGGACTCTTGGGAAAGTTTGTAAATCGATATACACTACAATATCATCGACATGGCGAGGGCGGTGGATGGCAGGATTCCTACATGCGCTATCTGACCACTGATCAGATAGTAATCAAGAATAGTTATTATGGTTATTATCAAGAAAATAATTACGGCGCCTCGGAGCATTACAATGTGCTGTGGAATGAAAAGCGGGTCTTTTCATAATCGAAAAGCCTATCTAAAATTTATAATTTAACAAGAGCAGTTGCATCCATAAGCAGAGATGGTTACCAGACGTTCCCCGGTCACGTTGTTGAAGGTCTGATATACCTGGGCACCGGCATAAGTGGCAAAGACGCCGTTGGCCACAAAGACAGTGCTGTTGAGGGCATCCACAGAAGTGGTAGCACCACTGCTGGATCCATTGATGTAATTGAAGATATATTGGATCGATCCAAGAGTATTGTTCTGAAGATCGGATACATTGTAAGTATAAGTCTCTTGTAATGTAATACCATCAGACGCAATATAAGTGGTGACATTCATACGTTTATTAAGGAGGTCTGTAGAATTAACGAGGGTGGTGGGAGGAACGAGAATATCGAAACTGTTGAGATCCCACTCGGCAGTTGGGGCGCCTTTCACGCTCACTGCCTCAAACGTTTTATTGCTGTAACGAAGAATGATAGATGTCATGTTTCCTTGAATCTATCATCAGCCAAGATTTTTGTTTTCAACGAAATTTTTATCACCTCGGATTTATATTATTTTTTTCCATATTTACTTGAGATTCACAAAGGTACCATCGCATTTACGGAAACGAGGGGTGTAGCCGTTCTGATCGTTGTTGTACGCGGGGCCAAAAGAAAGGTATCCCGAGCTCGAATAAGGCGCTGCGTGTGTCAGGGAATTGTATTTCTGATTGGTAGTCTGTTGCACGATCTGGATCCCTTGGAAGGGCGCGTCGTTGAATACCTGTCCCCAATCTCCGGGACAGCCATTCGTGTAGTGGAAAGGAGGATTGAAGGTCGAGTTGGGAATCTGGGGGATGGGAGGAATACCCCGACCACACCATGTATTGCTCAGCGTGCTGTAATAGGAGGGGGCGAGATCGGTCTTTTCGGGTCTATTAGACAAGGACATTGTTTTTATTTTTTATATGGAATAGAGAAAAAAAAAAATCTTTGATTCGATGATGATAGGTTGTTGGTGTTGGTGTGCTATATGGTTTGTGGTGGGTGATGCTTTTTCTCCTCGCCAAGGAGATTTTTATTGTCAGAAAAGTCATTCAAAAATATCATCGTTTATGGAATCAGGATCTCCAGCAAGAGGCATGGCTGTCGTATTATTCCCAGCCCCATTACACGACAAAATCGGTGATTTCGTCGTGTAGACGTCAACGATATCTTGTGGATTTGGATGAAAACAGCTTAAAGAAGCAAGACGATGATTTGGCCTATCGGCCCTTCCGATGGACCTTTCGTCGTGAACAAAAAGTACGTCACCACCACCACCGTAGCATAGGACATGCGGATGCGTTACATGTCTTGCGGGTCGACGAGGATTGGAAACCTTGAAAGAAAAAAAAAAATTATTTTACCAAGTATAGAAGAGAATGAAATCAAAGTGTACCGTATTTATTTTGGCCGGAGGTTTTGGAACGAGCTTCCAACTTCTTTATCCCTCTGTTCCCAAGCCTCTCGTTCCCCTCGGTCATAATCCATCTCTCTGTATCCTTCTGGAGACCCTTCTCGAATTGTCGGATTATATTGATCATATCTATATTCTTGTTTTTGAGCGACATTGTGAGAAATTCAAGAGGGAGATCTTTCGATGGTTTTACAACGATCATGAACGTATCGATCTCATTGCGATGCCCGATCCTCAGGGAACCGCCAAAAGCATCCAGTACGTACTGGAGGATCTCAAGAAGAAAGGTACTATAGTCGAGCAACATCTCCTCCTTCTTCATTCCAATATGCCACTGATCTCCAAAATCACGCTTGCGGATTTTATTCAACATTCGCTCACGGAGGATTCAGAGGAACCTGTCTCCGTACTCGTTTCCAAGATCAAGAATCTGGACAACGAACGGGTCGTGGTAAGTGACGAGGATCGTATCACTGCAATTGTCCCGAGCCCTCATCCTTCTCCTTTCTGTTATCTCAATACCATCATGATTCAACGTGTTATATTGGAACATCTTGTGGACCGGATCGAACAAAATACCGCCACTTCCGAATACGATATTGAACAGATTGTGGCGTTGCACCCCACAGGCGCCAAGATGTTTTGTATCCATCCCTATGTTGCCAACAAAGAATGTATCATCATTCGCAAGGTCGATGATAAAAATTTTGCCGAGGAAATGTATATGGAGCATCGCAACAACATTTTCATTCAGCAATGCTATGGACTCTGGAAGAAATGCAACGTCTTTGAAAGTCGTCTCTCTTTTCTGGAATCCAAGATTCTCGCTATGGAGTCTTTGATGACGCCCACACCTACGTCTTCCATTATTCAATAAAAGTTTTTATTTTTCGAGAAGAGAAATAAATGTTTCTTCTCGCCATGACCATAATCCCTCCACGGGCATCTTCTCCCGATTTTATCTGCCGTCTACAACGTCTACGTGACATTCAGACACGTCCCTTTCACAAACTTTTTCTCTCGATCCCCCGCGAGTACCGGCGCTTTCCTCACGCTTGTATCAACAAAAATATTCTCGATACGTTGGAATCCATGGATTGGATTGATATCATTCTTCTGGAAGAAGATCACGGCCCCGCAAGCAAGTTTTTGGGACCCTTGCTCCACAGACGACAAGAGGTGATGGATGCCACCGGGATGATCATTATCGATGATGATCGAGACTATGCACCCACTCTGGTAGAACGGTATGAGGATTTTTTCCACAAGCATCCTACTATTACCGTCGCAACAGGAAATCAAGAGCTTTATTTTCATCGTCTCCTCTATCCCTCTCTAAACCCCGATTTTGTAGACGTCCGACTCTCTCGCACCCGCCGGGTCTCTGGATTCATGAGTTTTGGTCTGGCGCGGGTGCCCCCCGAAACGATCGACACCCTTTGTCGTTATTCTCTACAAGTGCTTCACAATGTCCCTTCGGCCTTCTTTCACGATGAGGGAATTCTATGGATCTTTCTTCATGTCATGGACATTACCGTCTACAATATTAATCATCCTTTTGTATCTTCCATCAACAAAGAAGCACCCGAGGCCCTATGTGAGAATACGCCAACACCACGCACCACTATCGAAAAGGCCATTTGGAATTGGACTCATTCTCATTCTCCCAACCCCAACAAGATTCTTTCTTTTCCTTTTTCCCCATCCCAGACACGTCTTCAACGTCACACACGATGGGGCTGATCAACACGACTTTTCATTCAAATCAGAAAAGATTGAAAGATAGAACGGTAATCCCAGGAACTAAGAGTATGTTGTCCCAGCGCCACCTCAATAAAATCGAGCATATTATTAACTCGTGCATCAAGATCTTCATTCATGACGTCTTCGTCGTTAATATATTCAAGGCACTCAAGAACTGTAAAATAAGGCGTGCTCAACATCTCATTAATAATCCAATCGGTCATATCAGAATATCCATACTCTTCGGATTCTCCTTTTTGATTATTTACTACATAATAATCATAAGCTTCATTATAGCGTTCAAGAAGAGCTTGTCGCGCTGCTTCCATACTTGCCGTGTAAGCATTCACTAATGGTTGTAGTATATCGCGATGAGAACGAGATGTGGCCAAAAGAGCCTTGACCTGCTTGGGTAAGTTAAGATAAGAAGCGACTTGTCGAAGAAGCTCTTCGGTCATGATTTGTTTTTTATCGGGTTCAGCGGTATGGATACTTTTCTTTACCCCCTCTGTTTCTTGTTGTTGTAACTCTCTCTCTCTTTTTTTACAGCGTTCAAGGACTTTAAGTATACATTCAACAAGATCGTATCGTTCCGGATAAAAAAATAGAATCAAATCACAGATGATTTTCGTTGAATTTTTTTTTTTGTTGTTTACAATGAGATCCGTTAGTATTTCTTTCATTGTTTAATGTACACTAAAAATAAAAAAATTTGGTTGATATATTTGTTCAAATGGTCGATTGCGATGCCCGTCTCATCCATTCGATCCATACTTCATACGCTTCTTCTCCATGATAGCGCTCCTTAGGCAGAGGATGTGTCATCCTAAAGATCATAAATTGTAGATCCCGGATTATACTTTCATCATAGGTTCTCTGGAGATAGTTCGACATACTCTCATGGTGATAAAAAACAAACATCATCAAAATACCGACACTAAACGTGTCTAATTTGGAAGGATCATAGCGAATTAACTTCCTGTTCTCTTCACTGGCATACACCTTGAAATAAAATTCACTGTAAAAATCCATAGGAAAAGACAAGGGATCGACTTGAACCTTGTCTCCTTGCCTCTGAATCCTTTCCAAGAGAGTTTCAAAAGCCAGGCGAGGATCTGTCCCAAAAAGAGTCCAGAGTTTACAATACTTGCTCTCTTTCATCCTTGAAAAAAATCCGTTCTCATCGGAGCATATAAAAACCGTTTGTTTATGTTTTTTGTCTAACATTAATCCACGCGCTCGATAATAATAGGTTTCTAAAGGCCACACATAATACACCGGTTGATAGATATGATTGATCAAATCATCAAAAGTTATCATTAAATCAAAATCGATAAGTCCAAGCTTTCCCGATTTACGATCAAACAACACATTACCCATCTTGATATCTCTGTGTGCGTAACCTGCCCTATAAAGTAGTAAAAGGGAGTACATGATGCTTACCCAACCTTTTAGTATCCTTCCGGCCGTTTCGTCATCGATTTCTTTCAGTATAAGAAGATCAGAAAGCGAGATCCCGTCATTACGAAAACTGATCCTGTTTTGCGACCGATCAATTTGTAGTACAGGACTTCTCATGTACTGACGCGTCCTATCAATTTCTTGTGTTATAATTCTATCCCAAAAAATGGCGTTTTGTAAACCGTCCTCTCTTTCTCCGCTGGGAACATAAATCTTATCAATGATTCCTTGGCGATCGAATACTTTTCCGTAGCTACCTTTACCCAATAACTGTGCTTTCATTCCTGTTTTTAACCGATACTTATTTACCGCTCTTGTTTTACGACTCTTTTGATATTTTTCCATAAGGTCGTCGTTCAGAAAACAAAACTTATTGTCTAACGATTCACCACCAATGCCCGGAAAAATACGTCGCACGATTTTGCAAAGAAAAAGAAAGGCTTGAAAATCCATTCGATGGAAAGTATCCTCTCGTAAAAGATAATCAAATAGTTTGTGTATTCTTCTCTCCACCTCTTTTCGATCCGCATCTTTTTGTAACGCGTATAAATAAAACTTGACAATCTCGGAATCGTGCGGGATAAAAAGCCGGATGTAAAACAATAATCCCAAACAATGTTTTTCTTGCACGGTCAAAAGGATTCCCCTTTTTTTTTGGAAATCCAACAACACGCGATCAAAAGTATACAACTTTCGCTGAATGATATCAGACTCCGAAAGAGAATCAATAAATTGAGATGCCTCTGTCACAATTCTCATTTCTCCGTCTCAATATTTTTTTTTTATGATTTCTACTCATTCTGTAATGGACTTGTTGCAAAAAAGAATGGATTGAGATGCTTCTAAAAAGGCAAACCACTGTATCCCGCAAATACTTCGCATTCTTTCCTTGGAATGATAAAGAGATAGAATCGCCCTGAAGACCAACCTTTTTTTTTTCGGATCATAGTCCAGTTGATAAAGTTTTTCTCGATTGTGATTGGACTCGGTGACGAATTGATCGATTGCATTAAGGATTTGATTATTAAAACTAAAAATATTCTGCGCTGGGTCCAGCATCTTCTCGAGTCGTGGTCGTGGAGGAAAATACAAGAATAAATATGTCGCATAATTGGTCAACAAACAGCCTGATTTAATCATGGGATGCAACATTCCTCCAGATTCCACAGCAAGACGGTTGTGTTTCAACAAATGAGCTTTCAATCCTGTATCTCGTAATTGTCCAAACATTTCCACATACCGTCTCTGGCAATAATCCTTTTGTATCTCCCAGCTTTCTTGAGAAGGACGATCCAGATAAACCTGTATATCATAGGCACATTGAAAGATCTGAGACCCATCCTCGTCATACACAAGTGCATACAGTAATGGCGTGGCCTCTGATAAACATCCAAGCGCCTTTTCTCGCGTGGGGATCACTCTCTTATTAAAACGACGCCCCGTGATCTGCCATTCCAACACTATTTGCTCCAGGACCTCTCGCACCTTTAGCGGAGATAAAACTAAATTGCTCATTGGATTTCGTGGAAGAGAGGGTAATAAAGCCATCTGTTGGGTGTCATAATTTTCCAGATTGGTACTCCAGAAGAGTAATAAAAATTCAGGATCCGCAAGAAGATGCTCCTCGGGATTGTAATAACACATGTAAACAGGCACGTCCTTCCAAATACTATTGCTCATTACATTAAAATTGATCAGATTCTCATCGATCAGAGTATCTTTTTTTCTAACCCCCTCATTGCGAAGGACCAAAAGACCACATCGGATAATTTGTTGCAGACGATTTCTTTTCTTTTCATCAAATCTATTTTTCGTGATCAAAACGATTGGTAGACCCGTAGATTGTAAGAGCATAGACCTATTTTCGAATTTTATTAAGGCTTCTACAAATAGAGTCGTCATGTATTTTTCCCATTGCTTTTCTCCTCCTATACTCTTTGGCAAACTTTCAATAGTAACACTGATCTCTCTTTCAGGATTGATTCGAAGACTAAAAAAACTCATTTTTTCTTTATTCCATCTTGAGAAAAAAAAAAATGAAGCTCCTCCTGCTTTTTTCCATCAACACGATCGATCGATTGTCACCTATTGCTCCTCTTGTCCATATTTTAACTTTTTTTTTTCTCCCTTTTACTATCGCTTAACAGATAATGATGACCACTACCTCTCTTTCTACGGAGATTCCCAAAGCATTCATGGACAAGAAGCATATTGATTCTCTCAATGTCCTTTCCGATGCGGAGCGTCTTTGGCTCGACAAGCCTTTTCTTCTTCAGAGTCTCGCTACTCTGGACTATTCTTGTGTTGTCGAGGTACCCTTCTTCTTGTTTCCAGTCCTGTTCTCGACCCTTACCAAGGAAGATGTGAACGGCTATTTTTCCAGATCGCAATGGATCCGTCACGATCTCCTCGTTCTCCTGGAATGCCATGAACAGGAGACGGTTTATGAGCGCGCTCTCTTTGCTTGTGAAAAGGGTTGTCTCCCCTATCTCCGCTACATGCACGATCTGCGCATCATGCCTTTGGTCTCCAACATGCTGATAAAGGCCCTCCATTTTCCCAACATGATGGATTGGCTGTTGGAGAAGGGTGCCCGGTTGGATGAGACCGTCTTTCATGCCGCCGTCGTGGAGGGTAACAAGAACACCATGAAGTGGCTCGTGAACAAGAAGTGCCCGATCGATGTGGAAGGCGCCTATCGCGCCGTGGTGGATACTCATCGTGTAGAAACCCTTTCCTTCCTTTTGCACGAATTGAAGCTCAACACCATGAGTGCGGATGAGAAGGAGGACGTGTTTATTGGCATGATTCTCAACGACAAGGTCGACATGATGCAATGGTTTCTGGATCAGGGGTGGAATCTCCCGTCGGACTACAGCATCGCCAGTTTTGTCCTTCATAATGAATCCATCGCCGCACTCAAGATGATGGATGCTCATATTGATCTTTCCTATTATCATGACTTGCTCGTATATTCCGCCATCCGGGAATCAAAGATGCTGATCCTCAGCTATCTCGTCAAGGAAAAAAATCATCCCCTCACTTCTTCCATGACCGTGGATGCCGTTCATTATCAAAACCTTCCCATGCTTCGATGGCTCAAGAAGAATGGCTGTCCCTGGGTCAAGAAGACCTGTCTGCGCATCGCTACGGAAATGAACAACCAAGAGATGGCGCAATGGATCCGGGAGTACGATCCCCTGCGTAACGATCGCAACGGCGATTTTTGTGGCAAGACCCTCAAGGAACTCAAGACGCTCTGTCGTGAGGCGGGAATCGCCGTCTCGGGAACACGGCTCCAGCTTATGAATCGACTGGCGGATGCGCCCAAACTTTGAATTTTTTTTTTGATGATAAAAAAAGAAAGAAAGTGTTAACATTTTATGGCGTTTAATAACTCTTCACACAACTCTAAATAAAAATCATAATCCAGATGTTTCAAATCAAGCACATACTCTAAGCCTCTGGCTTGGGGTGGTCTTTTTTGAAAGGTTGTTTTGAATTGTTGCCTGAGTTTGGAATATTGTTGTTTGGAACGATTTTTAAATTTCAAAAGATCTTTGTAACTTTGTGGATCATAAGCATCCGCTTTCAACCAAAAGCCAAATTTAGAAATTAGCAACCAATCTGAAATCCAGTTGGCCGTATTTGAACCAATAAATTCAAATCTCTTTTCACCGTCATATGTATCATCGAAATAAATCAAATTTTTAATTAATAAGATGACCACGCATCGAAGAAAACTATTATACTTTTTATTTTGTTGCTTCGGTTCAGTAAAACTATGCATATAAACACCCGAACCTTCAAACGAAAATTCTAATTTTATTTTGGATACACAATCATTATTTCGATTAAGATGTAATTCAAGTAAATAGTATTGATCTTCTAAAAATTCAAAATCCAGACTATACGCCTTTCCACATTTTGATCGTAAGAGTAAATTTAGATAATGAAGCAGTGGATTGACTTCTGTCAAATCAAAACCCTGAATTCCCATTTTTATAATTGTCTAAAAAAAAATAATGGGCAAAAAATTGTCAGGCCATCGAAAGTGTAGTGTGAAAAAACGCCAGCTCACAATCCACCGATGTTATGCCACCATGGACAGCGCTAAGGGATAGAGTTTTTTTTTTATTGTCAAGCCAATAAAATGAAAACGTTTTCATTAAAGAACGAGGAAAACGGCTTTCAACTGTTGAAAGCCTTCTTATTGTAGTGAAATATCAATGTTTAGTAACGCGTGATGATGAAAAGAAAAAAGATTATTTTTTTTTCATGATTTTATTAAATTATGCTCGATCGGATTCCTATCGATCTACAAGAGCGCATTTTATGTTTTCTTCCCTTGCTTGGTATCGCGATACGACCCGTTTCCACGAATCATCGACGTTTATGGATCGATGCCATATCAGTTCATCCAGTTTTATGGAACGATTGGAAAACGCTTTTGTCCCTGCGAAGCATCTCAAAAACACTCCAGTCCCATCTCCAGGAAAAAATTCAGCAACGTATTGAATTGTCCTACTCGATTCCCTTAAAAAGTCACTATCTATCCTCTTATCAAATTCAGCTTTGGGAATGGAAAAGAAAAAAGATGGGTACCTCCATTCGTATCCTGCATGAAAGACTTCATCGAATGCATCTAAAGAAACTGAAATATTTGTCTATGATGCGTCGGGCTTATCGACATTTTCCCTCGTAAAAGAAAATCACCCACCGGTTTCTTTCTGACCATTGATATCTCTTCAACACCAATCCCACCATCTATCGACTCTTTTGTGTCGAGAGCGATTATGCCCAGGGCGCTACTAATCCCGCCACCACTCAATTTCATGGAAAGCAATCTTTCTTCCATGGCGATTGTGGTGGCGCGCCTCCCCTCGGATACGGCGGTACCATCAACGATCCCCGATATGAGTTTGTGGACCTCTCGGGTCCTACGTTATTGTACGCCCCCGGGGATCAGTACGTCATCAACACCACTCAAAGAGTAAACCATTATAAACAGAGTGAGTGCTACGTACAAGACTTTTTTTTCACCGTTCGGAACTCATAATTTTATATCTTGAGAAGAGAATAAAATTAAAAGATTTCTTGTCCAAACAAAAAAAAAAACTCATGCTCATTGAGAATTATGATTTTCTTCGTGCCCAGAAACGGTCCGGTATTCTTCTTGCCATCCTTCTTCCCATCCTTCTTGTCGCATTCCTCCTCGGTTTCTCCACTCTTATCCTTTTCAATCATCCCTCCTTGACAGCAAAATGGTCGCCCGCCATGCGAAAAACCCTCTTCTGGATCTTGTTCGTATTACTTATCCTACCCTTCTTTTGGAATCAATGCGCAGCACTGATCCTCAGTACGCTGGTCATCCTATTTCTTCTCTTGCCCGGCGCATCCACACCCACGACTTCCACTTCCACTTCCCTTTATCGTGGCGTCACTCTGACTTGGATCCTTGTTTTCCTAACGATCCTCTATGCCGTGTCCACGTATTTTATTCTCATGGTGGCACTCTACATGTATGGCACCTCAACCCCCTATGACCTTTCTCATCCCCTTATTTATACACAAACCTTTATTGATTTGGAGGATATCCACCTGCCCACCGCTCCCAAAAACGACATGTCCCGATTCCACCAGGAACAGGTCGAACCCGGAAAGAAAAAAGCCGCCTCCTCACGAATCGTCTTTGGTGCTTTGGCAAGAGATGTGGCGCCTACCCTTGAAGGGATGAAGAAGAAGATTGAAGGATTAGGTGATCTCTTTCAAGACTATCGTGTCGTCATCTTTGAGAATGATAGCAACGATGACACACGAGATCTCCTGCAGGCATGGCACCGCGACAATCCACGCGTCCAAATTCTTTCCTGTTGTGAAGAAGGCCAATGCGAGTGTCGTCTCTCTGTCCAGCATCTGCATCAAATGGGTATGGAATCTTCCCAACGCATGGACAAACTGCGCCATTTCCGACAAAAAGTTCTTCGCTACGTTCAACAGCATTATGCCGATTACGATTACTATCTTGTCATTGATTTTGATCTACCGGGCGCCGTCTATCGCGACGGATTTCTGTCCACCTTTGCCCGAGACGATTTTGATATGGTCTTTGCACGAGGTCTCACCACGTTCCCGTTATTCAAGACCGCGCTGTATGATGGTATTGCTTATCTTTCCGACAAGGATTCTTTTGATGACCCTTCTAATGATCTTGAAACCTTCTTGCGAATCAATCGCAATCTGCGATTCTTGCGTATCGGTGATCCCTGGGCATCCGCGCGATCGGGATTTAATGGAATGGCGATATATCGAATGAAGAGTGTCCTTCATGCTACCTATAGGCTTCCGGACGGGAAGAAACATCGTTGTGAGCACATCGATCTTCATTACGATATGTACCAGAAAGGGTTTGGACGCATCTATTACAATCCCAGCATGATCCTTTTTGCGGGTCATCAAGGCAAGGAAAGAAAAGATACGACGTGGAAGGAATATAAGAAATACGTGTCGGGTCTTTGGACAGCCGTAGTCGGTGCCTCCATCGACTCACATATGATGAAGTTTGACGGCCGATAGAGCTCTTTGTAATTCCATCATTTGTTGCTTTTGTTGTTGTTGTTTTCGTTCAAAACGCTCAAATTCCTGATAATTAACAAGTAGACTTGAACCTCTAATGGAAGAAACAATCAGTACATTCTCGGTCGGAGGAACAGTCAATATATATTTTTGTATATAATAATGATTTACACGATTGATTCTATCGACCATGATATATCCCTGTGGGGCCATCATAAGCCCAGACACAGAGGCAAATAACATGATCCTGATACCCAATGCATTACATTGTAAGACAAATTTCTGGAAATTGATCTTTTTCCTCCCGTCGACTTCTCCATGGGGAGGTCTTGCCTGGACCTGGTTGGCGTATAGAGGATACTTGGCTTTTAATTTTTTTAATTGTTTGATGTCTTCACAATTGGAAACTCCATAATACCGAATTAGACCAAAGTTCACTGCCTCTTGTAGTACGTCGAATTCCTCGGCTACTCCACACCCATGATGTTTCAAAAACAAATCGATATATCCACAATCTAATTCTTTCAAGACGCGTTGGATATTGTCCAACGTAATATCATTGGATTTCCATGTCAACCAATATTCATCTCGCGGTAAACGAGCAAGATTCTCTCTCAATATCTTTAAATAATTAACATCATTGTGCGCATAACCGTCGGCACCATCAAAATGCCGATATCCAATCTTGATCGCCATCGGTAACGTAGTCTCAAGATTTGCTTGCACCGTCCCAAAACATAATTGGGGCATCATGAATATCCTTTTCGGCGACCGAGGGCGATGAAGAATATCCATCAAACATCGGACAAGAAGAGGTCGGTCCGGATACCATTCCAAGAGCGTTCTTTCTTTACTTAAATCATCATCTTGAGAAGAAGACGTCAAGAGTTGATTTATTGGATCCACCTCCACTTTGGTTGCTGTTTTCAACATCATTCTTTTTAGAGTATTTATTTTAAATTTTACATCAAGGAAAAAAAAAATTTTTCACTTGACCTGCAAAAGATCATTCATCTTTTCCAGACCTTCTTCATATAACTGGATCTTCTGTCCATAGTAATGAAAATTAATGAGACTCAGAAGCAAGAAGAGAAACGTAAACAAGCTTAGAAAGAGCACGATAAAGACGTGAAAAGGTATCGGATACACAACTTTGACAATAAAACTCGTCATCACACCTACCATAAACGCAATCGTCACCGATTGTCTCCAGACACATGAATTGCATACAATGCCCACGGTCAATTCCTCATCGTCCAAAAATAAATTCAAGACCCCTTCTAACGATGTTTTGGATCTTAACCGTGGACGGACTTGTTTATTGAAATAATCATCAAGAATAAAATTAGACGCATTCTTCATATCGTTCATACTCCGTGCCTCGGCAAAAATGACGGTAAAGAAAAGAATCAAAAGGACAATATACACCGAAATTTCTATCAAGCCATAAGAGCATGTATTCATTTCGGGACGGATTTTTTATTCTCTGAATGAATAAAAAAAAAATATCAATTTCCCTTGTCTCTTGTTCCATCATGAGCATTCATCATCCGACAGCGGATAATCTTCAAATTCATCGTCTGACATCAAAAGACCATATGTGCCTCCAGCACTTCCACAATTGGAATTTGAATCACATTCAGACTCCTCAAGTTCCTTCTCCTCCTCCTTAAGCAATGTCCCCGTCAATCGCAAGAATTTAGTCTTTCCCGTACCCTCGCATACACAGAAATTAGTAATCCTATATTTTTTACGGAACGCCCAGATATCATGAATGTCATGACAAATCGCCTCATGTTGCTTTTCTTTCTGCTTGTGTTCACGTACAGGAGCAGTGTTGAGAGAATCATCAACACGATGGGTGGTAAACCGGATAAACCCTTTCATCCAATGATTAATATCCGTTCCAAGGTTGTAGATGCGATCAAGAAAAATAGACGGCATTATTACAACTTTTGATCTTTCGATATACAAACAAAAGCAGAATTTTGCTCATCACTTTTTTTTTATACTGACGAATAAAAATATACTTGTGGTCCATGAACATCCTTCTCCTATCCCTCCTCTTTTTGTTTCTTGCCATCGTTGTGGTGGTGGTGGTGGTGGTGGTGGTCTTGCTTCTACGTGGACCTTCTCTGTCTCGAGAGGGTCTCCCGATCGCTCTTTCTTCGTCGAGGAGTGAAAGCAACATCCCCAAGATTCTCCTCCAGGTATCCAAAGATCATCAGCCCGTGGAAGTCATCGAGGCCCTCATGATTCATGCTCCCGGGTATCGATATGTCAATCTTACCGATGATGGTTGTATCCATTATCTGCGCAAACATCCCATGAAAGAATTTCCCGCTCTGGAAGACAAGTTTCATTCCTTCAAGACGGGGGCTCATAAAGCCGATCTCTTTCGCTATGTTTTTCTTTACCAAAACGGGGGTGTCTTTATCGATTCCGATATGATGATTTATACCTCTCTTGATACCGTCCTGGGCTCACACGATGTGGTGACCATCCGGGGGTATGAATTCTGGCAACGCACGCTTTTTAATGGATTTATTGGAACGGTGCCGGGACATCCCCTACTCTTGGAAGCTCTCCGACACGCCTATTCTACTCCCCCCGAGGCGCTCGAGAAGGATTATTACTTGTTTGTCAAGCAATTCTATTCCATCGTACAACGTTACTGTCAGATGTATCCTCACGAAAAACAAACCATCGGTATCTATCAAGAAAAATTTGCATTGCGTTTCCAAAACATGCATACCTTGACCATGACCACACATACTCCCCCCATCCCTTTTGCCCGTCATTATTTTTGGAACAAGAAAATTATAATATAAAATTTTTTTATTGCTATTAATATCAACAGATTCAATTTCCCTAATGGTAAAGGATTATTTACCAGTCTTGGCCACCATGGATATCAATATTGTTTCCCATGGTGGGGTCTCCAGTAATTACCTGGTTGCCTATCTACAAAATAAAGGTCTCCGTGTGATTTCATCTATCTATGAATATGTATGCCACTATCCTACAAAGCTCATTCCTTTGCAAAAATGCATCTATATATATGGAGATATCCCGAGCGCTATTTTATCCATGCATCGACGTAATTTCCTCATTGGGAATATGAATAAGATTCGTTGGGGTATTACTGATCATATCGATCGTCGCGAACATTTTCTAAAGATGTATCCCGACGATCCCGTGGGCATAAAAGCTCAGATCAATCATTTCCGAAACACGGAAAATACGGTCATGCTCCAATATCCTTATACCGTTGAACAATTGCAACAGGCCATGGATACTCTTGGTATCCACGTCGATCTTTCCGAATTTAAAATCCACAAACGAAAGAATGAATATCGTCCAGGGATGGACCTGAAAGATGATGTACTTAAACGAATCCTTCGTCCCTATCTTCACGACTACGCATAAGACCCTATTTAAAGCGCGTCAGCTCCCTTAACACGTCTATCTCTGCTTGTCTTCTTCTCGTGGCTTATCGCCACCCAGTACTAATGCTTGGTAGGTGTCGATTCATGAAAAAACATGTTTTTTTTTGGGTAATCCTAAAAAAAAACCTTTTCAGAATTTTTAATTTTTTTTAAAAAAAAAATCCAAACACTTTCTATTTCTGATTTTGAGTCAAAGAGCGCCAGCTCCCTGGCACGTCTATCTCTGCCTGACTTCTTCTCGTGGCTTACCGCCACCCGGTACTACGGCTTGGTAGGTGTCGATTCATGGAAAAACATGTTTTTTTTTGGTAGTCCTAAAAAAACCTTTTCAGAATTTTAACTTTTTTGAAACAAAAAAAATCCAACACTTTCTATTTCTGATTTTGGGTCATGACAATGACCCTTTAGCCTATTTAAAGAGCGCCAGCTCCCTGACACGTCTATCTCTGCCTGACTTCTTCTCGTGGCTTACCGCCACCCGGTACTACGGCTTGGTAGGTGTCGATTCATGGAAAAACATGTTTTTTTTTTTGGTAGTCCTAAAAAAACCTTTTCAGAATTTTAATTTTTTTGAAAAAAAAAAATCCAAACACTTTCTATTTCTGATTTTGGGTCATGACAATGACCCTTTAGCCTATTTAAAGAGCGCCAGCTCCCTGACACGTCTATCTCTGCTTGACTTCTTGTCGTGGCTTACCGCCACCCAGTACCTACCGCTTGGTAGGTGTCGATTCATGGAAAAACATGCTTTTTTTTGGGTAGAATCCAAAAAAAAAAATCCAAACACTTTTTATTTCTGATTTTTGAAATCTTGAAAAGACAACTTTTCCTCTTTTTTTATCTTTCCCGGCGGTCTTCTTGCTTGTTATCTTGGAACTTGAATTTTACAAAATAAAATTTCTTAAATCCATCCCAATTAAAGTCTACCAAAATAATCGGTGTCGCAGAATAGCGATCATAGGAGAGATATTATTTCTCTGTTTGTCATCAAGCCCTTTGTATCCTTGTATAACCAATGCATTGATTTTTTATTATTGTTTTGCGGTTTTGTATGAGATTTTTAACAACAAGATTTGATGGTCAACAATCTTTTTCCATCAGGAAAAGATTGAACAGAGATGGTAATATTTGTCCATCTTGAAAAGTAGGTTTTGTAGAAACATTATCATTTGGAGGAAAAAAAGGAGAATCATCGACAATATTGAAAGAATAGTTCACCACGATGGTGTATTTATCGTGCCAATGGATGTGGTAAATTGTACTTTATCGATGGGTGCGTTTTCCGGAGCAGTAATGACAGTCGTATTATAGGTGAGGGATAGTCGCTACGTTAGTCGAATGTCAAGTCGAACATCCTCAATTGGTTTATCTTTGCTCCTAATATTCAACTATCGACACCCTACCTTTAACCCGTGTGTAGCTCCACGGGGAGATGATGTATCTATTTCGAAATCATCCATTTCAGAAGAATATTTCTCTCTTGCTCCATTCACGTCTCGATCGATTTTGATCTTGCATGAATCACAATCATAAACCTCTTTTCCCCTCATTTTCTTATATGCCCACATTTCGAGACGTCTGCGAGGTAAATTCCTCGGTTTCCCGACATTTCTGCTTTAGCCATGTCTGGAATAGATAATGTTTCATTGGTAGCATATCACGATGGGTTCTTTTCTTTCCAATACCACCGTTCCTTACCATTTCTTGGCTCTCGAAATAGGAAGGTGTCAGCTATATAATGGTTTAGATCTCGATACATCATCTTTTCCTTTCTTACCATTCTATGCTTGGAAATGATCTTTTTGGCGCGAAGAGATCTGAATTGATCTATCTTGAGCTGTAATTGACGCAACCTTGACCTTCAAGACCTCGTTTTTAAAATAGATAGTCTGATTTGAGAAGAATCGACAAGCTCTTGTTTGTAATAAATGTATTCAAAAATATAAAAATGACATCAATAAATCAAAATGCCCCAAATATTTTATCTTCCCACGGCCATTGTAGTCGGCCTTCTGGTTTCTTATCTTGGAACCATACATTGTCATGGTTATATCACAAAATTAACAAATTCCTTAAATCCATCTCAACTTAAGGTCTACCAAAATGCTCGGCGACGCCGTCTGTGTTATTTTGTTACGGGAGTGGTGATAGCGATCATAGGAGCGATATTATATCTCTGTTTGTCATCCAGCCCTTTGTATCCTCGTATCACCAATGCATTGATTATTTTATTATTGACACCTATGATTGTCTACACACTCTTTCCTAAATCACCGTATATGTTGCAACAAACCGATATTAATAATCAAGAAACCCAACATTGGTTTACTGTTTATGTCTGTATGAAAAATGGTATGGTCTATGGATTTTGTGTGGGATTTATTGTGGCTCTACTTGTTTTGGTCGTGTTACAACAAGCTGTTGCACAACGATAAAATGAAAATAGTGGTGTGGAAAAGGCAAAAAAAAAAAAAATTTTAAAAAAAAGGCTTAAGTCTTTGTCTTTTTTTATGAAAAGAAATATTTGAATTATTGATGCATTCTCTTATTGCCCCCGCGGATCGTGATCAGGAGAAGAAAAGTACCACGTATGCCCCCAAGGCGGTGGAAGAGCCATTGAATACCGAGAAGCTCAAGGCTGCAATGGCAATTCTGTCCAAGGATATTACCTTTGCACAGGTGGATCGTTATTATGCGGATCCTGTGCAGATGAATCAGAAGATTGCGTTGGTTTCGTTTGTGCCCGCCTCGGGTGCCAAGCCCGACAAGGATAATATTTATGGGATGATGAAGGTACGCGGGGTGTATGCTACCGAGGAGGAGGCGAATGAGAGGGCCGAGTTCTTGATCCGCAACGTGGATTCGTATCACGAGATCTATCATGCGTATGTGGGTAGGCCGTTTCCGGTGACGACCTCAGAGGGTTATACGACGGAGATTAAGAAGATTGATATTCGTCAGAAGACTACGGATGTGATTAGCGATGATATCCTGAACAAAAAGCGCCAGGAGAGGGGTGAGATGGAGGATATCAAGGATAGGGAGAAGAAGTTGCTGGATGAATCGAAGCGTGCCCAGGCGGGTGAGCCGATGGATATTTTTGAAGAGTATGTGACGGAGAATGTGAAGCGGGCGCAATTAGCGTGGACGTATCACGAGACTCTGGCAAAGATGAAGCAGATGAAGGAGTCGTTTAACAAGGCGACGGAACGGATCAGGGAGATTGATGAGAAGGAGCCTGAGTTTGTGAATCGCTATCGCGAACGGTATATGGAGGCGAGGCGTCAGTCAGGGATTCCTGACGACAACAACTCATTCATCAAGTATCTTGGTCTGGACCTGTCGGCGGAAATCGAGGATGCACCTACGAGCGAGCTTACTCGTGGTCAAATCGAGGCAACCGTCTGATTCTCTGTCATTGTATATACGTTAAGAAATTCGCATGATGTTTAAAATCAGCTACTACTACTACTGCTTTCACCTTGTAGAGATGCAACCACGTTAGCCAGTGGGGTTGCAATCGGTATTTGTGCCTCGGGATTTTCTCGACGGTAATCCTGATAATTGGAAACGATGGATGCAGTGCTACTGCTGGGAAGAGGTGGTTGATCTCCGGATTGTTCCAACAAGATTTGTTTTTTATAACTCCACGTTGCACTCGGATAGGGACCTCTTTCGATACGATGAGGACGAAGGATTCCAAGCGCTTCAGTGGCCTTGAGCAATGATCCCATCGATTCCAGAACAATATTGATCGATATATACGCATTGAGCCTAAAAAAATGAAAATGAATAGCCCTTCCACTTGTATTACGACCTAATATCCACGCAGGGCGTGAAACGTTGTCAACGTTTCGTTCAACATAAAATGACCCCCTTGAACATCCATAAAGATTATAATTCTCGACCGCGGGTTTATGGATTTGGTCATACGGAATACCGTATTGACGCAAGGAATTAAGACCAAAGAATATCAATTCATCTTCAATTTGTTTCTTCATGGATGATGTACTTGTGTTGAGAAAATTGATGATGGATGCAGTTGTATCTGGCATCGTACCTGCTTGTCCAGGAATCTTTGCATTTTGATACGCGCGACTAAATGACGTTGTGGATTGAGCAGTGTCGCGTCCTTCAAAAATAGGATCTGTGTCTTGTAAAGGAATGAATTGTTTTTTTTGTCGTTGTGTTCTCGATAAATCGGATTTACGGAAGACTTTGCGTATGATGGTGCTGGTTGGATGATGAACAAAATAAACAATGAGGACAGGAAAACGGTAATTATCGAAAAGCTTATATTCCCCAATCAAGCTTGGGGAAATCATATTTATGGCCTCGTGGATCATTGCCGAGGTAATTACGATAGAAGAATAAGAAGGATGAGAAGGAATAGTAGTAGTTACATAAGATTGCTGATCGCAACATAAAAAAAGAATTGGATAATTATATCCATCATCAACGAAAATTGGAAATGTAGCTTGTAATTGGAATGGTTGAGATGCCATGCGTTGTCTTAATTTTTGCTGCCTTTTCTGACGTTTTAATCGTGCAAGTTGGATGAGTTGTGCGGTGGCTTGTTCATCATCGGAACCCAGATCGATTCCGAAATCGCTCAAGGAGAAAGCACCACCGCCGCCACCGCCACCGCCACCGCCGCGTCTTAAAAGAGATTTGTTCATATCGTTTTATTTTATTTAAAAACCAAAACAAATAAAATAAAAAAATAAATGAGGTTTTATGGCATTTTATATTTATTATTTTCTTGGGGAATGATTCGTTGTTTAGGTTTAGGAGGTCAATTGCGCGGCAACAATGACAATGTCTTTCGAACACGGTGGTATATTGAAAATAAAGAGATAATGCTTGAGGAGCGTGGGGTGCAATTGTCACGGGCCATCGCACTAAAGGGGATTAATTGGCCAGGATTGGATACGGACGCGTTGGCGCCTTTTGGAATGTGGAAACATTCGCAGGAATTTTTTCTGGACCAATTGCGGGCACAAAAATTCAATGCCATTCGTGTCTTGTTTTCCGCTGAATGGGCCTATTATCACTGGGACGCAACACCCAATCCGTCCATGATTTATAATGATATCGAGGCGCGGAACAAGACGAGTCTGCAAATCCTCGATATGTTGATGGAAAAAACGCAAAGAAAGAATATTGTCATTATTCTGGCGATGGGCCGTCTGCACAAGGATTTCTTGACCGATATCTGGGTTCATTATCCCGAATATCCCACTTCTGTCTTTATGGAATCATGGTTTCGTTTGCTGGATCGCTACCATCTTTGTCCCCATCTCATGGGGATCGATCTCTTTAATGAACCGCACGGAGTCGCCACCATGTCTGGAGATACCGAGGACCCTTATGATTGGATAACCATGATTATCAATACTATTGATGCGGTGGAGACACGTTATCCTTCCAATTCTTGGCTTTATTTTATTCAGGGGATTCCCTGGGGAGCAGGATACAATACGACGCTTGTCGACGCGGTTCTCGTCAAGCCCTATGCGAATCGTGTCGTGTATACACCACACATCATCGACCGTCAGGATCCGGATCTTTATCAGGTAAAGACGCCGGTACGTAAAATGTTTGATACTTGGGATCAGGAATTTGGTTTTGTCTCCGACCAATATCATCAGATGGTGATGATTACAAGATGTAATAGCGTTTCTACGATTTGGACGGGTCTCCTGGGTGATTACGCTCTTCAGAACCAGATGACAAATATTTTTTTATGGGAATTGAGCACGGACCCGAACGAAGGCATCTTTCAAGAGGATTGGAATGCTTTTCGTCCTGATCGTATCATGATTTTGGAAATGATCCAGCCCAATGTGACTCGCACAATTTTACAGAATCGTTGATTTTTTTTTCTCGTGCGTGTCCAGAAAAAAAATCTTGGAGGAATGAAAATCCAATACCTAACTCGCCGTATTTACAATAATATTTATCTGACCCCGTCGCAGACCGCCTCGGCACCCCAAGTGACTTTCAAACCTGATCGCTATCATTATTATTATACCCTGGTTCTTTTGGATCCCAATGCGGTGGGCGGAAACCGGATCCACTGGCTCGTCATCAATATCCCGGGCAACGATATCCATCAGGGAGAGGTCCTCTTTTCTTATGACGGCCCACATCCTCCGAAAGGCACAGGGATCCATCATTACTGTTTTCTATTGCTCCGACAAATGACAGGTAAAATAATTCCTCCACGACCACCATTTTCCACAAGATATCTATCCATGAAACAACTCTACAAAGCCTTACGAAGCCCCCTTTTTCTCGTGGATCACCAATATTTTACGAGCTCGTATTCGTAACGGTTGTCTCCGTGGTAACCGTTGCCGTAGCCGATGATTCCGTGACAAGCGTGGTGTCGACCGCCACAGGAGCAGGCGCTGACAACACTGCTGCAAAAGAATGAGGTGGTGGTGGTTGAGACAGACGAGAAGAAGTATGCACAAAGGCTCGCTTGGCATTCATCGTCTGGTGCATGGCCAGGTTTTGATTGAGCGTAAAACGCCGAATCATTTTGTAGAGATGAAGAGGTTCCTCACTGGCCATCATTTCCAACACCTTTTGAGAAAAGATTCGATGATTCTTCCGATCCAACAGATACCAGTTATGACATTTTTTCATCAACTGGAATTCCTCCTTGGGAAGCGTAATGAACTGATTCTTAATGTATCGATTCACATAAAAATGATAAATCATCCGTGATATTTTGTGAATAGTATTTTCAAGCTGATCAAAAAGCTCCGCCGATTTGGGATAAAGAAAATACAACATTCTCACTCGCTCCGGATCATTCCGAATTTCCAGATATCGGAACCGAAGATTGGGATTGTTTCCACGAATATCGTAATACTTTTTATACTCGGTGTTGAGAATTTTGATATTCTTTTGCGTGGGAATATGAATCGCCAAAAGACCCTGATATTCGTTGTGATCAATGGTTTCCACCTTTTCCAAAAGATGTGGGATCGTATCCACTTCCAAGAACGGGACCACCTCCGGTCTTGCCAACTCGATTCCAGTAATCTCCAACGGGCTCGTATCCAATACGACATCCAGTCCTTTTTGAAAAGATCCAAGATACACAATATTGGAACGCTTTGGATTCATCTGACAGACAATACGATTTTCTTGATTAGATTTTAAAAGAAAGCAATAGACTTTCTGTTTATCCAAGAACCCGTGGAGCCAATCCATGACCTCGTCTGGTTTCTTACCGGATTCTTTTGAGAGCGCCTTGACAAACAACTCTCCAAAGGTCGAACGACAGGACCATCGGCTCTTAAAAGCATCGAGCTTCTTGTGAGTCGCCAGATACCACTTATCGTGATGATAAAAAACCCGCAAGAGGGTGGATTCCAACGAATAGAAAAAAGTCCACTCTCCCGACGATAAATTAGAAAAAAGGTCGCCAAGCACTTCTTGATCTTCTTTTGTGTATGTTTCCGTGTATCCAAAAGAACCCACTATCTGATTCTTGGTGATCTTATCAATCACAATACCTCTCGTTTTCTTTACTTCTACCGGCGCTACATTATCACACTCGGTATAGTTAAACATCTCCACTTGTTCATCTGAATCCATGACACGAATATTTTCCATTATGATCCACGGAAACTTCCTTTTTTCTTGTAAAGAACAAGACGAGCAGTGTTTAAATCAAAATCATTTTTTTTTTTTTTTTAGGATTGCGGAGGGGGAGAAGGAATACGAGGCGATCGGTATCTGGGATGCTGGCAAGATAAAATAATGGAACTTCCAACTGAGCATGAATCCATGAATATCTTCCCTGAATCATCTTTCGTTGGGCAAATGGGAAACGTTGTTGTTGTTGTGGTGGTGGTGGTGGTGGTGCTTGTGACCACGTTCCGGTCTGTAAATAATTAAAGGCTCTTCTCATTCCTTCTTTTCTGTCGATCGATATAAATGCAAGATAGGGTACAGGAGCAGGCGTCTCTTCGGGTCGATAATAGAAGAAGAGCCTGTCGGGGATTTCTCGAATTTGATCCATGGGATCTTGACAAGCAATATCGTAGGGACGATTGTGAAACGGTTGTAGAGTTTTTTGAAGGATCAAATCGGGGCGGGGAGTAAAATTGGTAACAGAAACGAAATAGGAGGGACTCTCTACCATCAGAGGAAATGCTTCAAATTCCTTGGTCTTGGTGATACTGTACCATACAAGACAATATTTCATCTTGGTTTCGAGAATTCTGGGCATAATCATCTTGCCTCCCGGAGCCTGTAGGGAAGGATTGTTGGTCATTCTTGGATGAAGATTCCGAAGGGTGAGACGAGCATTGTCAGTAAATACTACCTCTTGTTGGAGAAATTGTTCCATAAGATCAGGAATCGTATGCAAGGTCATGTCACGGAGATGCTGTCGCATAAAGAGGGAGAATCGTAATACACACAAATCTCGGAGGACATTCACGAATCGCTGACTCTCTTCTGTCATCAAAAAGTCTTTTCCTGCAAACTTATCTTGATGATCAAGGAGCATGCGAATCATCTCCACCACCCCGATTAAAGAAGATGGAATCGTTTGTGGAGGAGGTTCTTGTGGTGTCGTCTCATCCACTTGGGTAAGAAAAAAGAGAGGTTGAATGTCGGACACATTAATGATGACTATATTTCCTTTGTGAAGATAGGTGGTCTTGATGGAAAATCGAGCCCTTTCTAAAAACACGATGGTGTTCCTATAGGTGGGTAAAGTGGACGTCTGAGTATCAGTATCCCATAGGGGCAGATTCCATGGCGCCAGTGCATTGATCAACACGACAGGAAAACGATTTTCATACACCAGGGCACGAAGTTTTCCATAACAATCCAAGATCTGATGAGTGGGAAGTGGCGATGGGGGCGGTGAGGGCGAAGTCTGATCCTGATATTGTCGAGGATTGAAAAAGGGTATCTTGGTCTTGGTATCTCCCACAAAACTCGCATAGGCCTTTTCCAGAAGCTTGAAATAGGGCTCATAACAATCAAAATCGTGAAAGAGTTTTTTTTGCGCATTCCTGGCCACCAGAAGCTCATACCGGAGGAGAAGATTGGTCGTGGTTCCCGAAGTGTGCTCCATCAGGAAAACGATCTTTCGGGTAGACATTTCGTCCCGAAAAGGAAACAGAAACTCGCGATAACATCGGGGTCGCATGATATCGATTTTTCGATTGCTAATATTATGGGTAAACACAAAGATATTCACATTGAAAAATTCTTCCATGATTCGTATCCATCGATCCGCAGAAAGGTTATCGTCCCATTTCTCAAGCATGGCACGTAACCCGTCCACGCCGATATCAAAATTCTGTTGAGCACCCACTTCCAATCGGACAGGGGATTGTGGAGATGCCAGCGCATGACGCAAATCCCGAGGCGTCCTCATGATTTGTTCGGGTGTAGAAAGCGCTCGATGAAATTCCAGACAGCCCAATAGGCTGTCAAACCTCCAATTGCTTGCAGACCGTCGGAAAAAATCCAGACCGGGTATCAGGGCTCTCATGAATTGATCTACTTTGGGCGCAGGTTTGCCCAGCTGACCGATAAATCGCATGAGTTTGTTGTCATAGAGAAGCTCGGAGCGATCCAGCTGAATTTCTTTTTTTAGGTCGATTGCGTGAGTGAAATAAGGCATGTAACCATGATCAATATGAAACCGAAGTGCATCCGTCATCTCTGTGTATTTTTCTGTGTGTTGTTTTTTGGTACAGCAAGGTGCGTAACCAAAGGGATGGTTGATGGAATCCAGTTTCACGAGATTGACAATCTTGAATTCATCATCGGGACAATAATAATAGGCGGGTTCAATGTCCCTGTACGGAGCAGGAGGAAAGAGGATCTTGCTTTCGTCTGGTTTTTGAGTCGCCGTCTCCGCATCAATACGGATAATGTTTTTCTTTCCTTTGGGTATCTGACAGACCGTACTCCAATCATGCGCCCCGCCAAAGATACGAGGATCCAGCAGTTCTCCTTCCCCCCTGGTAACAGTAGCGGTGGCCGTGGTAACGGTACTGACAGGCACGACAGTGGGTACCCAATGAGGGTCCAGGGTATATCGTCGAAACAATGCAATTTGTTCCTCAAAAAGTCGTAGATAACGATGCATCAGCTTACATAAGGTTTCTCGGAACTGGGTGACCACGGTCTGATTGGCAGCTCGAGTGACATTGACATTGACGGCAAATTTTCCTTGTTCGGGTTGCAGAGGAAGCAGGGTCGCGGAAACATCTCCGATTCTTGAGCTATATTTCGACCATCCGTGAATACGAAGCTCCTCTTGTAGCCGGGATTTTTTCTTACCGGCTCCTCTTTGCATAGTATAATAGATATAGACGGAATGATTCTCTTTGGAAATCTTGTCCGAGTCATTGACTCTTAAAAAGGTTCTAAACAGCAGATCATTCATGCATAGATTGCTAAAGATACTGGAATCAAAAGGAATTCTATGAGTCTGAATAGTAAAATTGACCGTGATCCCGAGATCTTCACGAGGCTGAATCGGCATCGTTTCCAAACCCAGAAAGGCAACGACGCCCTCTGGAGTCGTCCATTCCGAGGCATCCCTTCTTAGCATACTCTGAACCTCCATACCATTGGCGGAATTGATGATATGGGCAATCACATTTCCTCGAGCATTCACAACGAGCAGTGCGGAGGTATCTCCTTCTTTGATGGACTCATCCAAACTCATGCCGTCAAAAGCGCCAAGAGGAGCATAAATCTTGTAAAAATCCTTGTATTTGGCAAGCGGTGCATCGGGTTTCAATCGTAATCGATCAAAAAGGATTCCTGTCGTTTCCTGGGTGGTCACCGAAAAGGAGATAATCTTCCCGGTAATAAGGAGAGTTCCACAGTCATCAGGAGGCAAATCAGGAATCCGATTGTATTCCTGTCTCATCCCCTCCGACTCTTGAAAGGATTTCATACGAGCATCATGCCGATTTCTCATTTTTTGTAACTCGTCTTCAATATAGGCCTCTGTCCATAATTCTTTCATCCTGGAAGGGATTTGAGTGGATTCCAGCGCGCGCAAAATGTCGTGAAGATGATCAATCACAGTGGTATGTAGCACGGTGGATGCTCTTTGCACAAACTCTTTCTGATCCTTATTACGGTGATGCTCTGCTTTAATCAGTGGAGGAAAGCTGGATAGAAGAAAATAAAACATGTACAATCGCAGATACTCTGTGACTGAAATCTTGTATCCCTCTTCTTTCAGACAACGATAAATCTGAACGAGCGGATGAATGGGAACAGCACCACCACCACCACCACCTCCACCACCACCAGGCGCTACAGCAACACCACCACCAGGACGCCGTATCGTGGGTCTTTTCACTCCCGATACATTGACCGTGAATCTTGCGACCCTCTTGGAAAAGATATGATAAAGATCTACAAATCTCCGAGTTTTGAGAAGAGGTGATTTGAAAAGAAAAAAGAGGGAGAAATGTGGTTGAGGCACAGTGCGGATAATCCTGTTGGCCACACTCTCTTCATTATCAATCTTGTAGATGGGAATGGTGATCGATAAAAGATCCATGGGACAACAATCTTCTTGAAAAATGATCGACTCGGTAAGAGGTTGATGCTGTTGTTGATCGTCAAAAAGATCGATTTGCTGTTGTTGTTGTACCAGCCGTTGTTGCTGATTTTGCTGTTGTTGTAGCTGTCCTTGTCGAACTAATCGTTGCTGTTGCTGTAAGAGCTGTTGCTGTGCAGCGGAAAGATTATAGACAGGGCGTACATAGGCTTGATTTTGTTGTAGATCGGGTAACATATGTTTATTGCAGGAGATAAAAAAAAAAATTTGGATAGAAAATGCTTAAAAAAATGAAAAAGAGGAATGACGTATTCCTCTTTTTCTTTCAAAATCTCATTTCTCATGATCAAAGAATTTCAGTTGCTGGATAAAAAAGGTTTTCTCCGATATTTGGATCGTTTTGGGGATGAACTTACGATTGTCAATGCCGCCAGGGTCTCGTTTGGCGTTCAAAAAGAGGCACTGGAAGAGAACGATGAGAAATTGATCCGCTATTTGTGGCGTCACGAGCATACCAGTCCTTTCCGTCACGTCTTCTTTCGATTCCATATCCGTGCGCCCGAATTTGTCATGCGACAATGGTACAAGCACGTTGTGGGTTCCGAATGGGGTCCTGGACACCAATTGCACGGATGGAACGAGATATCTGGGCGCTATGTCAAGATGCATGATCTCTATGAACCCGCCGTATGGAGACGACAGTCCGAGGACAGGAAACAGGGAAGCGACGGCGTTGTTTCTGAGCCCGAACAAAAAGTTTGCCACGAGCGTTATCTTAATGCCGTGAATGGGTGTCTTGTTGCGTATCAAAAGATGATCGATATGGGGGTTGCCCGTGAACAGGCAAGAATGGTATTGCCGTTGAGCGTGTACACGGAATGCATCTGGACGGTGAGCCTCCAGGCACTCTTGCATTTTGTACGATTGCGAGATGAATCCCACGCCCAAGAAGAGATCCGTGAATATGCACGCGTTTTCTCTTTGATCCTTGAAGAAGAATTTCCCGCGACCATGCGCGCCATTCAGGAGGCGAGCTGAATTATGCTTCTTTCGCGCTACATGGAAAATTTTATGCCGGCGTGATAGTGACGGTGGGTGTACCGTTGGCATCCAGACTCACCTGGATATTGACGACTCCATTGACTTCGGAGCTTGTGACATAATAGACTTCGGTCTGTGCACCACTACTGCTGGCATTATTATTGGTGCTGAGGGCGAATTGGACAATCGGTAGAATGGAAGAATAGGGGGGAAACTGGTATGCGTCGGTGCATGCCGTGGAACCGATGGAGTTGCAACAGACGGCAGAGAACCTCGTACCGCTGTTTGTGCTGGTCCCATACTGATATGAAAAGGATTGTTGGCTGTTCCCCGCCAGGTTGTAATAATACCGGTCATCGGTGCCGGTGAGAAGAAAGATTTGATAAAGAAGTGTGGAAGAAGAATTGATGACGGTGACACGAGCGATATATGAAGTGCTCATTTTTGTGTTTTCTTTTCCAAAAGGAAAAAAAAATTAATGGTTCTCATGTCTTCTTCTTGATTAGACTTGGACGATCTGCATTATAGACTTGTATCGATCACCAAAATCGGGATAAAAGACATCCAAAAGGAGGGTGGGAATATTACGCACAAAGAAATCCGATTGCCTGTCAGTTTGAATTAGGGCTTCACGTTTGCCAATATTGTCCATCTTTTGCTCTTTGCATCTTTGCACCGAGGAATTTACCTCGCAAACGTGTGAAAATTGTAAGAAAAAAAAAATTTTTTTTTATAAAATGAGTTCACTACAACGAACATTGACGATTACACCTCAAGCATCCACACAACAGCAAAAACTATATGTTTTGCAAGTGTGTATTGAGGCATGCACCACTTGTGAAAACAGGTGCTTACAACAACAACAACAACAACGACGAAAAGCCATGGGATCGTGCATCGCGGCATGCAAGATATGCAGATTATCTTGTCAGGCGTTGCTCACGGCATTAGAAACCCGCTGTTCCGATCAAGAATTAGTAGAGTCTCTTGTGGGCGCGGTCCTTTCTGCATGTGATCATTGCATGAAGGAATGTGAAAAACACAAAAATGAGCACTGTCAGGCGTGTGTCCGGGCGTGTTACGGATGTATCCAGGTTATTATTAATGCTTAATCAATCAAGAAAACTTTTTTTTTCCTTATTAAAAAAAAAGAAAAAGAATGAACACACGCTGAAACATTTAATTTTCGATCATGCAAGATCAAAATCGATCGAGACGTGAAAGGAGCAAGAAATATTCTTCTGAAATGGATGATCTCGAGATAGAAACATCATCTCCCCGTGGAGCTACACACGGGTTAAAAGTAGGGTGTCGATAGTTGAATATTAGGCTCTGAGCAAAGAATTAATTGAGGAACATCAATGGTCACAATGTTCAACTTGACATTCCACTAACGTAGCGGTAGCGGTGGACTCCAAAAGAAAAATATTATTTTTTTAGGGATCAATATTAAAACAACGCGGTAAAACTCCATCCAATTTCGGCAAATAATTCGCTACAGATGGTATCGTGAAAATATTTACGATCCACGGTCTTAAGCATGTTGAAATCTTCCTTCTTACAGGGATAACGATGCCTGCGTAAGAGTTGAAAGAGTACGTACTGGGTGTTGATGAAATTTTTCCGCTCCGAGTTTTTGAATTTCTTGTCATAGGTTTCTACCAAAATGTCAAAATCACTAAGCAATACATTCTCCAGATGACTGATATCGGGCGCTGGTTTTCCCGTCATTTGATGATGGATAAGCACCACGTCCTCATAATGCTTGCTCTGTTTAATCTCCCGAAGAAAGAGCAAGATGTGTTCTTTTGTGACCTTGTCAAAGGCCTCGTCTCTGGAGAGCGAGGTATGATCCTCAGGTACGATACCATGGGAAACAAACTGCTGGATGAGTTGCTCATAGACGATTTTGGAAATGCTGGCATTTTGTTTTCCCTGAAATTGATTAATCGTGTCACGGAAATGGGTGCGACGATCGTACGTGTATTTGCTACTGATATTTACACGGTCAATATCTTTATAAGATACGCTACTATGGGTTGTTGTCGACACGCAACCACAGGTTTCACAGACAAAATGATTATCATGAATAATAAAATGACTGAAATCACTGTTACATACCTGACATTTTACTCGAGCGCTTTTGGGTTCTGTCTGTGGTAAATCAATAATCACACGCATTTTATCCCAATCATTTTGTTTGTATTCTTCTGGAAAATAAGTCTGCACAAGATTAAAATAGGTTTTTAACAATACTGCCATCTTGTCACGATTCGAAGATTGACCACCCCCCTCAGGATCATCTTCTATCGGACTCTTGGGAGACATGAAATAAATCTTTTGCTGTTTTTTTTGAAGATTCTTGTATTCATCAAGCAACGGAATCGCCTGTAATAAGTAAAAACTAAATTGTTCTACATCCCTTACCTTTTCCATATCTCGTACTTTACTCTCAATATCTTCCAATACCTCTGTCGAAGTATTCTGCTGGTCTTTGACAGTCGCATAAAGATCTTTCCAATGCGTATATTCCCGGTTGGCATCCTCATCCCGCTCCGGTGTTTCCCCGTTATTATACTTGATAGATAAAAAATTATGAATCCATAGAATATCGATATTATTCATCACGTCCCACCGGTTTTTGTACCCCAAGATGGATACCTTTAAATCATTGTCACTCTTTTTGCTTGAAATACATGTTTTTTTTAATTTTCTTTTCATCATAATGTCTTGAAAATATATGAATTCTTCGTATATCTTTTCTAAAGTCAATTATTACCTTACAATTGATAAATTGTTTAAGAATTCCGCTTGCGGCACTAATATTGGAAGTTACAAAGGGTTCAGTGGTTTTGAACGCATCTTTTTCATCTCTTGTGTTTTGGAAATACAAATTGGACCATCGCAGAGTACCAACCGTTACTTTGGTGTTTTTATTGATAATGGTGATCCAAAAATTGGACGTGTAATAATTATTTGTGCTTGTTTTAGAAATATAAAGACTTGCTAAAAAATCATTACTCATTGATTTACAATCGATTAAATTGTAGTAATTTAGATTGGCATTTTTAGGACAATTATCTTTAATCTCACCAATACATAAATCGTTATGATTGTATTCAAATAATTGATATTGTTTTTTTTCACAAAAAGTGTAAAGTGAAATTAGAATGGTATAAATTAGGACGATGACGAATAAAATCCAAAAAAATATCATTTATTCAACGAGAATTAAAAATTTGCATCAATGATTTATTTTGCGGGTGATCAGAAAAAATATGAATCTTTCTAACATCATTTTCAAAGTCCGTGATAATTTTACAATTTTGTAGTTTGTTCAATAAACCACTTGCAGCACTCACATAGGATTTTAAATACGGGACATTCGTTTTAATTTTGTCTGGAGTTTTACTGTCTTGATAATATAAATAAGACCATCTTACTGTTCCGACTGTAATATTCGTTTTTTGATCCAAAATTGTAATCCAGTAATTTTCAGTATAATAATTGTTTTTACTTGCTTCTGATATCGAAATGCTACTGAGATAATGATTATTCATTGTTTTCCATTGTATCATGGAATAAAAATTTCCATTTGCATTGTTGGGACAATTATCCTTTATATTACCTAAACATAGGTCATTATAGTTATATTCGAAAAGTTCATATTGCTTTCCTTGGATTTCAAAAATGAAAAATGAAAGTATGATCAGGTAAATAATAATGATAATCAAGAAAATCCATTCGATCATGTTTATCCAATGAAAAAATAATTTTAATAAAAAAAATTATTCTCCGGATTGTTTAAAAAATAACAACCCCCACAGCATGAGTTACGACACATCGACGGAAAACAGTTCCGTTTACGCGGACATGAATAACTATTCCCTCGTGAACAGCACCCCTTCTTATCACACGCTTGGTAATTATTATACGAACATCAATTGCCCCTACCAAAATACTCCCGGACATTGTCTCGTGAGACCCATCGTAATTTCCCCTGCCTTTGGTGGCGTGGCCTACAACATTCCCGGTTTCAATGTGAATTCAGCGGCACCCAACACACCCCTCTCCGATTCCAATTATTTCAATATTAGCAATGCGTATCCTCAGTTTTGCAAGACCAATCTGGTCAATTCTACGTACAGTTAAATAAACGACATGTTCTACCAATACATGGGTCCGTAATCACAAATCATTTCTTCTCCCGGTAAGAGAGCGTGCAACGTTTCCAGATACATCTTTTTCCCATACTGTTGGAATCGTACATTGATTTTCTGGCGTTGTGCCGGCGTTCTGGCACCGTTGACGAAACGCGTCCAATTGCTTTTCTGTAAATCCTCCGCATCCACCGCATGAATAATTTCTCCCTTATTATTATTGATAGCAAACAGATAATCATTGTCGGCATGATATTTATCCACCTCCTCCAACGATACTTTTTTTCCCTTGTATTCATCCATGACCATACCTGCTGGAATGTAATCGGTGGCAAATACGCCTTTACCGGCGTTGCGAATCGTTGACTTTTTGATTTCCATAAAAGGACGCTGAAAGTCTTTCGGTGGCAACATTTTTTTTTATTCATTGCTGAAATAAAAAAAAAAATAAATGACCATCACCACAGATACCACATTCCCATTTTCTATTGCCATCATGGCCGGTGGAAAGGGAAAGCGTATGCGTAGCACGCTCCCCAAATTTCTACACAAGATTCACGGAAAAGAAATGTTGGTTCATATTTTGAACGCCATTGCCCCTCTCGGTGCCTCCAAGATTTACATTATTGTGAATCCCGAGGTAGAATTTCTCTGTCGTTATCTCCAAACTGATCTTTTTTCGACACTTCCTATCGAGTTTATTCATCAGTCATCACCCCTTGGTACGGGTCATGCACTCCAATGTCTCGTAGAATCCAAAAAATCCTTTTTCGAAAAAAAAGAACGACTCGTTGTACTGAATGCCGATATGCCCTATCTTCAGACTTTTCTGCTTCAAAAGATGATCGATTCATGGGACGAAAACAACGATGCCATGCTTCTCGCGGCGCGTCTCTCCCCTTCTAATTCCAAAGGATATGGAAGGATTTTGCTACGACAGGATCATCTTCTGGATCATATCGAGGAAGACAAAGATTGCAAAGATCCTACCAATTCTCTGTGCAATATGGGTCTCTATTCCTTTTCTGTGGAGAATTTGGTCAAGGCTGTCTCACAGCTTACCAATAATAATGCAGCAGGTGAATATTATTTGACTCAGGTCTTTGATTTTTTGGACAGGACCTATGTGATCATTTTGGACGAAAAGGAAGCCGTGTATCTGCGAGGTGTCAATTCTCCAGAAGAACTGGCAACCCTTGAATCCGAAATGAATCTCTGATATTCTCTCTTTCTTTTTTTTTTTTGACCTGACGAATGAGTGGACAACCACCTCTCGCCGAAAAAAATTTACAGAATTTTGAACGAGATTCTTACGTAAATGGGAACTGAATTCCCAACAAATTCATTGTATCCAAGATATACTTGAGACATCTAATCGACCAATGTATGCTCCAGCCTTGGGAAGACCCAAAAATTGATTGGGATTATTTTCATCATAGAGATTTAACGAGGAATTGGTCAAGTCTTTTCTGTTGCCTTTAACGATGAAGCGACGTTGTGTGTATCCAGAACGTATCAAAGAGATCATCGATGAATCGCATACAATAAAAGTTGTTTCTGCGCCTGATTTCGATTGGGGATGATTTCTTTCTCGAGACGCGCATTGACATGATTATGCAACTGGCTGATCCATGCTTGTAGGCGCGAACGAGAGTTTATAGCCAAGGAAATTGGATCTCTCTGAAGCCATTGGGCGTAATGTTGACGGCATATTTTACAGGGAAGCACATAGACCAAAGCATCAAAGAACTGACGATACTGTTCCTTTTGAGCGTGGGTAGGACGGAGTGGGAAAGTATTGGCGACACTGTGTAGAAAAACCCAGGCATGGGGACCCCATATGCGGGTGTAACGCCAAACACGTTCATCGATCGTGCCAAACAGCTTTTTTTCTTGCTGACACCGACGAAGGATTTTTTCATCCACCTCCTCACATGAGCGTCCTACGGCACCGGGCTCTAAAATGCCTTTCTGGACCAGAAAAAGATATAGACGATGAATCCATTGGCGCATTTTCTCTCGACTCTGTATGACCGGAGAGGTCATTGGTCTTGTTTCCAGAAAGTCATGATAATATCGCCGACAACGTACACAGGGAAGAACGTTTTCCAATAGAATAAAAAATCGTCGGTAATGATACTGTTGTACGGCGGAAGGAGAGGAGTCGGGATAAGTATTGATGATACAATGTATAAACACCATGACATGAGGCATCCAGATCTCAGAAAGTCTCCACGTTTGTGCTTTGTTATGAATGACATCTTTCACGTCATGCATTTTTATTCATTTCTTCTGTTTTTTTTTTCAAATGAAAAAAAAATCTAATTTCCTCCCACCAGGGATCTGAGGCATGACATTACTATGAAATGGAGGTGTTGGTTGTTTTCGACGTCGAATCACAAGGGTTTTCATTTTCAAACAAGAAGGCTACGTAGAGACTGTTGGAATGGAAAAAAGAAATTTCATGATCGCAGCGTTTCGGATAGGAATGATACATTGGCAGACGATTTTTTAAACAGTCCTTGAAGAGGGATACCATAAAGTCCTCTTAACGACGCGATCGTTGACGAGGTGTTTCCCATGGTCGTGGATGTAACAAAAGGGTATCCGAGGATTTCTTGATAAATTCTTGTTTCCGTAGCTGCGCCTGTTCGATGCTTGCCAGTAAATGTCAAACACCTGGCGGTCATACCGCCTGGTTGGCTGTCCTTTTCATGAAAAACATGTTTTTTTTTTTGGTAAGCGATCCCAAAAAAAAAAGTCTTTGATAATTTTTAATTTTTTTTAAAAATCCAAACACTTTCTATTTTTGATTTTTGGGTCAAAATCAAAACAACCTCCAGTAACTCCTATCTTTGCTTGTCTTCTTATCTTGTCTTACCACCAGGCGGTCATACCGCCTGGTTGGCTGTCCTTTCCATGAAAAACATGTTTTTTTTTTGTAAGCGATCCCAAAAAAAAAAAGTCTTTGATAATTTTTAATTTTTTTTAAAAATCCAAACACTTTCTATTTTTGATTTTTGGATCAAAATCAAAACAACCCCCAGTAACTCCTATCTTTGCTTGTCTTCTTATCTTGTCTACCACCAGGCGGTATGACCGCCTGGTTGGCTGTCCTTTCCATGAAAAACATGTTTTTTTTTTGTAAGCGATCCCAAAAAAAAAAGTCTTTGATAATTTTTAATTTTTTAAAAATCCAAACACTTTCTATTTTTGATTTTTGGGTCAAAATCAAAACAACCCCCGGTCACTCCTATCTTTGCTTGTCTTCTTATCTTGTCTACCACCAGGCGGTATGACCGCCTGGTTGGCTGTCCTTTCCATGAAAAACATGTATTTTTTTGGTAAGCGATCCCAAAAAAAAAGTCTTTGATAATTTTTAATTTTTTTTTTTAAATCCAAACACTTTCTATTTTTGATTTTTGGATCAAAATCAAAACAACCTCCAGTAACTCCTATCTTTGCTTGTCTTCTTATCTTGTCTTACCACCAGGCGGTCATACCGCCTGGTTGGCTGTCCTTTCCATGAAAAACATGTTTTTTTTTGTAAGCGATCCCAAAAAAAAAGTCTTTGATAATTTTTAATTTTTTTTTTAAAATCCAAACACTTTCTATTTTTGATTTTTGGATCAAAATCAAAACAACCTCCAGTAACTCCTATCTTTGCTTGTCTTCTTATCTTGTCTACCACCAGGCGGTCATACCGCCTGGTTGGCTGTGCTTTCCATGAAAAACATGATTTTTTT